TTAAAAAATCTAAAGATTGTGTATCCATCGGCCTTCTCCTTTATTACATCTTCTGCTGCTACTTTACTTCTAGCATACGGACTTGCCATTTCCCAAGCACTACTGGTACTTGCAAACAGCATATGACCAGTTTCAACTCTATCCAGCATGTTTGCAGTACCCATTATATTTACTCGATAGTATTCGGTGGGTTCTCGTAAACTATCAGGTACTACACTTCTGCCAGCAAGATGTACGACAGCGTCATAACTGCCGTACACCCACTTTGTAATATCGTATGAAGTGTAGTTGTCACAGTAAGCAAGAATATCATTGTATTCGCTGTGGATATTAATATCCCAAGCATCTACATAATGTCCGTGTTCTTTTAGAATTTTACAAACATGACTACCGATGTATCCGGTTGCGCCTGTGACCAATACTTTCAATACTTCTTCTCCGCTACATGGTCTCTATAACGATTGCTGTCTCTACGCCACTGTTCGCCGTTGCCTTGCATGATGTCAATGTAACGATCAACAGTAGCATCGGTCCAGTCGCTAATTTTACCAATGTCTTTGTGAGGACCCTTCAGTAAATTTGACAACTTATGAACAGCATCTTCCTTGCTCCACGGAACATACATTCTCGTATGATCATTTGCAAAGATCTCAGGGAAACTGCGATATGCAGGAAATAGAACGTTGCAACCCAATGCATCTGCTTCACTAACAGTGTTACTGGTCCAATCTTGTAACGCACAGTTAAACAACACACGACTATTGTTTAGAATATCGTAGTATTCGTTCTTTTTAAGATTTTCATAAATCTTTAGTTTGCCTGCTGATTCTAATGCTCTTGCACGTTCGATATAGCGAGGATTGTTTGAACGTAACGGGCCACCTTGTAAAATAGCAAATTCTGTGTCGTCTGCATGATTATAATTTTCAATCAGATCCATAAAAAAGTCGGGTTGTTTTTCTTGATCCCAACGTGCAGCAAATACAACACGATTAGGTCTTTGATAAAACGGAGTAATAGTATCGACTCTGCTTTGTACTTCTGCTTTGCCAAATGCAAGTCCGCTAACGTTATAAAGTGGCGCACGCCAATTAGCAATTTTCATATGAGCAACCATTTCTTCGTTACTAGCAAGAACACCAGTAACAAATTCGTTGGTCATTTCTTCGTACAAACTCATCCAACGGCTCATACCCCAAACGTGTACAAAGTCGTCAGGATCAACTGCTTGTGCTAGACAACGTACCCAAACCTTTGGACGTTGTTCTGCAGGAATCTGATCCATAATGTACGGAAGCGATTCGATACCGGGTTGAAACATGTCTTCAAAGAAAACTGCGTCTTCACCAGTTACTTCACCATTACGCATCATCTGTACTAGATTCATCATCTGACTCATACTGAAATATGAACGTCCGTGTGCATCTAGAACTTGACCTACTTGGATAGACTTAGTGTTATCAATGGTGACACCGGGCACCGAGATATACTCAATGCCACGGCGTTCAAACACTGTACGGCTCCAGTCTTCTAACTGAAGTGTGTATCTACCCTCATAGGGCTCTAGCCCCATGTAGAATAGTTTACGCATTTCTTACCTTCTTATAGTTGTTACGTGCTTTTGCTCGTTGCCAACCACGCCACTTTACAAAAGCAGTCCATACACGAGACTTTTCGTTGTATAGATTTGCTTCATTCCATTCCCAGAAATCGCCTTTGTAATCGAGTTCAGTGCGACAAAAATCGCGGAACTCTTCGAGGTCGTTGAAGACTTTATTTACTACCGGATTGGTAATAGCCATTTAGTTTAGTTTCCTTTGTTTGAGTTGTTAGGATAAAAGATTAGTGAGCCATTTTCTCCATCTTCGGAGACTTCGATTTCTACAAAGCGGCCCGGGTACCTTGCAGAAATTTCTTGATACAAGTCGTCGCTGATCATTTCGCAACTCTTGTGATTTAGTTCTAAAATATCTTCATTGTAAAGTTTTTCAAGCCAGCGTTTGAACTGGATGAATTCGATGTCTCTATCATCGTGAAACACTTCAATACGAACTTTAAAGTGGAAGATATGACGATGAGGAACACCTAGGAAACTCACATCGTCCCAGTCGCCAGTTTTAAGACGGGGGTCTGTTGCAGCGGCAGGATAAAGATGCACGCCTTCTTTACGAAAGGTTACCCAAATACTTTTAGATGCTGATGTCATACGTTGTTCTTTTTCTTTTCTTAGGAAATAGTTGTGCAATGCTTCTTGCGTTTCGTTGTCTGTGTTCATAATATATAACTACTTTTATTTGTTGTCAACGAATAATTGTGTCTTTTGTGTACTTTGACCAGTCGGTAAAAGTATCACGATTGGTTAAATCGCTTACAGAATGAACCCAAACGCCTGGGTTAGTAGAACGAAAATCACGATCGTCCAACTTAATGCAGGCGTTATAACCAAGTTGACGAATGTACGGAAGTTTAACACTGATCATACTAATAAAGCGATCGTATTCGCTCCATCCTGCTTCAAGAACACCTTCGTGATATTTTAAGTCATAGTCTAGTGTAACCCAATAATCTTCTTTTAGCATAAATGCAATAGGATCATGCCATGCCATATATTGATCATATTCAGGTTGAGTTTGGTCAATGCTAAAACTCATGTTAGCACCAAAGTAGATATGATCAACTTTGTTTTTCTTGGCTAGTTTTAGAATTTCTTCTGCTGGTTGTAAACCAACAACAAACAGTGTTTTCATTCCGTGAGCCGAAGTATGTTCGACCTCAGTACCAACAAAGAAGTTTGGCTGTTCGCTTTTTACACCAGTGCTATAATTTCGTTTCATGATTTCCTGACCTGATAAATTTCATTCCACACTTGCCAACGTTTTTTGACATAATCGTTGACTTCGTTGTGTGGATAGTTGTTTTGCTTCATACTTGCTATTATACGATCTAAATCGCATAATGCAAGATCTAATGCTTCTAATCTTAACTTTTTTTCAAGCGGATCCATTTAGAGTTGCTTTCGCACTTAGTTTACTTTCGATTCTATGTATTTCGTCTTTGAGCCATAACTTCTGTGTTTTTAACTTATAAACTTCAGGGCTGACGTTTTGATTATTAAAAGTTTCCGAAATGTAAGTGTCTAGTTCTCTGTGTTTTCTTTTTAGTTCTTCAAGATGTGCATTTAGTTTTTCGTCATCGTTGTTGCTCATTTATACTTCCTCAAAAAGATTATTAAACATTGTACTAGCATTTACAGTTTTCTTACCAACATTAAGTCTAGTACCAATTACTTGCATCCAATATCTGCTGTACTTTTCGATTGCTTCAAGACTTTTGGTGCGATCTTTTAAACTAAAAATTTCGTCAACCACATCTCTAAAAGTTATACGATCAAATCTGTCATCTATAAGCATATATGGATATATTCCGCTATCATACATTCTATTTGCTCGTTGTGTACTTTCAATATGCATCCAAACATTGTGACCCATTTGCAGTGCATACGAAAAACTATCCCAACTAGTTCTACCTTCTTTACCTATTTTATTTAGGTCGCCGGGCTTGTAAATACAAATATCTTTCATTTGACAATGCATGGATATTGGTGAATCCTCAAATGCATCCACAATGCCATCCTGCACAATACCTTGACTAAACAGTCTTGTATCAGTGGAATACTTTTTATCATCAGCACTAGGACTCATCATGTAACTCCACTTGCCACGGTCTTCAATTCTTATACTATGATAAACCTGTCCATTAGCAGTTGCAAGGAAAGGACTTGCACAGTCATATGTAATCATAAAGTTTGGATTATGATACTTACGAACAGCACGTTGAATGTCAGTTAACAGCACTGCCCATTCGAGTTTGCTTGTGCCAAGGAAGTGCATAACATCGTGCATACCTGTTTCTAGCAAGCCATCGTGTATCATTGCAACAATACGACGAAGTATCAAGTGTACATCGCACATGTTCTGTCCACCCATAGCCCAACCATTAAAGTGAGTCTCTGGATATTGTTTTGGATCACAGTAGCCTTTGAATTCTTCGTACCACTCATCTGCTTCTTGATGATTGCCACCTTGAAGAACGTTTAGTACTTTGAAGTTACCGCGGCGATTTGCCATGTAATATTTTGCATTGATATGAGTTGCATCAACTGCATCTTGATATGTTTTAATACCTGATGCAGCACTGGCCTTTGGATCACGGAAAGTCCACGTTGGAATATCCAGCATCATGCCGTAGTCCATGTATTCTTCCATCCAGTTTACAACTAGTTCACGCTTCTTTTGTGCCTTAGGACAGTTTGGATCTGTCCAGTCACCTTCCCACAATCCTTTTGCAATTTGAAAACCACCCGAGTCGCCCAGCAACCAACTGTTGTTCCTATCACGGTTACGTAGCATATCTTCTTTTTCACTGAACTTATTAACGTCAAGTTCGGCATGACCTGCACTATAGAGCGCCCATTTGTAATGGAACGCTCCTTTGTTTGAGTTTAAGAAATTTAACGCTTCTACTTCACCAATACCTGCAGGAACACGATTAAGATCTACATATTCGCTGTATCGTTGTTTACCTATGAATGTAGCATAAAAGCCACTGATACTAGGCAAAAACACTGCATAATCATTTTGTGCCTCGGTTAAATTGCTATTCATTTAAACTTTAAGTCTTTCAATAAGTCGGTTAGTTCTGTAGTGCTATACGCAGTGTTGGGCCAAGAAGTAGTGCCGCTGGTAGTACTGATGTTAGGCGAATAGACCCGGGTTGAATTTGTACCAACGTAATCTTTGTAGTGGTCTCTGTAATTGTCTTTATATGCACGATTGTTTTGTAGTTCTCTCATCATACTTTCAAGATTTTGTACTTTTTTAAGCAATGATTCGAACGGGCCTTCTAGTCTTTCATCTTCGTTGAGTTCTTGTGCGTGAACAATTGCAGCAACCATCATAAAGTTACGCAATGCTTTTTTTACACTTGGATTATCTGACGCAAGTGCTGCGTCAAACATTTGTGCAAATTCTTCAATATTAAACTGTTCCATGTTTTATTCCCCATTTAATTTTTAACCAAATTCTTTCAAACGCATAATGAACCGAAGTCAAAATAATATGTATTGCAATAGCATCTGCAATACCAGTCCACAATGCAGTAATTAATAACGCAATTAGTCTGTATAATATTGTTCTAACTAAGGTTCGTGTATGAGTTTCCATTATTTTTGTTGTGCTGGAAGAATATACTCGTACTTGGCTAGTCCGCTGTCTACTGTAATTTTCATTGCACCTTGATCAGTGATACTTAGTTTTTTGTCGCCGTCGAGATGCAGAATTGCCAGAGTCTTGTCAATTGGCCAAGCCCACGTGTGTTTCAGTGTTCCTGTTACACTGTGCTGGAAAGTAAAACTACCAGCGTGTGTATTTAGATCACCAAAGTAGAAGTTCAAATTTCCGTTTTCAGTTTTAACTTGGAATACAGTTTCTTCGCTGTGAGCACCAGCCATCAGTTTCATACGGGCAATTGCAGCCATAGATGGTTCAATTTCGATGTCCCAAGATGATCCTTTAAATTTTACTGATTTGAGTTTTTCTTCGATAATTGCTCGGTTCATAAAGCGATAATCATTCTGGAAGTCACCGCCAGCATTTTTAAAGTGAATCTGTGTAGGAATAGTCTCTCCATTGCGCTCTTCTTGTTTAATAACAATTGTAGCCTTTTCTTTGTATTCCGGATTCTTCAAGTGGTAAGCAAGTTTGCCAAGATCTGGCATACCAAATACGCCAGTAAACTCGGCAACTGGCTTGTGTGTTGTGCCTGTTAAAATAACAGATCTATCTTCTGCCATGGACTCAATTGTAGTAGCAGATTCTGCTGTCACTTTAAGTGTAGCAATAAAGCCTAGTGAATGTGTATGCGATACGATGTCTTGTAAAATGTCTTTCATATTTTTCTCCAATGATTGTTTTTATTGTATAGTATAAGCCTTTGTAAGTCAACTCTTTTTTCTAATAGAATTGTTAGATTCAACTGCTGCTTCTAGTGTATTTAGATTTATGTTTGCATTTGCTGCTGTTTTTAGAAGTGCTTGAGTGTCTTTAGGTAAACACATTCCGCCCCAACCTCTTGTCTCTTTTTCTATAAATGTATGGCTTTCACCTATACGACTGTCAACACCGACTCCCCAACGCACACAGTCATAGTTTAATCCTAGTGTTTCGCAAAAATTGTACATTTCGTTAAAGAAACTACACTTGGTAGCAAGAAATGCATTTCTAAAATACTTGATTGCAATAGCATCTTGTGGTGTACAAAGAGAAATTTTTATTTCTGGATAGGTATAGGAATAAAAATCTCTCCAATAATCGGTGTTTCCGCCTGCTAAAAAGATGTGTTTTAGATTTCTCAAATCCTCATCTGCTGCACTAGCCCGTAAAAATTCAGGACTAAATGTAACAGAATGTTCTGGAAAATCTCTCTCGATGTCTTTCCACCCATCTAAGGATATTGTACTTTTAACTAGTATAGGAATGTGTTTAGGAAGTGTACCGATAACATGATGTACAATACTCATATCGCAACTTCCGTCATCAGTTGAAGGAGTAGGAACACAAACAATTGCAGCATGTAGATTTTTAATATCTTCGACACGAGTATTGTTAAAATTAGGATCTACTATAGTAATTTCGTGATATAAATTAAATGCATTGTAATAGGCTTTACCTACAAAGCCGTAACCAAGTAATGCTATCATGCTGCTATCCTTGCTTCTTGATAAAATTGTAATGTTTCAAAAGTAAATCTCCAGTCAGTTACTTCGATACCAACGCCTCTATTGCGTTTTTTAATCTCTTGTGCTAGTGGATAATCGTTTCCGTCTTCGGACATCTTATCTCCAAAAAAGTAAAGTCTATCCCCGCTTTTAAAATGTTCTAGTATTTGACTTTTATCTTTGCCTTTTTCGTAAATGTCAATGCCAGTTTCGCCACCAATACGTGCTTCAAGGTCTTTGAAGGTTGAATTAAATCCATCAACTAGTTTTTTTCTTTCCTGATCTAATTCGTCAAATTCAACATATAGACGACGTTCTTTTAACGTAGCATTTCTTCCTACAACACTAAAGTTGACTGCACCACCACGTTCTTCGATATGGTTACCTGTGCGTAAAACAAACTTACTTTGTTTTAATTTGCCTTCTAACCAGTGACGTGCGAGATCTGGTAATTGCCAAGTTGATTGTTTTACAACATTGCCTTTGACTCTTACTTCATTGCCACTGCAATTAAAAATAATACTAACAGCGTTTACAATACGTTCGTTGAGTTGCTCAACGGTTTTGCTATAATCGCTACCAGTTACTAGATATACAGAATTTTGTTGACAAAACAACAAAAAGAAATCAGCAAACTCAGGATTTATCTTTCCTCTACTAGGAGTAAGGGTTCCGTCTACATCAAAGATAAATTTATTCATATGCTTTTAGATTCCTTTTCTGCGTCAACTACTCTTCGACGTAAATCGCTACTGCTAAATCTGTGATCACGTTTGTTAAAATGTAACTCAATGCCACGTTTACGACATACGTCTTTGCCAGAAAAATCCTTTTCGCGATATTCTTCACCTAGAAATCGTATGTCAATTTCAAACAGTTCTAGTATATCCACTACATCTTGTTCTGTTTGATATGGAACAATTTCGTCTATAAACTTAACAGCATTTAGTTGAGCATAGCGTTCTACCAATGTTTGAACTGGTTTGTTTTTTTCTGTAGGGCGGTCTATTGTGGGATCTGTTTGCAAGCCTACAATTAAATAATCGCAGTTTGCTTTGGCTTCTCGTAACATACCAATGTGTCCGGCATGTAACAGATCAAAGGTGCTAAAAGTTATTCCTACTTTCATGTATTAACTCCAATCAAAAAGTGAATTAAACGTAGTATTTTGTTTAGTGCTTTCTAAATCATAATCTAGAACGCCGATAAGATTGTCAAGTTTGTTATCAATGATAACTTCTTCCATACTGTTATCATCAAATGGCAATTCTTTAAACCACTGCGGAAGTCTTAATTCGTCTACTGGATATGCTACACTAGTATACCCAAGTGGATTTTGTCTTACCTTACAAACAATAACTTTCATGCCGTCCACAATCTCTTGACTGTATCTGTCGCCGTTCATGCGCTTTAGTGTATTCCAGTTAATGCTTGCACGAACGTGACCTGGCATATTTGCTTTTCCAAGTTTTGCTTCTTCTCGCTGATATGCTTGAATATTATTGGCACGTTTTGGCGAGCCTTTTTCATATCCAGGACGTTCTTTAAATGCACGTCTAAAGTTTGTAATAGCCTCGAGTATGTCACTTTCCGGTTTCTTTAACAACACCATAGTAAGCAATTCGCTGAGAAACTCTTGCATAAACACAGGAGTATCACTGCGCTTTAGATCAAGACCCATTGCTTTAATCTTACCAGGTTTGCCGTCGACGTCTTTGCGTTTGTTTTCTTCATCATATACAAGAACTGCATAACGTTTCTTGGTAATAAACAATCCAGTTTCGCCTACAATTTCACGTCCTGCTTTGATTACTTCTGCACGGTTCTTTGGGCAATGAAACGCACTGCCCATAAATTCGCCGAAGGTTTTATTTGCTTCTTCGGAAACTTGATCATACAATGTAATAACATTTTCTTTACTCCATGGTATGTGTCCGTCGTTGATGTCTTTTTGCAGTGTAGAGAATGCACTAAAGTATACAGAGTCAGTATCACCGTAAATTATTGCCTTACCGACATGATCGTATTCGCCAGTGATAATTTCATTTACTTTACTAGCCATGTGCTTGGCAATCTGTCTACCAGTTAGTGTAGTGCTTTGTCCAATGCGTTTGTCGAAAAACCTGCAACCTGGATTAAGAATAGCACCATACAAACTGTTAAGGTTAATCTTCTTAACCAACTGACGCTTGTCCCAGAACGAAATTTCAGTTTCGTTTCCTGCATCCTTTGCTTTTTTAAGCATTGCCTGTAGTTCTTTACGTTCTTTGTACCAACGTGCCAGTAGTCCGGGAATAACAGATTCGAACTCATGTGTAAAGATAGTACCGTTAGCACTGATCATCCAAGGCATGTTGCTGTCAAACATTAGTTTATAAAGTTCAGCACCGCTTAACACGTCAGTACGACCATCTTCCCAATCAACTGTGATGGTCTTGTCTCTGCGTTGTTCCATTACCCAAGTGTATTCAAATGTGCCAAACAGGCCTTCCCACGCTGCGGCAAATGATTTTTTATGCAGTGTCATCTGCTCGTGGATATATTGATCAGTGTATTCTGGGCGTAACTGTCCAACAATACTTTCTGGAGCCATGTTTAATGCTCTAATTACTGAAGGATACAGACTGTTCAAGTCCATACTTCCAACCCACTGATGCAATCCTTTTTTGGGATATGCAACATATGCACCTGCTGCTTGTGTGTTGCCGCCGTGGTCACGTCTATTCGGAACCTGCATACCTCTACGGTGTGCTTCGTTGATAATTGCTTGTTCTGTAACAGCAACCGCACCCATAATAGTTTGCAACAGAACAGTGTTGTCGTGAGCAATCTCATTTGCTAGATCAATAAAGCGTAGTTTTTTGTCTAGTTTATCAAGTAGTGCAACGTCCTGTCTGTTATATTCTATAAAGGTTCTAAAGTCGTTATTGTAAAGTTGATCTAGTGTGCCTTCGTATTGTGTCTTGCGTTCATCTAGTTCGTACTCGCCAATTGCATCAAGTCTATAACTATGACGTTCTTCGTAAGTGTACTTACGATACAATTCTAGAGAGTCAATATGTACACGACCTACAAAGTCAAATGTCTCAGAAGTCTTGCCGTACTTTTCGTATTCGCGCTTCTTGGGATATTGATCCCATAAGCAAAAACGTCTAGTATCGTTTTTACTCAACACTCTAGCAACTCTATTGACAGTGTACGGAACGTCATATCCTTCACTGTTCCAACCACTTAGAATATCTGCATCTTGTATCAAGTCAAGAAATGTATCCAACATGTCTGCTTCTTTTTCAAAAAGAATACAGTTCTCGCCCCACTCTACACAATGTTCACGGGCTTGCTCCATTGTTAGTGTCTTTGGTGGAACTGCTAGTGTTATAAGTGCATCCACCCACTGTAAACAAACAGTGATTGCAGTAATTGGCATAAACGGATCGCTAGTAGGAGCAAATCCACGTTCTGGATCAAAGTCGGTCTCGATATCCCAAAATGCTACGTTTAGTTTAGGAGCATCTTGATTTTCGTAGTTTTCACTTAGACACTGAAAGATAGGATTAATATCGCTTTCAAACAGATTCTTATTTTTATTAATTGCTAATTCTTTTCTGTAGTCTTTGGTATTTTTACAAACAATGCGACTTAGCGGATCGCCATATACACTTTTATACTTTCCTTTAGGATCTTCGTAATAGAAAGTATACTTTACTGGATACTCTTGTTGTATTCGTTTTCCGTCTTTACGTTCAATAACTCTAATAATATCAGAGTCTCTGTCAAACATTGCGTCGACATATGGCATTCATTTCTCCTTGTTGCTTCTTGGCCAACTAACCATCTACTTGCTCTTAAGTGAGCGACTCTATTCATTACTTATTGTGTTTTAACATGTACAGTGTAATTTTAGGATCATCTACTACTAGTAAATCGCTTGGGTATTTCCTATCAGGCCATGATCGTCCTACTGCTACAACATTAATCATTTTAGGATTAACTTTTTTAACTACTGCTATTTTAAGCCTGCTATGGTCGGGGTACACCACAGTGTCCCCGACATTAATGCTGTTTCCTAAAATATCTTTATGTATTATTTCCTCAGTCATCTTTATCATAACCGAGAGTAGCAACAATAGTTTCGAGATCTTCGAATTCGTCTGTGTGACGTGTCCAATCTCTTTTCATTGCAACTTTGATTGCTTTGTTAATCAAACTTGGTTTGACATTAAGTTCTTCTGCAACACTTTTAATAGTGTCTTTTAAGCCACCTTGCAAGTCGGCAATTTCTTGTAGGACGCTAACACCTTCCTTAACAAGACGATCCAATTTTGCTTTTTCTTCAGGCCCGTAGACTCTGTCACTCATGTAATACTCCTTTTTTAAAACTTTAACAATAAATTGCTTGTTTGTCAACAGGTTATTTTACAAATGCACCTATTCTTCCGTGTACATCTGGATATTCTTTATAGGTATATCCTTCGGGAGGCTCTGTGCTTTCGCCCTCCCACACTGGTATAAAATGAACAATATTGTTTTCAAAATCTTGATTATGTCTAAAATGAACTTCTATTAGTTTGCCGCCAATGTATTCGCAGTTAATCCATTCATACTTTTCTACAAACGGTTTTAGTACATTAGGTAATCTTATTCTGTCAGCAACACGAACCCAATGTTCCCAACGTGTAAATGTTGTGTCAGGTTTATGTCCTTCTACTGCTAAAACTTGTTTTCCTTGATAGTAGTCTATACTTAGATGTCTACCTTCAAACCATTCACACCAAAAATGTCCTACAGGTAAGTGAGTGGTATCACGTTCTAGATAAACTTTTTGTGTACCTAGTCCTAACCCTTGCATATTAACACAAGGCCGTACAATATAATGGCCCGGTAAAGTTACATCTAAACCTACCGGGCCGCAATTATAATCGAGTTTTTTTGAAAGTATAAGTTTATCTAGAACCCACATATCGTCCGGATCAATTGTTTTCCAAACTAGATTTTCTGCGTATTCCATTTTTACTTTTTAACGTGTTCGGGTTTACCTTTGTGCTTGGTTTTAGCATAGTCTTTTGCGTCTGCTTTGCTCATGCCTTTAGCAGCCTTTGCTACTTCTTTACTAGCAGGCTTTTCGCCCGATTTTGCAGCGTAAACCATGCCCATAAACTTTTGTTGTGCTTTTGACTTGGCTTTTTCCAGCAACGACTTGTATGCTGTTGCTTCTGATTCTTTCATTTTTAAAGTTTTTGATTCAGCAGTAATAGGACTCATTACTTTTTCATCATACTCTAGTGCATGATATACACTGCCGATATAGTCTGCTGCTTTGGTAATCTTGCTTTGCTGCCAACCTTCGAGGCCTTCTGCTTCACTGATGTTTTTTAGCAATTCGTGTAGTTTAATTGCATACTTTGCAATTTTATAAAGTTCAGCACGAGCCATTTGTACTTCGTGATCTTGTTCTGCTGCACCAGCAAGTTCAGCAAGACCTTCAATTAGTTTAGATTCTGCCATAGCAGGCTGTCCGGCCTTGTTTGCTCTTGCTACAAGACCCTTGATAATTTCTGGAGACATTCCAGTTTTTTGTGAAAGTTCTGCCATGTTCTTAGCACCAAACGGTGTGCCAAAGTTTTCCAAATGATCTGCTAGTCTTGCCATTGCGTTAGCAATCATATCGTTTGGTTCTTTTACTGCTAGTTGTTGCAGTTTACGGCCTAGTGCAGCATACTTCATATTTGGTTCCATTGGTATCTCCGAGATCTTTTATATATTTATCGTTTAATTGTTTTACCGCCGAACAAACTTACATCTTTCATATCCAATGCGTTGTCAGTTGGCTTTTGCATTTTTACTTTTGTTTTACTGTTTGCAACAGTTGCTACACCGCCTGCACTAGTACCGCCTGCTGTAGCAGTTTCGGCAATTTCTTCAGTAAATTTCTTAGTAATTTTAATATCGTCACGTCCAAAGGCAGTTACAAATGCTTGGAATTCTTTTGGACCCATAACAAATTCGTTTGCGTTTGGTTTAAAGTATTGCATCACACGATCGTTTCTACGTAGTGTGCTCATTAGTCTCGGACTGGTAACTGTAAAGTGTCTTGTAATCTTCTTTGCTGCTGGTTCAACTCGTGCGTCGGCACTACCCCATGATCCATCTGATCCTTTTTTCTTACCTTTTACAGTAATCTTATTGTCAACTTTGTCAGACTTTTCTTTTTCTTTATATTCTACTTTTACTTTACCATTACTGGCTTTTTCAATCTGTCCAAGAAATTCGCCAAAATACGAAAATCTGTTAGCCAGTCCTGGAGCATCGATGGATATTGTTACACCACGTGCTGCTGTAAATGTTTTGTCGGCAAGCATTTTTTTAATTGCATTAACCAAATCTTCCTTGCTTTTAAGATTGTAAAACTTCCATTTAGCATCGGCAAATTTTAAATCTGCTGCACTTGGAACAAAACCTGCATAACCTACCAAGTATGGGTTGTCATCACCACCACCTGCTGCGGCAATTGGCTTCTTAATGCCAAATCTCATAAAGATATTGCCGGCTGTTTTTTCTTTTTCTACTCTGTCTAGTTCTACAATCTGATTAACTTGCATTGTTATCCACCTACTAATTTACCGCGCAATGGGTGTTTTTGTGTTGGTCCCATAGTGGGATGTACTTTTTTAGGCATAGGATCGGATCCTTTTGCTTGGTCTGGTTTTTTCTTTTCGCGACCAACATCTACATTAAGTAAAGCAGTTTCTGTTATTTCAAAAACTTTCATTTTGCTTTCCTTAGACCTGCAATTTTTGCATTGATACCGTACTGTGCTAGTATTTGTTGTTTTGCTTCTTGAACATTACGTGCAGATACTTGAACAGGGATCCATTGACTATAGAACTTCTGTTGCACTTGTACGTTTGCAACAAAAATGGAAAACACCTGTGTATCTTTTAATTCACGTATTAGCATATTAATATTTATTCCAATCAAACGGTTTACGTTTTTTAGGAATTTCTTCAACTGCATGACCGCCCTGCATTGCTGCCCATTCACGTAAACTATATTTAGGCTCAACGGATTCATTTGGGTTACTAGTCCAAAATGCCTTCCCTTGACTAGTTTGACTGGTACTAGGTTTAATATCGTTGCCCATACTTTTCACAAATTTGTACATTGCAGTAGCTATTCCGTTGCGTTGATATTCATCATTAACACGCAAATTGCCGGCTACCAAATATGGATCAGCCTTTTTAAATCGTTTAAACAAACCAGAAGGTTCATCGTTTCCTATAACGATAAATCTCACATATCCAATAGACTTATTATCTATAAATGCTTCAACTTTTATTTGCGGAATCATATTACTAGGATAATGATTTGCAACTATTTTTACTTTGCCTATCTTAGTATCAACTACAGTTTCTTTATGAAAGTCTTTGTTTAATAATTCAGGATTTATGCTTTCAAAAAGTCCTATGTTAAACAAAACATTTGTGTTAGATTCATTTAGTTTAAAGAACGGACCTTGGATGATACTTTTGCTTTTTTCTTTTACTAATCCTCTATTGAGATTTTTCTTAAATTCATCTGTGATGTGTCTATTTCGCAGTCCTTGACTAAAGAACAAGTGCGTTTCTACAGGATTGTTCCCGAACACCTTTGCTATTGCTGCCATGCGATTTCTGCCTTCATGCCCTACTACTCTAGCAGGCATAGAAAAATCACCATTTTCCCACGATTCTGGTATTTCTATTCTAAGGAAAGGACTGCCGATAGTGCCGCCTTGTTCGAGATGTTGGGCTATTTTTTCAGAAGGTTCACCGTCTAATGGTGCTGCTAGATCTATAAAATGCTTAGGAGTCATAGTCACACGCAAACCTAAATAATCGACTTCTTGGTTGTTAGGAACAGCACCCCATCCATTTTTATTGTCAATTATATCTACATTGGTATTGACACCTTTTACAATACGATCGTCTTCTTTAAAAAACTCATTTTCTCTTATTGTAAGACGACCTTGCTTTGTTAAAAATTCTTGATATTTTGGATCAGAGTGTTTCATTACAAAATTTATAGAACTATCTTTGTTAAAATCGTTGAACGTATAAAAATTGGTACTTGGCCCAATAAACTGATATTCGTCGAAAGTTTTGTGATAAATTACAGAATCAATTCTTCTAAAAAATAATCCTCGGCCGTATCTAGATTGAGAAAATTTGTCAACTACGTAATATCGTTTTTCTATTTTAACAATATCGTTTATTTCAATATCTTCTCGCCAGTTTTCTGTATTTTCTTTGACTTGTTTCTTACTCTTGCTGTCTTCATAAACTGGATTGTTATTGTTTAACTTTGATTCTTTATAGTACGGATTTTTTGGATCAGTGTCTCCGGTAACATCTGGCCACCAATCTAACTCGAAACGTTTTCCATCAGCAAACATCTTCTTCATTGACTTGATGCGCTTTTCATATTCGGCTTTCGAAGGTTTAACATTGTTTTCAACAACGTCAAGCACATATTGTATAGTAACTGCATTGGCACTTAAACTTGCACATCTTGCACCCACTTCACCTTTTAGATGATCTATTAAAATACTTTCGCTGCTTTTTGCCAAGTCGTCGGAAAGATCATGCGGTACTCTCAAGTCAACATAGGAATAAACATAATCGTAGTGTGGTAGTGGTGACGAGTGTAGAATGTATTCGTCCAACACTTCGATTCTTTTAAATCCGTCTTTGTTATACCAAATTGCTCGTTTATGTGTTAATTCATCTGGATTTTTAAAAAACTTTACCAGTTGTTTTACATATCCGGCAGGTTCGTCATTTTTCCATTGAGATAAAACATTTAAAGATTCAGCAACTTTTTTTCCACGCTTATCGTTTACTTCAAACAGATCTTGTATTTTCATCATACACCATACTTGTTGCGTTTTGGTTTGGCAACTGGACTGTTTTTATTTGTACTGTCCATTTCTTTACTTTTTGTATCGCCGTTGTTTAAATCTTTATAATTTAAACCAATTACTTTATAACTTTGTTTAAGCATTTCGGCTTCGACTTCTGTGTACGGGTGTGCAGTTTTTTTCTTGCCTATCCAACTCATTGAATCCATATCTGGCGGAGTTTTTCCATCAGAACTTGCAAGGGCCATCATCAATCTGTACTGTCCGTAGTCACTACCAAATGTTCCTAAATTCGGACCATCATCATATGTATGCAAACCTGCGGTTGACTCTTGTTCTCGTTTTGATAGTTTACTTCCGGCGGCTTCACTGATTATATCATGTATTTTCATGTTAAACTCCGTACTTGTTGCGTTTTGGTTTTGAAACCGGGCTTGACTTATTTACGTCCGTGGTTTCTGTGCTTTTACTACTGGTGATTTGCACTGGTGTAACACCCATCAATCTTGAGGCCAAAGTAACAATTTCTTCTTCTTCTTTGGTGTACGCAACCTGTGTTAAATTTTCTGCATATTCAGATTCTTGCTCAAAGTCGTCATTGGTTAAATGACCATCTGCCATTGCTTTTGCGGCTGCAACTGCAACACCGTATCTGTACTGCATGTAAGGATCTGTATTTCTAAGTTGCTTTTGTATAAAGGTAGCAGGCATAGGATCTGTAATTCTAGCAGGAAGTTTTCTAGACTTGCCAGTAAGTTTTGGTTCGCGCTGTTGTTCGTTAATAATGTCTCTAATTTTCATTTTTTCTTACGCCCTCTAAAACCCGGCTTTGTATTTAGCGCACCTGTCATGTGTGGAAGATTAAACCATAATTCAAACCATTCTTTATCACCAGGCTTGATATTTTTTTCTCGTTCTATACGACGTTTTTCTGTTCCGGTTACAGAGATGTTTTCGTTGTAAGGAGTATATCCTTTAAACTCATTTATGCCTGCAAGACGTTTTAGATCATCGATATTCATTTTTACCTTCTTGCTCTTTTTCTTTCCACCAATTTAAAAAATTCATTGTTGGATTGCTTAGATACCAAGCAACATCTTTATATGTTTTAAATCTTGCTTGTAGCAATTCTTGTTTAATTTTTCCGTATTCTGGGTCACGCATTGCTCTTCTATCAGATGGTAAATTAATAAGTTCTTTTGATTTTTTACCGGCATACTTGCTTAAAAATTCTTGTAGGTTCAGCATATAGTAGAATGGTGTATCTACTATTACTTCGCCGTCCCATTCGCTTTGACTAGGAATACCTTGCTTATAACCTGCTAAGGCACGGTTAACTTCTTCACTAGCATCATAGTCTGTTGGCCGCGATAAAGTCGTTCGCGCACCGCCTCCTAGATCTTTTGGTTTATATTTGTCATTGTAGCCTTCAAAACTTCCTAAGTCTAGTATCTCTGGGTTCCAATATGCTTTAAATTTACCACCCGGTATCATAATAAAGTTTGTGCCATGAAATCCTGATATATTATCGGGTGTAGTAACCAACGCTTGTGTAGGGTGTTGTACACCTAAACCGTTGAAGATTTTTTGTTGAAAGAAGCTACTATTGCCTTTTACACCTTTGCGTTCTCCGCCTTCGTTATTAACTTTTATCATAAGATTTGTAGCGCCTCTGCTTCGAGATTCACCGCCCTCAAACATTCTATATAATATAGGAGTATTGCCTAGTTTATTACACATTTCAGCAGCAACTTTTACACGCTCAATAGCGTGATCTGTATCGTTAATAAATGTAACTTTTTCAGTAATCTCATTTACTTTCATTTCTTTTTAGCTCTTCCTGATTTCATATTGGCACACCAGTGGTACATCTTTCCACGTTCGCCGCCAGAATTCTTTGCACGTTTGCGTAATGCTGTTACACTGCCACTGCAACTAGCACCGGCACGTTTTACTCTACCAGGACGGCTTTTGCCTTTTATTTTACCATCTGCAAAGTTTTCGTTATATGCTTTGTCGGCGGCTGCTTTTGCACTTGCACCATCTGGGTGGCGTGGATTAATACTAACAACATCACCATTCATAAGGTCGCTTACACTAGCACTCTTTCCTACTTTGTCCAACAGTTGATGCAGTTTATCATTTGGGTCGTAGCCATTGGTTTCATATCCCATTTTGCCACGTACTTCTGTTCTTTTGCCTGTGTTTTTATCTAAAATATGCAATATTAACATATTGGCACGTTTGTCACGTTCCAGTTGTAACAAATAATTTTTGCTATCAGCAACATTTTCGTTTATATCTACGTCGGCACTTTTAAAAAATTCTGGATATTTTTTGTTGAACATTCGCATAATGATGCCGGCTTTTGTGTGTGCTTGGTTTTCTTCGGAACTACCAGTTTTGCCGCTGTCTTGATTTAGATCACCATCTAGCGATTGTTTAAAATGTACAAGTTCGTGTGCAAACGTTCTTAGTATGTCAATAGGATGACGATCCTTAATACCTAGATATATAGCACGGTCATCGTTTACAAAACGTCCAAACGATGGATAGTCTTGATGATCTAGGTACGGTTCTAGTTTAATTTCGGGTAACTTATTGAGATCCAACACTTTTACAGCAATTGGAAGAAACTTCTCAACAGCCGACATTAAATCATTTTTTTTTAGATCCAATGACTGATTTTCACTAACGGACTGGCTGATCCCCATTGCACTGCGAACAGCATCATACATCTGTTGAGCAAGTTTAGGATTTGGTACACCTTGTGTAAATGAATCAAAGTCGCCTGTTGCTGCTGCCGCTCGCATTTTACTAGCACTCATGCCTTCTGCACCATCGGCGTCAGGATCTCTTTCGCCAGCACTTACAACTGTAATGCTATCAAACTGAAATGGTACTTTTCCGCTCTTGTCTGGTTTTCCATTGTAGGTGTCGAACAGTTTCTGAAAACCATCTACTCTGTCGCTGCCTGCAACAAACACAACATCAGTGTAACCTAAACTTTGAATATATTCTAGTGCAACAACAGGTGTGTTAATGCCCTCACGACCGATTTCTATACCAGGAAAGAATGCCTTAGCAAACTTTAATTTTGTACCAAAGTCAAGTGGATCTTTTTTTTTATCTTGACTGTGACTTAAAAAAAGAAAATGATCGCCGGGTATGCTTTTGATTTTATCAACTAATTTAGCATGACCGATAGTTGGAGGATTCATTCTGCCAAATGCGAGAACTGCAACTTTACTACTTTGTTCAAACAGTTCTCTCAGTAGCATTAGTATTCTCCTTTTTTAAAGTTCTCAACTTCTGCTTCTAAAATTCTATTGATAATTTCAATTTTATCGTTATCGGCCAACAAGTCTTCCGGACGCTTTTTAATATTAAACTTTTTAACATACTTTTTAACAGCCGCATCAATAATCGGGATCATTTCTTTCTTAGAAAACTTACCACCGTTCTTAACTGCTTCTTGTACATTTAACATCATAGGATACATATGTCTTCTATAAAATGCAGGATCGTTACGCATAAAGACCATAAGGTCTTCGACCAAATCCCACGGAAGATTTTCGTTCATATCCATATTTGAAAAATCTGTTACTTTTACCATTTTCTACACGACCAATATCTTGCTTTTGTTCTAGGACCTGGGTTATCACAATTGTGTCTTGCTCTAAAACTACGACGACGAGCAGGATTTGATTTTTTAATTTTCATATTCGGATCGCCAAAGTTTACCTTTTTAATATTTCCTGTACCTGGGTTCTTAACATAAACCTTGAACTTTTTAACATCGCCACGCATGGGCTTGCCAAGCGGTACTTTACGTCCTTGATATTCTGCTTCATCTAGTACATCATCTTCGTTGAACCACATAACACCGTAGGCTTCGTAAAAGTCGTCGCCATCGTATGTTTCTTCTTCAACTACGTCACCTTCGGTTGAGATCTCAATATCAAAGTCTTCGAATCCCTGTTCAAACATATAATTTGCTAAACGATTAGCATATTCGTCTGATTCTTCTTCACTCAATTGTCGAGGCAACGGTATTTCGTAAACAGTAGTATCCTGACTGCTTTCATAAATTTCGTGACTGGGGAAAATACTTTCATCTAACTTTTTAGATGTTTGTTGCTTTTCCATAATTATTCTTACAAAATGTTCCATGTTTACCTCAGTGATTTAGTGTGATGCTGTTTATACTACCTTGAGTCCAAGAAGCAGTTGCTCGTACCCAAACATAATTTCCTATAAAATTCTTAATAGTTGTACTGGTTGTTGACCCAACCGCAGTGTATTCTGTAGTGGGTACTGTAAACCAGTCTGTTTCTACAGGTGATACTGCTAGTGTTGCTTGCATCTTAACAGTACCTATAAACCCTGCTACTGAATATTGAACAGTATGGTAACCATCTGTTTTACCGTAATAGCCGTCGGCCTTGTATTGTTCGCCGGTAACAGACTTGGTACCTGTACCGGAATATGCTTGATTTGATAAAATTGTTTCACTTGTAGACGACATATAACTATTTATCAATGTTTGCTTTATAGATTAACTTATCTATTCTGGTGATATTATCACCAACAATCATTTGCACCAGCATTACTACATGTTCATTACGTACATACATGTAAGTTCCTTGAATCCAGCGATATTCGTTTTCGTGATGATCTAATGCAACTTTGCCAATTGAAACATTTTTAGAATTTTTCTTAATCCAGTCGGCTAATATCTTACTGCCCGGTTTCTTTCCAAATGTCAATTTCCAAGGAAACTTTGGTTCTTGATTTACTAAGATAACATTTTGATTGTTGGTTAGAAAGTCAATTGCTGACTCAGAAGGTTCCCATATTTCGACGTTAACAGAAAGTTTTGATGATACTTTTTTTAATAAGTCGTGGTCGTTTGTGTAAATTATAAGTGTACGACTTTCACAACGAATCATATATTCGCCGGCATTTTTTAAACACTTGTATATGTGATAGGCTTCATCAACTTCGTGTGAATGTATAACTGTGGCTTTAGAAAATCTATTTCTAAGAGTTAAAATTTCATTGGATTTATTACGCTGAACAAATTCTTTTAAACGTTGTTCAGCGTAAGACAATTTACCATTACGTTGTAAATCTGTACGGAAAATACTTGTAAGTGTATTTGTAGTTTTTAACTTATACAAATATTTCCCGTAATGCAATCGCTTTGCTTCATGCAGTTTCAGATTGCTCATGTGTTTCAACTACTAATTTAATCTCGTTATCATTGATATCGATATGTACTTCGCCGCCATCTTTTAGGCTTCCAAACAACATAAGCCTTGAAAGAGGACGTTTAATATCTTTGTCAATCACACGTTGTAGCGGTCTTGCACCCATTTTAGGATCAAAGCCTTTGTCAACCAAGTAATCCAGTGCTTCGTCACTAACCGTAATTTTAACATTCTTGTCTTTGACTTGATCCATGAGTTCTTTCAAGAACTTTCCTACAATTTTCATCATAACAGGCTTGCTAAGTTTTGAGAATGTAATTACACCATCGAGACGATTTCTAAATTCCGGACTGAAGTACTTCTTTAGTTCGCCGTCTTCGTAATCTCTGTCAAGACTTTGACTAAAACCAATAGTATTTTTCTCTGCTTCTTTAGCACCAAGGTTAGTGGTTAGGATAAGAACGCAGTTACGAGCATCTGCTTCTTTGCCGTTGGACCCTGTGATTTTACCATTGTCCATCAACTGTAGAAGCACTGCACTAACATCAGGATGTGCTTTTTCAATTTCGTCTAGCAACAGTACACAGTTAGGATTCTCTTGTAGTTTGATGATGAGTTGTCCTGCATCATCTTCAAATCCAACGTAGCCCGGAGGTGCACCGATAAACTTTGCAATACTGTGCTTTTCTTGGTATTCACTCATATCAAAACGAATTAGTTTAACACCAAGGTGATGTGCAAGTTGTTTTGCTGTTTCAGTTTTACCAGTACCTGTTGGCCCCATAAACACAAACGAACCGATTGGTTTGTTTTCAGGTTTAAGTCCTGCTTGAGCAACAAGAATTTTGTCAACAATACTTTCAATTGCACTGTCTTGACCATAAACACTTGATTTTAGATTTGTTTCTAGATTGACAAGATTTTCTGTTTCGCGTTCGGCAATTTGATCTTCGGGAATCTTTACAAGTTTAGCAAGTTCGTACTGAATATTTTCAGCAGTTACAACCTTGTTGTCAACTTGATCCAGCACTTTGAATCTGCTACATGCAACGTCAATGAGATCGATTGCTTTATCAGGAAGTTTTTTATCTGCTTGATACTTGACTGAAAGTTTAACAGCGGCTTCGATTGCATCATCAGTGATTACTACACTATGATAATCCTCATAGTACTTGCGAATACCATCAAGAATTTTAACAGACATTTCTGGTGTAGGTTCATCAACATTTACACGCTGGAAACGACGCATAAGTGCGCGATCTTTTTCAAAATACTTGCGATACTCTTCCCAAGTAGTGCTTGCAACAACCTTAACGTTGCCTTTTGATAGGGCAGGTTTGAGCATGTTTGCAAGATCGTTAGCACTGTTTCCACTGCCAGCGCCTGCACCACTGATCATGTGTGCTTCATCAATAAACATAATGGTCTTGCCCTTTGTTTGTAGGGCTTGAAGAACAAGTTTAAAGCGTTCTTCAAAGTCGCCGCGGTACTTACTGCCGGCAAGCATACTACCAATGTCCAGTGCATAAACATTATAGTCTTGTAAAAACTTTGGTACTTGTTTGTTAACAATTTTCCAAGCAAGACCTTCTGCAATTGCAGTTTTACCTACACCAGGATCGCCAACCATTAGTACGTTTGACTTGGTTCTACGTCCAAGTGCAAGAGCAACTTGTTCTACTTCTTCTTCACGTCCAATAACAGGATCAATCTTGTTTTTCTTTACTTCGCTGTTCAAGTCTGTGGTAAAGGAACGAAGTGCCTTGTTAGCAACGCCTTGATTTTCCTGTTGTTCTTCTTCGTCAACCATGCTATCAAATTCAGTACTCATGTAAGTAACAAATTTGTCTTTTGAGATACCGGCTTGTTGTGTTACAAAGTATGCATACGAACGTTTTTCGTTTAGAATACTAACAAATACGTCACCAACGTCAATGTTATTACGTCCATTAAACAATACCTGTGTAAATGCTCTATTCAATACACGTTCAACAGTTTGTGTCTTTTTAGGCTTGTACCTTGTGCCTTCGATCTTAATCTCATCTAGTTTTGTCTTGAGATAGTTTTCAAGATTCTTTTTCATTAGTTCAGGGTCGGCACCAAACCCAATAATAACTTTTTCAAAGTGTTCTTCACACAGTATTGCATACAAAAGATGCTCAAGTGTAATGTACTCATGCTGTAGTTTTTTAGCATCGTTCATTGCTTTGTCAAAAACAACTTGTAGTACTTGGCTAGGTTCAACCATTTTTAATCCTTTTGATTCTGCGCTTTTCGGCCATTTTATATTTTAGTTTACTAACTCTGTCGATGTACTGAATACCATGTAAATGATCGTATTCATGTAAGAATATACGTGCATCTATATCATCAAACTTTGTTTCTACATGTATAACATTTTTAAAGTCACTTGTCAAGGTATCAAATTCAACAATGCAACTAATTGGACGTTTTACTTTTAAAAACAGCCCAGGATGACTTAAACAGCCTTCGGGTCCTTCTTCAGTTTCTTTGCTTAATCCTTTAATAACAGGATTCATCACAACAGTTATCTCACCGTATTGTCTATTTAACACAGGTTTCATAACAAAAATCTGATACGGTACTCCTACTTGATTAGCACTTAACCCTAGACCGCCTTCTTTAACCACAAGGTCGATCATATCTAATGCAATCGGTGCAGGATGCAGTTGATTAAACGGCCAAGTTTGCGTTGGCGTTTCTAGCATAACATTAGGTGCTAGTATTAATTGCATCATTTATAACTTTTATCCTTTCGATTATGATATCGTCTGATATCTTTGGAACAAAACCTTTTACTGTTAGATAAAGATGGCCAGTTATTCCTTTAGCAGGGTCTATTAAACCGTATCCTGCAATAGAAAAAACAGTTCCAGGTTGAGTTCCTTTAGGTATTTTAACATTTATTTCGTTGCCAGTCAATGACTTAATAACAACGCTTGTTCCTAAAATAAGATCAAAAACACTAACTTCTTTTGTGCATTTTAGATTCTTACCATCTCTTTCAAACACTGAATGTTTCTTTACTCTAACAAGAACAATTAAATCACCTCTAGGTATTGAAGCGATACTGTTGTCGCCTAGACCTTTAAAACGTATGGCTTCGCCGTCTTGTATACCAGCATGTATTTTAATTGTAGCAATAGTACTTTGTCCATTAAACAAATTGTAATTTGCAATTAAATCTTTGCCAGTAACTACTTCTTCTAAGTCTAGCGTAATTGCTATTTTAATATCTCGATTTTTTCTAACATTAGGATATCCACGCATAGTTCCAAAGAATGCATTTAATATGTCATCCATGTTTGTTGAATTGAAGTTGTATTCCTGTTTAGGTTGATCATACTCTGCACGTTTTGTAGTATCTTTTAACGTTTCGTATGCTTCGTTTATTTCAGCAAAACGTATGGTATCACCACCCCTGTCAGGATGGTGTTCCATTGCTAATTTTCTATATGCTTTTTTTATTTCATCTTGTGTAGCAGTTTTTGAAACACCAAGTACTTTATAATAATCCATTGCTTATTATATATCGTCTATACGTATAGCGATATTAGTTAAATGGATTTAATCTTTGCAATGCTGTTTCTTGTTGTTGTGTAGCGTTTGTTGCCTGTTCTGTTGCTGCCGCAATTTCTGCATTTGCAGCCTCTAAAGCACTATTACTATCTTTGTAATAGCCTTCGTATGCAATTATAATTGCCTGTTGCTGTTGAATAAATGCTCTTAAATCACTAAGGTTAAGGGCAAGTGCTTCATAGCCCTCATCAGTTAGTGCAAAGAACACAACAGGTTTTCCTTTTGCTTTTAATTTTTCAATTTGTGCTTGAAAGTTTTCTGGTGTTACTACATACCACTCAACATTTCTAGTTTGTACTCTATCAACTCCGGGCAAAACCAGTTCTGGTTTTTCAACTGGTTTTGCCGATATTTGTATAGGTTGTGGTTTTGGAGCACCACAGGCACTAACGACGAATAAGATCGTCGTAAAGCCAAGGACATTCACTATTGAACGAACGTGCATCTTTTGCATTCCTTTCTTCTTCTGTTAATTCTGCCCCACTTAGTAGTTCGAAACATCTTCCTACTTTATTGCTTGCCCCGTTAATAATGCGTTCGACCAATGCAGGTTTTTCGTTGCCCAATACACCCAAGTCATGTTTAGCCAATCTGTTTGACAGTTCTCTATTTTGTTCTCGAATGGCTTGAAACTCTCGGTTGATACGAGTTATTTCTGCATTAGCCTTAGCAAAATCTTGTTGTAGTACATTTATAGTTTCTTCATTGGTTTGTACTGCTATTTCTAACTTAGCATTATTTTCAGTTAACGTAGCAATTCTAGACTGACTGTCTTTGTAATACCAAGCAAAAGCCCCTGCCATTGCTAGCATCAAGACTCCCATCATTGCCATACCTTTTAATCCTAACATAGACGGTACTCCAATTTTAAAACCACTGGTTAGCCTAGTAACTTTGACAATGTCTTTGGCCCGGCCACTCCATCGGCTGTTAAGCCATTCTTTGTCTGCCATGCTTTTAATGCTGACTCTGTTCCAGGGCCAAATGAGCCGTCTGCTGTAACTCCAAGTGCTTTTTGCAATTTTGCTACTGAAGGGCCGCTTGATCCTTTTTTCAATGTTTCTGTAACGCTGGCTGATGCACCACCAGTACCACTTGATACGGAACTGGCTGATGGTGTAAAATTTCCACCAAGTACTTTCAATGCTTCTTCAAAACGTTCTTTACGATCAGCAAGGCCGATGTCACCACCGTTGATGATTTTTGTCATCTTAACAATGTCTTTGGTGTCAGCAACTGCATTTAGTTTCTTTGCGTTCCAGAACCAGCAAGCACTCTCGATAGCACCTTTTTCAGTTGCAACATAATCAGCAGCCTGTTCTGCTGTCATGTTAACACTTTTACCAAAGTTGGTATAGTTCTCACGGCCAGTAAGTTGCTTTAGACCACGACCACGGAATCTCCATCCGTCGCCTTCTTTTACGTTGCCCATCTTGGAAGTTCTGAACTCGTCCATGTAAACATAGTTAGCAATCATCTCTGGGTTTTTAGCATACTCTTTTGCGTTACGCTTGCCTGGACCAAAATAGCGAGGGAATATTTTTAACAGAGTTTCTTCTCTATAATTCAAATTCTCTTCGAGCATCTTGAAGTTACCTGACTCGTGAGCACACTGAGCCATAAATCCTGCAACACGCTCGATTGTGTTAATTTCGTACTTAGGAAATATCTCTATCATTGCGGCATGCCACTTTTCGGCATCCGGATTTCCTTTTAAAATTTGTTTTACTTGTTCAACTGTAAATTTGAACTTTAAGTCTTCTGCGCCCATAGTAAATTCCTTTCTTGACACTCGCGACATTGGCAGTTGTCGCACACTTTCATTTGACCAAATAGTCTTAGACTATCGCTGTCTCTATAATCTTCCCACAAACTAATGCCACAATGTGCAGATCTTCCGCAATTATTGCAACGCTTATCGATAGATTCCATTAAATTCTTTCTAAAACTAATGTATGTCCAGCATTTTCGAAGGTTAGTATAGTATTACCATATTTTGTAACATTGTAATCGCCTACGTATTTTGTAAGAAAAAGTATCTCTGCATAATCGTTAATATTTATTTTTTCTTTAATACTTTCGTTAACTTGCACGGTATTTCCGAAATCCTTAACTTTAAATCCAATAGGATCTGCAAACACTTTTTTAATAATTAATTCTTCATCTTCGGTTAACTCGATAGAATCCAAGTAACTTTTGTTAAAGAAATTTTTAAAGTTGTTCATATTAGATTCTGTAACTGTTTGATTGTACGAATCTGTATCCAGTGGTATTTCTGCTGCTAGGTTTTCAACAGTCAACGGCTGACTGCGAAATCCTCTGTAGTATCTAAATTTCCAATTTTTCTTAGCAGTTAGTTTTGTAATACCATCCATTAGTTCCATGATTTGTTCTGGAACACTGTTGTCTCTTTCGATTTCAACAAACACACGATACATACCGTCTTCTAGTTCACCTGGCGAAACATCTGCATCCAGTACAAAACTATAACCTTTTTCGATAAAGTCAGATAAATCTCTAGCAGGTTGTTCTTCGTTTACAGTGAAACTTACAACAACGATATCTTCGTCGCTGCCCATTTTACTTTTATAAGAATCGATTTCAATGATTCTGTAGACTAAATCTACCAAATCGCCTTCTTTAAGTCCCATTATATTCCAACCTCTCCTGCTGGTGCGATCTGATCTTGTGCTTCTGGCGGAGTATCCTGTGCCATTGCAGTTTGCTCAGGATTTTCTTGCGCCATATCCTCAACTTCCGAATCTTCTATCTCTGTATTATACATATCAGACAATAGTTTTTTTGGCATACGTATTTCTACAATCCATATTGGATGTCTTTCGAGTTTGCCTTTTTTAGTACCAGGACGAAAATCGTCAGGATCCATTACAGTTCTTGGTTTAATGATGTAAGATTTCTGATAAAATACTTTGCAGTCGTAATCTAGGAGACGCTTGCCACCCATTGGATCTGGCATTTGATCAGCAGACCAAAAGAATTTTGCACTAACCCAGTGACGATCAATAATAGGACCTTCAGCTAACTCGCCATCTTCCCAATTTTTGTAAACATATAGATCGAGTTCGTCTAATACACGCTCAAAGTCTTTTAACACATTGAAGGCAGTATTGCTTTCGTACATGCTTTCGATGTTTTTAATTACATCTATGGAATCAAGAATGTTTGCCATTGTATTTCCTATTCTTTTCTATACTTATTTAGTCGTTTTGCTGTTCAATATGCGCGGTTTTCTTTATGCCTCAAAGGTTAAATAAGTGTGCAGGGGAGGAAGTTTCCTGCAAAGGAAACTAACCCTGTGTTCCAAATCCATAGGAGGACTTAATGGGTAAAGCTAGAGCCGCTAAGAGGCAAGCAAACTTTTCAACTAACAACACCAATAATGTTGTTAAATTTAACAATTTCCTTCCAAAAAAGAATCGTACAGTAGATATACTTCCACGAAATAAAAGCCAAGAAAACTACGTGTTAACACTGTTGGATCCGGGTAAAGACATAGTCTTTGGTATTGGTCCAGCGGGAACCGGTAAGACTATGTTAGCCTGCCAGGTGGCCGTAAAGAAGTTTTTAGAAGGTGAAGTAGATCGCATTGTTGTAACTCGTCCTGCTGTCAGTGCAGACGAGGATCTAGGATTCTTACCAGGTACGCTAGAAGAAAAAATGGCACCGTGGACTAGACCTATCTTCGACGTTTTTAGAGAGTATTTTTATGCTAACGAAATCGAAGGTATGATTCAGGAAGGTGTTATTGAAATATCACCTCTTGCATACATGCGTGGTAGAACATTTAAAGATGCTTATATCATTGCAGACGAAATGCAAAACGCAACACCAAATCAAATGAAAATGTTACTAACACGAATTGGTAACAATAGTAAGATGGTTGTTACAGGTGATTTGGCCCAAGCAGACCGACTTAAAGATAATGGACTTATTGACTTTATAGGTCATTTAAAAGACACCGAGACTAGACGTATCGAAGTATGTGAATTTGCCTACAAAGATATTGAGCGACATCAAGCCGTTAAAGAAGTTCTTAGAGTTTACGGAGACGAATAATAGTAAAGGGCCTTAACGGGCCCTTTACTTTTAATAAGATATTCTCTTTCCACTCGTCGGTGGAATTGTATTTGGTTTTGGATTTTTTATAAGCCAAATTAAATATTCATTTTTATTTAATATAGATTTCCAATAAAGTGTCTTGATTGGAGGTTTTCCGTTTTCGTCATAGTGAGTTTGAATCTCATAAAACTCGTCAAGCCAAACCCATTTTCCTCTGGTTGTTTTTATCGGAAGATACGCATATTTTTTAACAACTGTTTCTCTAGGACTGGGTTGATAACCCATGTTAACGCCCATCATACTGCCATGGGTGCCTTGATAGTATCATGATAACGATAATCTACAAGAACATAATCACTGGCTTTTGTTTTGACTAACTCATCAAGTGTTGTAAAGTATGGCATCTTTAGTCCTGGGCCGGAATATATTTGTCGTGACAGTTGTTCTTCTACCGCATCGACGTGATTTTGATAGATGTGACAGTCACCGCCAGTCCAAACAAAGTCACCAACCTTGAGTTCCAGCAATTGGGCAAACATATGTGTAAGCAAACTGTAACTAGCAATATTAAACGGCACACCTAAGAACATATCAGCACTGCGTTGATAAAGTTGACAACTTAGTTCGCCATCTTGTACATGAAATTGAAAAAGTGCATGACAAGGAGGAAGTGCCATAACATCAATCATGTCTGCGTTCCACGCACTTACAATATGACGTCTACTATCAGGATCGTTGTGCAGGTTTTCTAAAACATTTGCAATTTGATCTACAAATCCTAGTTTAGCATCCCAACTACGCCATTGGTGGCCGTATACTGGCCCAAGTTCTTTAACAGTATCGTTGTTTTTGTATCCAAGATTTCGACCTTGTTTGTCTGCATTGGCAGTCCAAATAGTTGTTTTATCTACTAGTTCTTCACGCGGTTTTTCATAGTGAATTTCAGCAAGTCTACGTTCGTCGGTACTGCCTTCTAGGAACCATAGCAGTTCGCTAACTACGCTACGCCAGGCAAGTTTCTTTGTAGTTACTGCTGGAAAACTATCTCGCAAATCAAAACGCATTTGATAACCAAACACGCCTCGAGTACCTACTCCAGTGCGGTCATCACGATCCTTGCCGTGGTTCATAATATATTCTAGAGCATCATGATATTGCTTCATCGTTTTTCCTTCTATACTTTTCAGTAGTTAGTTTGCCGTCAAAGTAATGCTCATAAAATTCAAATTTTGTCAAGACTAAATCTTTGGATAAAAAGGTATCACAATTATATGTACCTTCAATTCGACTTAGCCAAATTTCGTCAATGATGTCTATGCAACTTTCAAATAGTTGAGCACCACCGATGATCCATTTGGACTTGTCTGACATGTGAGGCAATACTTGTGTTATAGCGTTTATGTTCATAACAGCATCTGCACCTGGAAAATGAGACAAATCATTTGTGGAACATACTATGTTATTTCTTTTTGGCAACGGCTTAACTGGTAAACTTTCCCAAGTTTTTCTACCCATTACCACAGTACTTTCACTGGTACAGTTTTTAAACCACTTTAAGTCGTCACTGTTATGCGGCCACGGAAGACTGTTGTTTTTACCAATGCCCCAGTTGTCATCACAGGCAAATATTGCGTATATCATGTTATCCTCTAATCCTACGCATCATATCTCGATTTTCTTCTTCGACTTTCTCTTTGGCATCACGCCACATATCTCTTACTAGCCAACCTACAACAGGAATAATAAAAGTAACACCAAAAAACAAAAGTCCCGCAAAATCACTGTAATTGTGCTTCAAATACTGTGCACCTCCTGTTACAAAAAGAATATACACTACAAACCCAACGGGCCATGCAATATTTTTTAAAAAGTGTTTCCAAACTCTATTCATTTCAAAGTCTTCCTAGCCTAATAAGTGTTGCTGCCAAGTTAATTTCTGGATCCACAACCAGCGTATGATCCACAAGCCCTTGTTTGATAATAAGGATTGCTGACTCTTGCTTTTCGTTGTCTCCAAACAACGAAATATTGTCATACAACCACCGATAAACATCTTCCATTTCTTCAGCACGAATTGTTCCGCAAAGTAGTTTACGTGCTTCAAAGATCTTACCTTCTTTGAACAAGTCAACCATTTGTATTTTCCAATCGGCTTGTCCGGAATCGCCCTGACTTGCAGAGATTAACGATCCTGCTGTGCTGTTTTGTTGTACCATATTGATACATTTACGCAAGTCAGGATAAGTTGCTTTTACATAAGTATCAAGTACATCTAAATCAAATGTAATGTCTTCGCTAAGAAGAATTTCTGCAACTCTAGCAGTAAACTCAACTTGATCGGTTTTTGCAATATGGAAACTCTGACAACGACTGTGGATCGCTGGAATTACTTTGTTAGGATAGTTACAGGTTAGAATAAATCTTACTGTATTATGGTATTCTTCCATAATACCACGCAATGCAGCCTGTGCGTTGATTGACAAATAGTCTGCTTCGTCTAGTAGAATTACTTTAAAATCACCAAATGGAATCATCTGTGAAAAGCCAGTAATTCTATTACGCATTTCGTCTACGCCAGTTTGACGACTGCCGTTTACTTCTAGAATGTCCAGTGGATTAACTTTTAATTCGTTAAGTAATAGTTTTGCGAGTGTAGTTTTACCAATGCCTGCATTACCACTAAACAGCAAATGAGGAATACTTCTTTCATTGATCCACTGCAATACTTGCGATCGTTGTGTTTCATCTCGAAACACATAACCATCAACTGTGTTTGGCCTGTATTTTTCTACCCAAAGTTCTTTCATTGTTCTAGCCTTTTTAATTTATTTTCAAGTTCTTCAATATAGTCTGCAATCTTCCAATCAATCGAGTCCATACATTTAAATTTATATTCTTCGCCCGCACGATTACGCAGAAAACGAACCATCGGACTTGGATCGATCATAGGAGTAAGTTCGGCATACACTTTGTCTACAACATCGTGTTCGTTTTCTTCTTCAAACCCATGTGTATTATGCGGTGAACTCATTTTATTAAATTGCTCCATATAGATAGTTTTTTACGCTTAACAATTACTCTAGCATCCAATTCTTCGTTTGTCAAGAGTCCGTGTTCTACCATCAGTTCTAACATGCATAGAACATCACCTGCTTCTTCAATCAGTGAGTCTCTATACTTGTCTCCGTATATTTCTTCAATTGTAGTATACTTTCGCATGATTTTCATGCATACTTGCGTAAGTTCGCTAGATTCCTCTGCGGTGATTGCCATAAGTTGCTGTACAGCATTAAGTGGTGACTCTAGTTCTTCGTTACTTACCATGTTTTTGTCTTTTTCTAAAATCGCAATAATCCACAGTCCAGAGAGAGTACACAAATCCTGCTAGTAGACCGTTTAAAATGTTTATCCAAACGTTATCACCAGTTATGCTGGCTATACTAAAAGCAAGCATCAAATCTGCTGCAAGAATAGCAACTGCCCAATCATACCAACGTATTATTCTTAACTCCTGTGGTCATTTAATCTTCTACTGCTTTGTATATGTGTTTTGATGAATACAAACGTGCAGGACCAAACATAAGTTCTACCTTTTTAATAGCATCTTCTGGAGAATTTGCCCTTACTAAATCTATATGTTTTTGTCCTAAAATCACGTGAAAGTATATCATTTCGACAGTGCTTTACGCAGTTCTGATCCTTCGAAGTTTTTCATATCTGTATAGTGTTTAAGAACAGTATTGTCAGGATCAAGGCGTTTGATTTCACGAGCAAAACGTTCAATCATATCATAGTCCAATTGAGTTTTAATGTGTTTACCCATTATTTTGTCCATCCGTGATGTTTGAAGATAATTTGTACACTCTTGGCTTGGAAGTAAGCGTCAGCAAGAGCGTTGTGTAGATTGGTTTGCATGTCTTTGCGAGGATCCTTGGGCATACGTTTGGTAATTGTACGAGCGTCTGAAATTTGCCAAAACTGCCACGGAATAGGTTTACCTATGCTGCGATACATGTCTTCTAGCATTGTAATATCGAAGCCATATCCTTGACCCCAAATTTCGTCAACACCGACTGCCCACTTGTTAAGTTGACGCAGTGCTTCTTCTACTGTAACTGCACCAGTCTGATCAAATGCTTCTTCCATAACGGCAGGATCTTGTTGACTCCACCATTCAATGGTTTTATCACTGCTGGTACGACCAAGACGGTCTTGATCGTCTACTAGAATCTTAAAGTAAAGTTCGTCGTAGGGTTCGTCGTTGGTAAGTGGATTAAATTTAACTGCACCAAATGAAAGCACTGTTGCAGTTGGAATGACATCTAATGTCTCTAGGTCGATCATGCCATGTACGGCCATAAAAAAAACTCCTTGTTACTCTTATGCATACTAGCACAAAAATAACAAGGAGTCAATGTTTTTTATGGGCGTGATGGCCAAAGACCATTTACACAAATAATGTAGTGTAGTCCTTTAGAAGGACTTTCTAGTTTTGGCAATGCAAAAGTAGTTATTCCATCGCCGCCAAAAGTACATCCTAGCAATGCAAAGAGGGCTTGATACTGAGAAATATTTAGTATTCTACCGTCACAGGCCATGAAGCCTTCTGGGTCATAGTTAAATGCAACAAGTTTAATTGCTCCAATAAATTCTTCCATGTTTTTTCCTTTATAAAATTTACAAATCGCCGACTTTGCGATTCTCACTATATTGTACATCAAATTGTCCGCCTGGGTAACGTGCTTCTAGTTTGCGAACGTTTTCAGCAATCACTTCATTTGGATCAATACCAATTGCTCTACAAGCATTAACCCAATACCAAGCAATGTCTCCGAGTTCGCGTTTCATATGAAAAACTGTTTCGTCGTTCATTGGCTTGCCTTGAAACACACATTTCTTAACAATTTCGGCAAATTCGCCACCTTCTGCTGCTATACCAGTACTACCAGTCATTAGCAATGCAATATTAACTACTTCGTTTAGTTCGCGAAGCCTAACAATCATGGCTTCGAGATCATTTGAAGGACCGCTTGTGACTTCTGCAACAAAATCACGATATTTATTTAGGTCGACTTGTGTCAAATTTTCCTCTTATCTGTTAATAAAATTTTCTGGGCGTATATCCACGCCTGCACCGTTTTCGTACTCTTTACCAAATATTACATCGTTGGGCTTTTCTTTGCTCCAACCAACAATACTAGTAGTTTCGATCATTCTTAGTTCTTTGCTACCAGTGCCGTCATCTACGTCAAACGCTCTAGTCCAACGTCCGTGTTCAACTAGAACCCAATCTCCAACTTGATAATCTTCGTTGTTTTCAGGCCCTTTAGCATGAACTCGACCCCAGCGTGGGTAAATTCCACGTGTAGTGCCGTCATCATCTTTGATAATCAATCCGCTCTTGGTTTTTTGTTCTCCAAAAAACATATCAGTTACAATAACATGATCCTTAATAGGAGTCAATTTACCTTTAATTGTATTGATATTTAAAACCATAAGTTATCCTTTTCGTGTTGTGGTTTTATTAGCAGTAGGAAGTTCTTTTTTAACAAAATTGCCATCAGTGTCTTCCTCCCAATCGGCTACTTCCGCCGCAGTTGTACCGGTAATATCTTCGTTTACTTTTTCATCTTGTCTCTTGACATTTTCTTCTTTGACGCCAGTAGACTTAGCATAATAATCTCGAAGAATATCTTCTTTTTTTCTAATTATTTTACCGCCAGGTCCTAACTCGTCTCCGCGAGCATTAACTCTAGCATTTCCTACTGCTGGAGTTAGTTCGTTTCTACTAATCAAGAGATCAAGATCAACGTTTTTACCGTTGGCCGTTCTATAAATTTTACGACCTTGTTGTTTCATTGTCATGATAATCTCCTTACTTTATAACATTACTTATGATCATTGTCAACCGATAGATTTCCATCTGATACAGTGCAACGCCAATAACTTGCTTTACGGTTCCAATGATATGCCTTATGATAAAAGGTTCTGTTATCAACAGGTTCTTTGTCCGCATGATCAATAACTAAATCATTGGAACGTATTCCTAGCATACTTTCTGTTAAGTCTGCGTCTATATCATTGAGAATTATTGGATACTGCGCTGTATTGTTTTTGCACATTAGTATGTTTAAGAATACAGATGGAAGTGCTGGTAACGATGGGTAATACTGCCGCATAAAAGCAACAAGATCATCAACTAACTTACGTGTGTTCTTGTGTAACACAACACTGGAAGCACCTTTGTATTCCCAATAGATATCGTCTTCACCTAAAACCTTGCGACCCCAAAAACCTTGACTTTCGAATGTGTTTTTTAAATGAGAAAGTGTTTCTTGATATTCACTATGTAAAATAGTATCGGGATTCTGCTTAATAAACTCCAATATATTTTCAAATACATCAGTTTCTTTGCAGCCAGTTTCTTTACAGATGTATTTTGTTAGATAATGTCCCCAACCATAATAATACATTAGGATAGAGATCCAACTAAACATATGCCCAGCAAGCATGGTTTCATAATCTACAGTTCTTGTGCTGCAAACAGCGTCAGTGTATTCAACAATATAGTCTTTTAAGTCCTTGGTACTTAGATAATATGTATCAAGAGGAACAGTTTTAGTTTTTATGCCCCAGCGTTGTTGATATTTAGGATCTCCCATTGTGGCATTATTGGTAATAACCAGTGGATGTATCATTAAGAAACTATCCTGCCCTAGGTCGATTAACTTTTGTATGCCTGTTTTAAGAGATTCGTAAGTTTCTTCAGGCATTGGCCATATAAGTTCGCTGTACGTTGGAATGTTTTCTTCTTTATAACGTTCTAAGTAATGCTTTACTTCGTTTTCTTTTATATTAAAACGTTCACTGGCTTCAAGAGTAGGGTCGTTAAAACTTTGCATAGCAAACGTAACACCTTTGAATATGTCAACGCCGTTTGCTTTATTCATCATTGCTATTTCAAAGTTGCGATCGACATTGTTTTTAGCCCAAGTAGCATCCCACCAACGTGGATAACCGTACTTCTTTTTAGTGTCAATAACATATTGTGTTATTTCAACGTCTCTTTCTAGTAATCCCCAATTGCTATCGCATACACTGACATATTCTATTCTATTGCGACCCATCCAGTCAATTTCTGCTTTGACACGATTTATATCAAACAGTGTTAGTTTATTCCAGTAACCGTCGCCGATATCACAGAACGCACAATGATAAGGACAGCCTCTTAGTGTTTCAAATGTGACTTGCCACATAGTATCTTCAGGATAATTGGCCATAATAGGTTCATAAAACCCTTCTAGTATAGGACTTGGTATGTCTGATATATCTAGAACTCTAGCAGCCATTTTTGGCATGTGAGTGCGAGTTTGCACATGAGGAATGTCGTTGTAGTTGTCCTCTCTTGCTAATATTTCTTTAAAGGCACGTTCTCCTTCTCCGTGAACTGCTAGATCAAACATAGGATATCGGTCAAAAAACTCAGGATCACGTTTGTGAATTTGTGGTCCGCCTACAACAATCTTACAATTGGGCCATAATTTTTTAATTTCACGTGCCAGTGTTTGATTATATTCCCAATTCCATACGTAACTACTCATAGCAACCATCGAAGGATTGTCCATAGTTTTTACATAATCAGTAGGAGGTATTTTTTCAATAAGTGTGTCTTTGAGATTCCAGTTTTCATTGCGAGCGTATAGCCATTGATAAGCAATTGCCAATGGTAAAAACTTATTAGGTCCGTAAGCATCAACAACTTGTACTAGATAAATGTTTTTCATCTTAAGAATTCACGCCAATCTAACTCGTACTTTATCGAATCAATCTTATGTATACCAATAAGATAAAGAACGTAAGAAGCAACACTACTACCACGACCGACTCCCCAAACAATATTGTTTTCTCGCATAAAATCCACAAGATAGATCATGTACCTAAGTAGATTTTCTAAATCACGATCTAAGTAGGCAGATAATTCTTCTGCCATACGCTGAACTTGTACGTGATTGTCGCAGCGTTTATAAAGATATTCTAGTACGTCTATATCTTTATAGTTATCTGGCATATACCAGTCTTTTTGACAAAGATTGTCAAATTCAGATTTATTCACGTCTAACGGTACATAGGCAGTTAACGTTGGCAACCCTAGTTCTTCCGATGCTTGATTAAATTTTTCTACATCGTCACTGGGATCGCAAAGTACAACATGACACATGTCCTGTCGACCCGAATATATCATATCAATTAAGTCGCGATTACTGAATCGCGGAATACCGAGATTGTCTGTTTTCAAAAGCATACCTTATTTTAGTTGATTTTGATTAAATCGTCAAGATCATCTTTGCCTTGTTCTTGCTGTTTACGTTTTGCAGCAACACGGCGTTCTTCTAAATCTAATTTATATGTATCCATCAACAAAATCATTTGTTGTCTCACGGCGTCATTGTCAGTCATAAAGTATATAGAATTCAATCTCAACAACTTTTGCTCAATCTGAGACTCAGTTAGTTTCGATAAGTCTTCTGACATAGGGTGCATTATGCAAACATTCCAAGATATCTTACAAATGCAGTTACGCCGCCGTCAAATGTACTAACTTCAATTAATTTTGGTTCAGTTGACGATGTTGCAGTAAGAGGGGATGGATAGCCAGTAGCATACTTAACAGTTCCGCCTTCTGATGTTAGTGTAACATTCCATACATTGTCGTCACTGTATAAGAACAGTCTCATAACCGAATAGTTTTCTGCGGCAAAGTCAGTGAATCTTAGTGTAACATCCGATTCTACTTTTATAACATGAACGTGTCCAGTTCCCCAAGAAATATCTACGTTTGTAGTACTGCTCAATCCAGTAGCATAAGTTTCATTGGTAAGTTGTGTGGTTGCTAATAATGCTGCTTCGATGATTTGATTTCCACCAAAGTTATTGTTTTGATCTACTCTTGCAACACCGTCCTGCAGATCACCTATTTCATTTCTTGCTGTATTTAACGCAGTCTTGATAATATTAAAATTATCACGGAACCCCTGACTATCGTTGTCAACCCCGGCTACTGGGAAGTTTTCATCTATTGTACTTGCTATAATTGTACTTGCCATTTTAAATTCCTTAATTTGTAATATTTATCGTTGTTATACGTTAAATTGATAATTTGCGAACAATATATACTGTTCTGTGCTGTTGCTGGTTGTTGCATCTATGATATATCTGTCAACTTCAAAGTTCAGTAAACTAAAGTCAAACCCAGAATTTGTGATATTATTTTTTATAGTGCTGCTGTAACCAGGCTTTGTATATACCAACGGTAATGCTAATACATAGTCGATTTCCGATAAACTGCCATTTTGTGCAGTACGCATCCACAGTGGTAAAAAGTCTCTAGAACTTTCTCCAGTTTCTTTTATATTTGCTCTCATATTATCAATATTTGATATGTATTTTTTAACATCGTTTTGCTGTGATGATTTTATTGCGTTACTGTCTGCTGTAATAGTGTTTGTAGTTGGTTTATATCTAAATCTCCACGGAGCACCGGCATCTCCCGAAGGCTGAACAATAGTAGCATTGAACACAATATTTGTACCATCTCTTGTTAGAACTCTCAGTGCGCCGTTTGCGTTGTAAATAACTTCACTGCCGTCTCTTACAATAATAATCAAGTCCTCAGACACAAGTGGTATTGCAATTCCACCGTCTCTACCGCCAAGGTCTATAGTAATAGAACCATCACGTCCGCCAAATATGTCGTCTAATGGTTCGTACTTAACACTGTCTACTGTAATTTTTCCAGATCTATTTACAGTTTGGAAGAATTGTTTTGCTTTTCCAGACCTCGGTTTAGCCGGGTCTATTAGATCAACATATACAACTTCGTAGATTACTTCGTTGCTGCCTGGGTTTTTAGCAACCGCAGTTTTCAATTCTCCAAACAAGAAACGTTTCTTTTTGTGATTTTTTGCTGTTGCACTAACAAAAGTTGCAATATCGTTTGTTTCAATTCCTGCATATATCAACGCACGTAATTTTTTCTGTATACCAAAATTAGAATCGCTGGGTCTGTAAACACTTCTAGGATCGAAAATCCGTGAGTCATTGATAAATTCGTCAAAAGATTGTTTTTGAGCAGGTATCAAAAATGGCTGAACAAAAATATTACTGTAAGTAAGATTGTCTTTGTCGTTTATTGATAGAGTAAATGTTCTAGAAACAGCACTAAATCCAAATCGATCTCTTGCCAATACTGTAAATGTATAGTCTCTGTCCAGTGAAGTAGTACTGCCGTCAAAAGTAGTAGTGCCGCCATCAAAGAAAGTAAGTCCAGGGTTTTCTACTGTGCCCGATATCGGAACTTTACCTACAATTTCTCCATCTAGTTTCAGTGTTAATCCTGGTGGCAATCTGCCTGAAACTAGATTATATTTCATATTTGCATCAGGGACTGTACTTTCTGCTTGAACAGACAGTGTGCTAATTCTGTTGGCCGGTAAAACACCAAGATTGCTGTCAGTGATCCATGTAATTGTACTGTCAATTTCTCCAAGCAGTTTCAGTGTAAATGTTTTGCTTTTTGATGCAGTATCGACTTCTGCACGTGGAAACGATTTACTAAATCCAGCACCAACATAGGTAGCCAAACTCAATTGTCTGCCAACGTCAAATGTTCTAGTCAGTGGTTGATCTAATAGTATTCTATCATTTAATCCAATTTGTGTTAGAACAATGGCAGTGCTATCGGAAGTATGAAATAGGCTATTAATGTAACTGGTATTTCTATTTTGTGCAGTTGCAGGAATAACCAATCTTATTTCAGTAATATTAGATCCGCCTGTTATAGTAACATAAGCAGGATTACCGTTGGAAGTTAACAGTTCATTTAATTTATTTGCAATTGTAGTAGTAACTGGTCCGGTTACACCTTCGTTAAGTTCGATATATGATGTAAGACTGTTGGTTGAAATTTTCCATTCAACATAAGGATAGATACTTCCGATTCTATAAACTTCGGAATCACTGAACTTTAAATTCTTTCCAGAGTAAAATAATTTATCCGACTCGCTGAGTGTAGTAACAAAGAAATAGTCTGTTCCTGTTGCAGTTTTTGTAACATTTAGTGGTGTTGCTGCTGGAGTAGGCTGCAATGTTTCAGTAAGAGTAATTGTGTCATACAATACGTTACTACCGTCAACACTTTCTACAGTATACGATCTTTGTTCTATAGCAATTTCTTTGCCCACCAACGACTGCAAATCGTCTAAGCCATCGACGAGAGTTCTTGGTAGTTTTGCAACTCGGAATGTGCTTGTTCCAGAAAAGGCATCTTCGTAAAAACTAGCAAATACAGTAACCACACCTTGTTCTGCATTAAATCGTGTAGCAGTAATAGTAAACTTATATTCTTTGGTAATTGCTGGTTGGTATGGAACAATACCGGCAATTTCTCCAGTTTCGGAATCTAGAGTCATACCTGGCGGCAGTTCGCTCTTAGAATTGTCGTCGTTAATAGTTTCTAAAAAGTAAAGTATATCGCCTTCGACGTTTGTAGGATCTAATACGTCAAGGTATACTGTTATAAAATTGTTTGCTCTTCTAACACCCAGATCTGCTGGTGTTAACCATACCGGAGTTCTAAAGTATGTAATGTCGGCTGTAAATACTCCATCGGCAGCCTTCATAATTGTGTTGTCTGCTCTTGTAAAGTCGTCGCCTACAACATAAATTTCAAATCGACGTTTTGCAAATGACACATTATCTGCAACTGTTACATAAAACTCGTATACTCTGTTTAATTTTTTAGGTGCTCTTGTAGGTATGTTATAGTCATAGCCTTTGGTGTCATAGTAGTATGTGTCTAAACCGTTATCACTTGGAATAGTATAATCAAAAGGATACTTTCCGTATTCTACAACGTCGTACCCTGCATTTAGTGCATTTACATCTAACGCTAAAAGTGGATCAACTACGCCAACAAGTCTGCCATCTCTTGTTAACTCAATGCCAGGTGGTAATTCACCTGCGCCGTCGGCAACAAAAAATTCTAAGTTGTCGCCTGCTGGTAAGTCTGTATCAGTAGCAAGAAGTTGAAAATCAATAAAACTGCTGTCTAAAATAAACAGTACGTTATTTGGACCAACTGGTAGTCTGCCCTCAGGAGTTAACCACTGTGGATTATCCGGACCTTTGGTAACAATAGTAAATGTTCTATCTAATTCGCTTGATGACGTTTTTGCTCTAATTACAAAAGTACTTTGTGTAGTTCTTGCAACTTCAAATAGAGTACCTACAATTGAGTTATTTTCTAGTCTTAGTCCTGCAGGCAATTCCCCGCTGATCACTTCAGTTGTTATATCAGAGGTTTCTTCTAGTGGAAGTGCAATATTAACAGTTGTTCTTTCTTCAAAATTACCTAGTTCTGTATTATTTGGTACTGTCCATCTTGGATAATTTTCAACTATTAATCTAAAAGTTCTATCTAGTACTCCGGCAGGTGTTTGTGCTCTTATTACAAAAGAAAAGTTTGTGTTGTAAACAACTGTAGGAGCAGTGCCTACTATTGCATTTCTTTCTATTGCTAGACCAGTTGGCAAACTACCACTTAAAAAAAAGGTATTGAGTTCTGGCATTTGCACTACCGGCAAAGGAATGTAAACTTCAGAATTTTCTGGTAATCTTCCTAGTTCTGTATTATTTGGTACTGTCCATTGTGGTAGCATTTTTAGTCCTTATACAACTGTACCTAGATCAACTGTTCCTGCTGTAGGTGAAACAAATGATCCAAAATCTACTCCAACTTGGTTGATTACCCAACTTAAAATACTGTTGCTAGTAATACTTGAAAATTCTCCAAAATCAAAACTCTCAATATAACGTCCTATAGAGTCGTAGTAATTTACTGTTTCGCTTCCTGTTTCTGAACTTTGTATATCAGTCAGTGTCACTTTTGTTGCAACGACACTAGGTGTTACAATACTTTGTGTAGCAATATAATTAACATTTGTAATTTGTTTATTATTAGCATTAAGGTTTCCACCAAGTACTGGTGTTGTTTCATTAACCAAGGCACCGTTGATTGTAATAGTTTTATTATTTTCGTTAATTCCTACAACAATTCCGCTGGCACCAAAGATATTGTAGTTTAAGCCAGGACCTGCAATCAAACTTCCAGCATCGCCTGTGATAATAAAGTTACCAGTAGGGGATATGGTATCAATAACAATAGTATTGTCAAGTTCTTGTAATGTTACACTGTTTCCAGCAACTAAACGTCTAAAATTTAAAACGTTGTCAACTGTGTTAGCGTACACTCTAGCACCAGCAGAACCTAAGTTTGCTGCACTTTGAAATGCAATCAGTTCAATCTCTTGAAAGTTTTGATTTATCTTGATAAAGGCTTCTCGAAGATCATCACCTGTTCCGTCGTTAGCCGAGTTGCCCACATTGATATTTTGAATAGCCATTTTAATCCCCGTTTTAAGTATTTATCGATATTACGGAGCCGCAGGAGGGTTGTACAAGTTAACCCATCCTGCTGTAGGTACAAAACTAACATAGGACGCTATACCAACGTATACTTGAACTTGACTTGTAGTTTCATTGTAAATTATGTCACCCAATTGCGGGGTTAATGCATTTCTTTGTGTAGTAGTTAATACTGGCAACTGAAACACACCTGCAAATATGCTAACTCTACTTGTTGCAGTTCCTGGAGTAATATTAATACTACCAGCCGCGCCAATAGTTACATTAGACTTTCCAGGAATACCTTGTAGATCACCGTAGTAAACTGTATTTTGAACATACGAATTACTAAAATATCTCGAGTCTGACCCTAGGTCATAGACATTGGTTGTATCGGGTATGATACTGTTATAAAATGAAATTGCACTTTGACTTTTTATCTGTAGTGTGCTAGTGCCGCCGATGATCAATATTCCAGCGTTTGAATCAACAGTTATTGTTTCATTGGTGTCAAACAATAGATTTCCTGTACTTCTTAGTGATGTACCGGAAACTTGCCCATTTGCAGTCAACCCTCCTACTGTAATACTATTTGTAGTTGCGTTACTGCGATCTGTAATAGCATCTAGTGTATCTGCTTCGGCAGTTAGATAATTGTTTGGGTTAGTAAGACCGTTATAAGGAGTATACCCTAGAGCATCTATAACATCTCCTGATGTTAAAGTAAAACTTGTTGTTGAAAATTGAATGCCATTTTCTGATCCATTAATTTGTAAAAACTTACCAGCCTGACCTGAATAGGTGTTGGGTGTATCAGTTAAACCAGTTAATGAAAGTTCACTTATGTATCCTTCGGGGTTAAAATCATCGTAAGGAGTATATCCTAGAGCATTAATAATATCGCTGCTAGATAGTACGGGCTTATTGTTTAAGTCGTTGTAATTTCCAGTTGTTGCAACAGTTGCTAGTACGGGCTTATTGTTTAAGTCGTTATAATTTCCAGTTGTTGCAACATTAGCAAATGCAGGAACATTATTTAAATCGTCCCAGTCTACTAGTTCTAAGATGTTAGTATCGTTTATTCTAACCACACCTGTGACATTTAAGTTAGCGTTAGTAGAAATACTACCTGTAACAGTAACAGATCCACCTATAGTTGCGTTGCCCGATGTTTGAACAGTTGCAGAACTTATACTGTTAATCACTGATAAACTAGTAACGCCTACTAATCCGTTGCCAGTTAAATTAAGATTATCTCCAGACGGCAATTCTTTAATTTGGTTACCCGAACTAGTGTCAACAATAAGTGGAAATCTATTTGCCATTTTTTATTCCTATTTTATGTATTTATCGTATCTTACCAAGTGTCGCCCGACCAAGCAACTCGTTTCCAAATGTTAGTGACACCGTCATGGTTTTGTGTGCAGTAGTACATATATGTACTGTCAAATGCTACTGATCCCACGTAATCATCGCTAACACCTATACTTGTAGATGGCACCGCGGAAAGTATTCTTACATATTCCGTAATAAGAACAACGGTTTTACCACCGCTAGTATTTCCATCTCCGATTTGTACTTGCGATATTCCATCTTGGGAAACTATAAAGTTTGTATAGACGTTGTTATTATCAACTTCCCCGACAATCTTACCTGCCACACCATCTACCAGTAGTGTGCTGTCGTCAGCGAATACACTACCAGTGACATCACCATCTAGTGAAGTTTGTGGTCCTGTATAGGCAGTAATCTGTACCGTGGCATCTGGAAATGTCAACGCTCCTGCACTATCAAATTTCCAGATTCGACTTCCGCCGACATACGTAACTTCGATTCCGGCTCCGTAGCCATCCTCCACCCAAATGTAAGTACCGTCTGTACTTTGTAACTGAGCGAGCGGTGCTTGGATATCAATAATTTCGCCTGTAGGGTTAGTTATACCATTGGCATCAAAAACAATATTACCCAAACTGGGTATAGTCGGTTTATTGGTTAAATCATTGTAACTGCCACTGAATGTGGAATATTGACTAAGACTAACGCTGTTGCCACCACTTATAGCTAATGTGTTTCCTACTAAAGTCAATGTTTGAGCATCAGTGTTTACTGCACGATCATACAATTCAGTAAAGTTGCTGTTGATCTTAGTAAAGGCTGTACGTAGCGGATCGCCATCGCCTTTGTTTGCACTCGACCCTATGTTAATGTTCTGCTTTGCCATTATACTCTTCCTACTACTACTTCAACAACGCCTCTAACATCGTCTAACTTGTTAGAAACTGCTTTACCTATTACAGTACCAACACGAGGATCATTGTCAACTATGCCGTATCCTGGTATTGCACTTGTAACAATCAAGTCACCTTTTTGTACCTTGCCAAGAACCTTAACTGGTACACGCCCTTGCAGTGCAACCCCAGTTACAAAATCGCCTTCTAATGCACTGTTCATCAAGTGCGCTGGATTGGTTGTAACAACACCTGCTACACGTCGATCGCCCTTAACATTGGTTACAGTAACTTCTTGTTCGCCACCAAACACCAGTACAGTACCGGGTTCGTATGCTACGTCAGAAAGATAGTTTTCTGCCAAGTCAGCATACAATGCTTCTGTAGCAGTACCGTTGAATGTTGTAGCATAAACAGTATTCCAACGTCTTGTACTTAGACCCAGCATCTGTCCGCTGTCTGTTGGACTGTTTAACCCAGGTATAATATTACCACCCATAGTAAGTATACCAGCAACAGTAACGTTATTAGGAAGACCTATAGTAACTGTTCCACCTGCTTGTGCTACTGTGGTTTCGTTTGCAGTTGCAGCAAATGTCAGTGTTCCTCCTAGAGCGATACTACTTGCTGTAGTGCCATCTGTTACAGAAATGCTGCTGTTTGCAAGTTTGCTATTTGCAATTCCGCTTGTTAGTATTGATATCCATCCACTGCTAGCAGTAAATTCTGCACTGTTAAAACTAGCAAGACCTCTATCGCCTTGTGTGATTCCAGTTGCGTTTGCTCTAGTTGTGGCAGCGTTCATACTCAATTTACTTTGAGCAATTGCTGCTGATGCACTTACATCAGCATTAACAATAGATCCTGAGTTGTATTGTGCGCTTAATACACCTGCAGAATAAGTAAATGTAACGTCGCTAACCAACGGATCTGAAGAAAATGCTTCGTTGGTCCACTTGCTAGTAGATCCGTTATAAACTAAAATCTCAGCATTTGCAGGAGTTACAATTGCAACATCGTCTAGTTCTGACAATTCATCTTGTGCTGCTAGTAATCCATCAACATAATTTTTATTAACAGCATCTGTTCCAGCAGTCGGGGATCCTAGGTTAGTAATTTGATTACCACCCATACTTAGATTGCCAGTCATAGTATCGCCGGCTTTTCTAATAGCGCCGCCGCCGATGATGTCTCCTAATAGTAGTGCATCACCGTCTCTGTCCCATCCTAAACGTTTGTTAATGTAACCTTCGACTGCGGTTTCAGTAGGTACACTATCGCCAGTTGCGTTAGTAAATGTAGTATCTGGTGAAAACTCGTTAACTCTAACACCACGTTTGAAACCAATACCGTCGATGTTTGTTAGAACAAGTGCAGCGTTAAATGTAACACGACCGGTGCCTTGGTCAACTGTAAAGAATCTACCTACACGGAAGAAACCGTCTTGGTCAGTACTTGCAAAGAACACACGTCCTCTTACACGTTCTTGTACCTGTGCTTTGGTATTGAATCCGTTGCTATCCACTGCTTGTTCGTCAGTTACTGCGGCTTCAATTGGTGCACCGTAAATTCTATCAGGATAGTTAGAAGTGTTGTATCCACCAGTACCGATATCCAGGAAGTCATGACTTGTTGCACGAGTAGTACTGATATTAACAGTGATATTGGCAGTTGCCCCAGTATCTAAACCTGCTTTGAGTGTGATATTGTCACCTATTGAACTGTCTGCTCTTACAGCAATACCTGTTCCAACATACGTAGGGTGAATACTGTACACATCAGTAAATGTAATAATACCTAGAGTATCACCGTTTAATCCAGATGTTCCGCTGGTATCAACAATTTCAGAATAACCTGTAATTTCAAACTGTTTGCCGCCCCAAGTAAATACCATTCCTAGTATTCTTGTTTTATCAACAGTATCGAGTCTTGCAATTACAATATTAAGATCTCCTACTGTTCTTCCAAGTGTAGTTCCACCTGTAGGAGCAGTTCCTATAGTGCTGCTAACTGTGTAGTTTACACCTAAGTTGTAACTGGCTCTATCATTGTCCACATTCAAGTCAATGTAAGAAAAGTTATCATCAACACCAACAACTGCCTGTGTACCAACAACCGGAATACCACTAACAATTGTATTTTCAAATGCAATTGTTCTGTATGTATAAACTGGATACTCGTTAAATATAAAAGCAGTACTAGGTCTTGTTAGAACGTCTGAAGTGATTCCGTTTACATAGAAGTTTTGTTTTGCACGATAAACTGCCAACGTGCCAAACCCAGTAAGTTCTTGGATACCAGTGTCTGCGGTTGCAACACCACTGGTTAGATCAAGTCTCCATATTTTTGCACGAATAGTACTTGTACTGTCGCACAATGAACTTACAAGGTTTGATGGAATTTCTAATCCTGTATCGGTAACGCTTACAACTTCGTAAGGTTGATACAATCCAGTGGTATGAAGAATTTCAATTTCGCTGGCATTTAGCGGATAGTCGGTTAAGTCGTAAACATAAACAGCAACATCGTTTTCATTTGCAGTAAAGTTTCTATTTACAACTGTATATGGTGCAGTTCCTAGAGCAGTGCTGCCGCCTTCAACTATTTGATCACTAGCATTAAAACTACCACCGGTTATGTTTTCAATATACAGTATGGTATTGCCGCCCACTACATCAAAAAATGCCAATTGACCTGTAACTGTTCCAGTTACTTGATCTTGCTTGATATTTTCGCCAGCAGTGAGCAATGCACTTACATCGCCTGTTACTGTTACTTCTTGTTCAACTACATATATTTTTGCAGGCTGTACAAGAGGCTGTACAAGACTTGCTACTCTTGAAACTTCGTCAGGATCGCTGCCTTCTGCAACCATACCAAACGTACCGTAACTGTTGTTACCAGTTAGTGATCGTATCTGCGAACCGTTGCGTGAATAATAACCTGTGTGACAATAATAAGTAAACACACTTACAAGTTCTGATAATGCGTTGTTTGTTGCAATTACACCATAACCTAAATCATTGATTTGTGTGTAGTCGTTTGCAAGCATACTCTTGTTACCAGAACCCTGGAGAACAGTATCTATTTCCCCAAGAGCACTATCAACCATGTTGTCTAAACCAATGCCGTTGTTGCTGGTTTCATCAAGGATAAGTGTCGCTGTAGCAAGACCAGCACCGTCGTTGGGCACATAATTGGCAATTGCATTAACTTGATATCTTGCACCATTAATAAAGAACGAACACGGAGTTCTAGGTTTTCTAATACCAAGTCCACTTGTTGCAGGTGCTTCGATTTGTAGTGTAAAGTTGTCGTCTTTGTCTACAATAGTAATTGGCATGTTGTAAACATAACCGTCAATAAACATACCACCGCGGAATGCCTTGCGATTCAAACTTCCGCTAAAACTAGTACAAGTTTGTGCATATGGTGATCTAGTTAAAATACTACCAGTTGGATCCAACGCCATCATAAATCCACCATGACGTTGACCAGTAATATTACGTAACAGTGTGGCGTCGTTCATTAAGAAGACATCCATTTCGTTGTTGTTCTTTGGCGTACTATTTGGGTTACTTGGATCTGTTAGATAGTGATAACCATAATAACCAATTGTTGAACTGTCACTAGGATCAACATGCATATCGCCGCCTGTTGCAGTAGTTAACCCGTCGATTGTAGCATCTCTATAGAAATAAGTTCTAGCATGTATCGAAGTCGACACACCTGCTGCTGGACGAATAATCACACGACGGAATTCATCACCCTTGATAGATACGTTTTCAGGAACACGTATTGGTAGTTGTTCATCGTAAATTCCAGATTCGACTCTGATTGCAATTTGATCTCTTTTTACAAAGTTTGCATATTCAAGTTCTTCATTGGCAACAAATTCTTTGGTGTCAACTAATTGAAGTTGCACAGTATCATATGTTGGTGCACCAACAGTATCGGCACCTCTTTGATAAGTTACAACCTGTCCAACTGCACCAGATGTTTTACCTCTAATTAACTTTCCTGGAATAATGTCGACATTTGGGTTAGCAATACTTGGATTTCCTGACTGTGTGGTGTACTTGTCAGGACCACTGAATACAAAGATAGTATAATAGTTTGATGATTCAACTAAACTTGGGTCAGCAACTGCTGGGTTAATCATTGCAAGAACATCATCAAATCTGTTTGATGCTGCTGTATACCAAGGATTTGATATAGTTCCTAGTGCAGTTGCAATTTCAGCAAGCATTCTTGTTTTCGCTCTTTGTATTGCATATGCAGTTTCAGTATATTGACCTTGACTGCTAATTGCAAATTCAGCACTTGGATTCGAAAAGTATCTTAAACCTGCGTAGCGTGATAGATAATTATGTTTTATCAATCCTGTGCTTGCACCAATATCGAGTTTGATAGAATCTAAAATTAAACCTAGATCTCTGCGGCAAATAGACTCTGTATAGATAAATGTAGGATATTCATCGGCAATATCAGCAATTACATCATCAATAATACCAGACTTTTCCAGTGCAATAGTATCGTAAACTGTTTCCTGATCGCCACTGATTGAATATCCAAACGGATTACCAGATGTGTCTGTAGCAACAATATACGAAGTTGGTTCATCTAAACCATCTGTGTATGTAATATCCATAACATATGGTCCAAGGTCGACTGGCGATGCTTCTTGAATTCTTTCTGCTTTAGCACAAGCCGCAGCAATACTTGCAAATGAGTATGCTTCACTTCTGCCTTGTTTTCCGGGCGGGGTAGTTAATTGGTCATCACTGCCATTTTTAGTAACAAACAAATTAACAGTTGACGAATACGATGTACTGTCTACATAAAACTTTGTTGCTGCTTGGAGATCTGCGGTACTGTTTGGAGTACCAAAACCCTGGAATGGAAATGGATGGTCCGAAAGTGTTAGAGCACCGGTCATAGTGTCCCCAGACTTCTTTACCACTTCTTGTACACGAGGTACTTGTGTACCACTTGCGCCTGCAGGAACATTTAATGCTCCGGTCATAGTATCGCCGGTAACATTTATATATTTGTTATCTGCATATCCTTTGGTTATTACTAGATTTGCGGTAGTAATAGGATCTCCAGGATGTGCAGCGTTCCAGTCTGTTACAAGAGTGCCAATTGTGGCATCGTTTGTTAACAAGTTTTGTGTTGTATTATTATATGCTGCTACAGAACCTAATTGTAATGGATTGGTAGTTTCTGGTGACGGATCGTCTGCAAGTTTGGTATTAACTGCACGGACAACAAGTTTATTGTCAACAACGTTAAATGCTATGGTGTTGGCGGTATCCAACGGATTGTTTGTTCCTGCATCAGAAACTAAATCATAAAAGTCAACTCCTGTGCCATCTTGTTTAACTAAAACAACTTTGCCTTCGTTACCCAAGTAGGTATCTGGTGTATCGTTTAGTGTTGTAAATCCAATTTGACCACCTAGACCAAAAACTGCATAAAGTTCGCCGAAGTTTTCATTTACTTTGCGAAACGACTCACGAATACTGTCGCCTGTGCCGTCATTGCCCTCTACGCCGATATTGACTTCTTGTTTTGCCATATTTCTACTCCATTAAATAGCAGGTACTGCTAATTTATCCATATCAAAATTTACACTCACACCACAACCACAACTGCTCTTGGCATTTGGATTGCGAATTTCAAAATTGCTGCCTACTAGACTGCGAATGTAATCTACTTCAGTTCCTATTAAAAACATAAGGCTGTGTGAGCCTACTACAAATCTACCAGCGTTATCTGTGTGTATAACAACGTCGTTGGGTTCTAGATCTGACGGATGTGCTACAGTTCCCCAATCATATTCAAACCCTGCACAGCCACCACCACGTAGATTCAAACTAATTGCATAGCAATTGTTTTCCTTGCATAGCATATCGATTTGTTTTTTAGCAGATTCTGTAAGAGTGCAAACTTCCATAACATTCCCTTTCTAATATTTATAGGTATTTTTTATAATCTTAATGTAACTAAATACATATATGTTTATCAAACAAAGCATAGTCGAAACCTCACACGTGAGAAAAAGCAAGTCCGGTGTTGAACATACCTACACACGCAAGAAAACTGTTGTTCACTTTAGATGTGATAACTGCGGTGAAGAATTCACACGTGAAAGAGGATCTATGGATCCCAAGCGATTAAGCAATAATTATTTTCACGTATGTTCTGAGTGCGATATAAAAAAATTCGCCCAACGCAAGGGCGTTGAGCGTAAACGTGTATGGACATTAAATGCCAGTTCAGATTTGCCTATTAGCAAACTTTAATCAGAACGTCTATTAAATGCTTGTATTGCTGTTTTGCGTTCGTTGCTTTCAATTCGTAGTTTACGTTCTAATGTGGCTAGTCTAGCATCTTGCTCTCTAACCTTCTGTTCAAGACTTTGAACATACTTTTGTGTAGGCACACTACGTTCGACACCATCTTCGCCGAGTATAGAATAGTGGTCAGCGCCTTGTCCGCGCAAACCACCTAGTACACGATTGGTGTTTTTTGTTTCCTGTGACGGTCTGTTGCCGCCATACATGCGATTTAAATAACTCATACAGTATTTATTTTTTAGACTGTTCAAACAACTCAATAGAGGCAAGATTTTTGCACTTTGCCTCTACCATAATGTCTGCCCACGTCCAATGACTCAATGCCCAATCATTACATGCTGTATTCCAACAATAATCACTGTGTGCTCTTAGTTTGGCTTTTTTGTATCCACTTTCGAGCAGTGTTGCCATGTCTGGTCGTACACTTGTATCAAAATTCTGTAATACATCTTCACGGCTAATGCTATAATGCATAGCAGGACGTACACCGCGCCAACTATCAACAATGCGTTCAATACGACTGTCATCGGGCTCGATGTATTCACCTGTCTTGACCCAATGGTGATGAATGTCCAGCACCAATGCTACATGATCAGCAAGTTCTAGGCTTGCGTCGAGTCCCCAGGAGTTTTCGTCGTTTTCGATAGTAATACAGTTTCTTGCCTCTGGAGACAGTCTTGGAAGTACGTCGATGATACCGGCTGGACCTTTTCTACCGGAGATGTGGACGTTACACTTGAAGTCTTGCCAACTCTTACCGTAGCCCATCCACCTGATGAGATTCGCATGATATTCAAACTCCTCAATACTACGTTCTACAATTTCCGGATTCTCACTGGCCAACACAGTAAACTGACCAGGATGCATACTGACTCTTACATCCAATGCTCTAGCAGTTTCGCCAACCATTCCGTAGTGTTTTTCGCAGTATGCAACTACGTCTGGCTTGCCCCAAAAATAACTCCAACTGGCCTCAGTAGCACAAGGAAGTTGATTACTACCCAGTCGCACCATTCTAAGTTCAGGAGCCAAACTGCCTACATATTCCACTAGCCGTTTTGCTGCGTCAGCGTTATGTTCCATGATGTCCCAAAGACGTTGTTCAGCAACATCACGAGTTTGTCTGTTGAGCCATGCAACAGTTGTGCATTTTTCTGTTAAAGGACGTTGTAATTCTTCAAGCAATTTAGGCTTGAGTGTTTGATCCTCATGAAGATATTTACAAGCAAATCCTATACGTTTGTGCATTCTAGTTCCTCTCGCCAAACAATAATGTTGGCAGTATACTCTGTTACATTCCAATTGTTAGGATCGCCAAATTTTGAACGAGTTCTAATCAATACTTCATCTTTGGTCTCGCCGTACTCGTAGCCGAGGAACGTAAGACCTGCATATATCATGTATGTTCTTATCATGCTTTCACTATATGCGACTTCTCTAGTTTTGTCAATACCAATTTGATCTAGGCCAGTTATCAACGCAATCAGGTATGTTTGGTTCTCCGTGAAATACTGCAATATTTGTATTTTGTGAAATATTAGGAGTTCCGGATTTTGTAAAATTACGTTTACCGTTTACAAACCCTAATTCTTTACGACCGCGCATTTCCCATTTATAACTTTGTATCCAATCGTCCGGCCAAAACACATGGTCTGTAATAGATTTAAACATCCAGTCTTGATCACCTTGATATCTTGCAACATTTCTTTGTGTATTTTGTTTGAATTCTTGATAAGCCGCGTTGTAATGTCCTATTTTAAATCTAAAAACACTACTGTTCATTCTGTCCCAGTTAGGACGTATTTGTCTATTAAAGTCTCTTATAATTACAAATGACTTTTCTGAACGATAAGCAAACAAATTATCAATGTTTCTAAAAACAATCAAGTCTAAATCTAAAAACAATGCTGTACCGTGTATGCCCAATTCATTGCTCAAAAACCAAGGCTTATACCACCAGCCACTAACTGGCAACACGGGCAACGGCATTGTTTTAATATGACTATCTATACCTTTGGAATTTTCAGTATAACATACAAATTCGTAGTCTATTGTAAGATTACGTTTAACCATGTTGTAAAGTTTGTTTACGTATTCAGGTCCGTATTTGTTACCCCATTTTAAACAAACCACATAGTTCTTGTTTGTAGATTGTTTGTATGCTTCGAGATAGCCTCTTACATAATCGGTTCGCTCAACAGTAGAAAGGCCCTGTTTTTCTAGGGCCTTTCTTGCTTTTCTTTCACTTTTGGATTCAGTCCACTGTTTCATCAAACGACATCTTCTGTGTTGTGTAGGGTGTATAGATTGCACTGTTAGCACCGTGCTCTGCACATTCTACACTTTCACACCAGCAGCGTCCGTTGGTTTTTGCACGAACTAGTTCGTCAGCAAACTTCCACGCATGATATGCAAAACGTTCTGCACCTACACCGTCAAACACACGGATCTCTGCTAGATCCAATGCTTCAAGTTCACGGAACTTCTCAATATGAGGATCGTCGACATCCAGTGCTACTTTATGATCAAAGTTGTCTTCAAGCCATGCTTTAAGCGGTTTAAGTCCACCAAAGTCTACTGCCCAGTTTTTGTTGTCTAGTTCACTGCATCCAAATGTAAATTTAAACTGTAAACTATAACCATGCAGCAAATGGCAATGTGAATGATCTGCGTTAGGTTGACGGAACACTGCACTCAAACCAATGTTGTGTCCGTATGTTTTTGTACTATAATATTTTCCCATAATTTTTCCTCGTTGGGTGAGGGGGCGGAATGTTTTAAGTGGGTCGATCCCTATATAGTCCACTGTATTACTTATCATCGACTGATGTTAGTTGTTGAGAATCTAAAATAGCTCTACGCATGTCTTTGACTTCTTGAATAACTATTTCGATTTCATTAGTTGACTTGGTTAACACTTTTGCAAGATATATGATGTTTTTCATTGTCCACCACCACCAAGTAATTGCAGTTACAATGTATAAACTCAATGCAATATAAAATAGAATCTGAAGTTCAACAACATCTAATCTATAAAATAATAGCAAAATTGCAGTCGAAACTATAGGAAGCATTACGGCTGCACGATTCCACCAAATAATTTCTTTTTCAATTTTTTCTAAATCCATTGTACAATATTTATTTTACTACTGTTTCTCTAAATAGTCTACGTTTATTACACGTTCATATACAAACGATCTCCAGCCGTTGGCATTAACGTCCCACACTGTAATAGTGCCAGGTTTGCCATCTTTTACACCCTTAGGATGATTTACTTCAGGAATGTGCAATAGATTTTTTGTACAGGTCATTACACGTTCGTCACCATCTAATTTTTTGAAGGTGACTACAACTGTGTTTTCTTGTAAAACTTCAACCAACTTTTCCTCTGTTGGAATATTTTTAATTTTTGCTATTGTATCTTTTACTATATTCGTCATAGAACATTTTTCCAATTAACTTGTGTGTTTCGATTCCTGGGTGGCTTAGATCTCTAGCACTTTTGCAGTTACAAACTTCATAGTTATCTTCAAAATCAAGGTCAACAATTTCTATATTGTTTTCATAACAGATATGTTTTATTGCTAACATATGCACTTGACGAAATTTATCAAGAGATTCATCGTTTAACAGATATTTTTTAATATTGTTAGAGTGGTCTGTCCACCATGCTACCGGTGTCCATATAGACTCAACAGTATTGTAAACTTCGTATCTTTCTTTTGAAGGTATAAACATAAAAATTCTTTTTACTTTCATACCTTCGTTTAAAAGTCCAGTTAAAGATCTATAGCACCCTCCTAAACTGCCACCAGGTATACCTGCATTATAAAATGGTTCAGAGAAGTGCTTTTTTAAATGATTGTACCAAACATCTTGTTCGTTAACTCCAATTCCAAACGTATTACTACAACCTAACGCCAAATTGTAGTAATCATCGGAGAAGTCTGCGTCATTTCTAAAACCATACTTGTCAGTTTTATACATTATATTCTTACCAGTCCATCCCAACTTTTTTAAAAGTTCAGGGTTTAATTTTAAGTTTTTTTTAAAATTTTCTCGTGAGTCGGACGGCAGCCAATCCGACTCGAAATTTGTAGGTAATTTATTGTTAAAATTTGTATTCATTATCTTTTTTCAACAACCTTATCGGCCAACCCATATTCTACTGCTTCTTCTGCTGATAGGAATGTGTCAAACTTCATGGTGTCGAACATGTCTCCGTAGGTCTTGCCTTTTGCATTGTGTTTTACATACAGTTCTGTAAGACGCTGGTTAATGCGTTGGCTCTCTTCAAAACTACGACGAGCATCTTCAAACTGTAGTTCTTGCACGTGAACACTACCGCGTGTTCCTGGTGTACCCGAACTTACACGGTGAATCATTGTACGTGATTGAGGCAATACATAACGCTTGCCTGCTGCACCTGCTTGTGCAAGAAAACTGCCCATGCTAGCGGCTTGACCCATAACAATAGTGCTAACGTCTGGTTTGATAAACTGCATGGTATCGTAGATAGCAAGACCAGCAGTAACCAGTCCGCCTGGGCTATTGATGTAAAGATTGATGTCTTTTTCAGCATCTACACTTTCAAGAAACAGCATTTGTGCTACAACAAGATTGGCCATGTTGTCTTCAACTGGTCCGTTGAGCATGATAATGCGATCTTTAAGCAAACGGCTATAGATGTCGTAAGAACGTTCGCCGCGTGATTCTTGTTCGATTACGATAGGTACTAGTGGCATTGTATTTCCTTTTATTATAGTGCTTTTAGTAGAATAGTGTCTTCGTTGATACGTCCGCTGAGTTTAGTGTCAGTGGTTTTAATTTCGTCTAAGAAACGACGCAACTTGATCTTGCCTGCTGCCTTAAATTCTTTCAGTGTTTCTTCGGGCTTGCGAAGTGTCTTTTGCACACTTTTTTCTTCGTCGTAACCAATAAGAGCACTGCCCTTAACAGTCATTACGCTAGCATCTTCAGCAGCAACATACTTGCCAAGTTTGCGTGTCTTGATGTTGAATACCCAGATTTCTGCGGCTCCAATCAAGTCCAGCGGGTTAACACTTGCAAGTTGATACTTTTCGTCCATTGCTTTGAATTTCAACTTAGCAACGATCTTGTCCTTGCTAGGTGCTTTCTTCACACGCGGCTTACGAGTTGCTTTACTGGTGTCAATAACCAGCATACAAGCGCCTACAAGCGTCTCTAGTGCAGTTAGGTATGCTTGTGCATCTTTTTTACTAAGGTGGCTGTAGCCTTCGCGCAATTGCTGTGCCATATCCTTTTCACGCTCGTCTTTGATCTTGGCAATGGTTTGCGGAGTAGGCAAGTTCTGAATCAAACGTACTTCTTCAAGTTCGCTTTGATAGTTAGACATGATCTTACGTGCATGAGCCTGCGTCACTTTATACTTTGCAAAGTGAGCAGTAAAGTCAAATCCTTTAGGATCAAAGGTTGTCTTATCCGTAACAAAACCTTCCAGCCACGCTTCGATGTCTTCCATTGCTTCTGCGGCTTGATCAGCAATACGTTCTTGAATTGTAGGCACAGGTGCAGAGGATTTAGCCGTCTTTTCTGCTGCACGATCCTTTTTAGCAACCTCTTTGCCTTCTTCGATAAGACCGTCAAGATAACGTTTAAAACCGTTAACATAATCTGTAGGAGGAGCAAGATTATTCAGCAGCCAGTGTGCAGTGATTGCCCAATGACTGTAATTAGCCGTCTTCCATTCTGGCAAACGGTTAATGTGTGCAGCATCAGTCTTAGGAAGAAATCTCTTCACGTATTCTTTGATCTTATTGCTCCATTCGCGGCTTTCAATTTCGTAATGAACGAAATGCTTTGCCTTCCAGAATGTGTCAGTTGGAGCAAGTGCAAAGCCACTAAGACGACGAGTTGCACGAACAGTTGCTTTTTTCTTGGGTTTAAGAGCGGTAGTACGAGCCATGTAGATCTCCTCTGTGTTTATAAAATATACGACACTATACAGTAAATGTCAACCGCCGTATTTAATCCTATAGAAGGTTTCATACTTGCCATCAAGTTCAAATCCTACTACATATGTAGTCATGAATGTTGCAGCATTGGCATAATTTTCTAACACTTTTACTTCCGTTGCGTGATCTGCTAGATACTTGAACCATTCCATGGTTCTGTATGCGTTGTCTAGTGTTTTGTCAAGTTCGACACTGTTTAATATTTGTCCACGCATACTCGAGCCGTGATAGCCTTCTACATCAAACGGCACTTTAATCATACTGACTATCTACTAATTTTAATAGCATTTGATACCTTTCGTAAGCAATTTTTGCTGCGGGATTGTTGTTACGAATACGTAATTCTTTTTCGTGACCGTCAACAATCGATTTAGCATAACCAGAATAATGATGAGTATCTCTCCAGTTTAGTTGTTCCTCCCAGTATTTTTCCATGCCAATCAGTGTTTCGAAGTCACGCTTGGGCATGTCAATTTGAACACTGGGTTCGTATTCGAAGTCGAGATCAAACGGTTCGTAATTAGGGGTTAGAGAGTCCATGCTCATACGCTTGGGCACAGCATAGCGTCTATGCCCAGGTTGTACGTGAGCACGGTACTTTTTCTTAAAATGTTCTACTTCATCTGTCATTAACTAATGTTCCGTATTTCATAGCAAATATGCTGCCGTATTTGGTGTTGTTAGGCACAAAGAAAACATTGTGGTAAGTTTCGTAAGAATCAACTGCACGGCCAAATTTATCCACTACTGGTACTTCTTCAAAGTAGAGTTTTTGTACTGCTTTACGAGCAAGTGCAGTGTCAATACCCAATACTGCGACGGCAGCAAATGGACTAGACTCCGGCGGAGGATGCCCAATATGTCCCATAATTCTACCAAGTTTGTAGATCACAGTTTTTCTCCAGGTGCAAATCCACGGAATGTTTTGAAACGTGGAAAACGTAGGCTGTAGGTGCCATCTTGATTCTGTGTTACTGCATCAGCCCTAACTTCCACAAGAGATCCAGCAAGACTATCACGGTCAGCCCAAAAAGCAATACGCTGCTCGTCTGTGAGACCGCTACCAACATTGACCCTAATATCTTTCCCGTCATCCTGCCCAGCGCATACCAAAGCCCCGAGTCTTCCTGTGTTTTTTCCTGTGCCTTCTTCATAGCCAACAATCTCCAGTGTTACTTCGATAAACGGTTTTGCTTTAAGCCAACTTGCACTGCGCTTGCACTCGTAAGGTGCATCAACGTCTTTGATCATCACACCTTCATACCCACCGTCTACAGCCGCCTTATTAAGTGCTACAAAGCGTAGGTAGCCTTCTGCGGTATCCAGGTCTACAGTTTCCCAACCCAGTGCTGTAACGTGCTGTAGCGTGTTTGCGTGGTCTTCAACCCAATGACTGACCATTTCACTGCGAACACTTTGGTTAAAACTATAAACTTTGTTCTTAAAATTACCCAGCGGAATAATGTCAAACAAGTTCAACACTGCATCCTTTGCATCGACATCTTTCTTACGCTGCACTTGACGCATAAGATCTTGAAAACTAGCACTCATAATTTCGCCATCAAGTACCAACGGATACGGTGCAGGATGATCTTTCAACACAGCACGAATTTCTTCAATGATGTGATCAAAGTTATGAAACTGTTTGCCATTACGACTAAACATTTCAATGCTTTTACCGTGTACATCATTGATAACAACGAGCACACGAACGCCGTCTAGTTTAACTTCAATCTGTTTCTTGCCACGCATTTTATCTTCGTGGTTAGCACTGTCGTGAGCAAGTTGGCATTCAAATACCGGCACTTGATACTCAGGGTGTTTTTTACACACTTTGTTAACAGTTTTTTCGCTCATGCCACAACGCAGGTCTTTGATAAGAATACGACGATACCAATCATTCCACTGTCGCTGTGTAGCAACGTTCATTGCTAGTTCGATAGCATCACGTGCAGCATGACCTGTTAAGTTTCGATACTGCAAATCTTGGGCAAGTTTCAGGAAAACAGTCCACGGTAGCCCTTGGCCTGCATCCGCGTTTTTAAATGGCACCTGCTTGACACCGTATGTGATCAATGGGTCCAGTGCCATTCTAACACCTTCAAAAAACTCGTCAAGACCTTCTGCAACTGCTGCCGCTAGAATTGCTTCTTTGTCCAGTCGGCTGTTGTGATTTTCAAGGTTGCGAATAATCACGTCTGGTTGTGTACGCATGGAAACTCCTTTGGTTAGTTTGATTATAACTTAAACGATATTTTAGTCAAGAGAAAAGGCACCCTAGGGTGCCTTTTGTATCTGTTGCGTTGGTGCCCACTGCCGGACTCGAACCGGCACTCCAGAGGAAGCAAATTTTAAGTCTGCCGCGGCTACCAATTTCACCAAGCGGGCATTTTATTTTTTATACTTATCACCGGTAACTTGACCGGCACTCATTATAATAACTGGAATACGTTTAATATTCATTTCACGAAATGCAAAGTAACGATGATGTCCATCAATTACTTGATAAGTGTTTTCTCGTGGAATTCTTCTTACTAGTATTGGAGGTATCTTGCTGATATCTCGTTTTATCTGTTTTTTAATACTGTTTATATTTGCTCTAGCATCAACATCTTTAGTATCACCTTTACCGTCTCCTTCGAATCTAGATCGGATCTGATTCATAGGCATTACAACAACTCGGTTGTATTCGTTTTTAAAATCAGTTACATTGGCACCGACAGTACTGTCACCAGTTTCAGGATCAACGTCTTTGGTTATTTTTGCTACTACTTCAAATATTTTCATATAGTATTTATTATTTGGTGCCCCAGGAGGGACTTGAACCCCCACGCCTTGCGGCAAAAGATTTTGAATCTTCCGTGGCTACCATTACACCACTAGGGCAAAGTGTTGTTTAAAGGTGGCATCAGCACTTGTCTAGTACAAATTTATCGGGCCCAGCTGCGTTCAAACAACTATGTGTCTGTTTTTACACCTACGTAAGGACTAGAATGTTTTTTATCCTTACTCCTTTAAACAATATAGTAATTAGCCTAGCAATAACCTATAGCATATCGCCGGGTCGCGGTCGACTCACTTCCCTTACACCCCCAAGGTGCAGGCTAAAATTGGTTGCGGTGGGCAGGACTCGAACCTGCGATTTACTGGTTATGAGCCAGTCGAGATGCCGCTTCTCTACCCCGCAATATTCTGTTTACACATACACCCCAGCGCATTGCGTGTTTCAGTAAAGTTTGGGTGGCCGACCCTCATCTACGGGATGTATGTGTAAACAGACTTAACTAGTTGAACAGTCTCGGAAATGGAGTAGTCGCCTACAGCCAAGTGGGTCGGAACTCGAAAACTGTTCAACAAGTTAAGTTAAAAGATATGCCAATCCTCTTATCACTTTCCACAAACGGTACCGGTTTTTGAACTAACATATCGTCAAACTTAATTTTTGCATAGGCTGAGATTATGCCTTGCTGTAGGAGCCTTTGACCATTACCGTTAGCCTTGCGAGCCACGTTCTGTCGTTATCCACAAGAGCCTTTTACGGTCATCTTGTATCTCCCAGTGGTGCCTTTTTTGGAGAGTGGCGTTTCTCTCGTCGCACGTTGCTACTCGTCCTTCTATCTTTCGTCTGCCTTGCGAGCAGTTCACAGTCGCTAAACCGTTACGCTATCTTTCCGAACAACTACATCAGCCTTGCGAGCATCCGTAGACCACATTCTCTTGCGAGTGTGGCATTAACCACCTTTCACAACGTACCGGGACAGTCTTTCGCTTTTGTTTATCAAAGAAGGGATTGAACCTTCGCCGATTCCGTTCAATGGAATTGCTCTACCGCTGAGCTATTTGCGAACCTACTTCGATGTGCTGTCCCAGTTGCTTCACGTCTTGTTAGACGCAAAATACAACACACCGACTGTCTTTTGCCTTGCGGGCTACTCAACGTCTTTTTAAGTATCCGGGGCCTAACCCTTCCACTCTCAAGATGCTAACTTGCCTTTGCTTGCGGGCTCAGACTAGTTAACTACCTGTTAACTTTCGGCATTCGTTAGTTTGGCTGAACAGTGTTTGGGCGCCAACCCTCTTATCGCTCACCGACCGGCTCTGCGACTATCCTTTCGGACACTATTCCTAACTTACTGCCTACCGCCTTTCTACGGACGGGAGTTGCTTTCGGTACCCGAGTCAACTCTAGTTCAGGCTTGCTTAGATGGACCATTGCTGGCGCAAGTTTATAGGAAACCTTGCTTTGGGTGCATTACTGCACTTACCCTTACGTGGACGCTAAGCCGCCCATCTTACTGTGTTTACAACGATATATTGTTTATCTTATCGTCAGTCGATAGACATAGTGGTTAGCATTGCCATTTCAACTTATTGTCAGTAGCGTGTGGCCCTGTTGTTTCGCTAGGAACCACCCTAGTTACTTGACAGTGCTACTACCCAATATACCTGTGTAAACACAGTGTTTACCAAATTATCAAAGAGCGTGTAAACAACTTCTTGCTTACTTGTTTAATATAGTGCATGTTGCACCAAAGGTCAACCACTTTTTTATCTTTTTTTATTTTTTTTTGGAGCGGGTAACGGGATTCGAACCCGTGACCTGGTGCTTGGCAAGCAGCCGCTCTACCCCTGAGCTACACCCGCATTTTAAGTTTGTAGTGATTATTAAATTCACTATGTAGACAATTTAATGGTGCCGGTAGAGAGATTCGAACTCCCCACCTGATGATTACTAATCAACTGCTCTACCAAATGAGCTATACCGGCAAATTATTATAAAATGGAATAACCACATTTTCAGCAAATGCTTCGTGTTGTTTTCCTGAAGGATGATCATCTCCCGGTGTAGGAAAGTCGTTGGGCATGTTATCTCTAGACCATTCGTAGCAACCCTTAACTGGTACAAATCTTGTCCAGTCTACCATTTCTTTTAAATATTCTGTTTGCATAGTATTGACATTACTCTCATCAAATGTGCTTTGATTCATATTACTAAAAAAGTATTTTATATTATTTACTTTCAAGTAATTTTGCAATCTTAGAATATTTTCATAGGTTCTGATTAAATCAAATGTGTTGTTTGTATAAATCTTATAATGATTCGTTGAAAATCGACTAGGAAAACTTGCATTAATCAATACCCATTTGCCTGCAGGATCATTTTTTGGCCACGCTAGGTGACTGGCTTCGGATATGTTTGGCTTTGATAATTGATTTAATACAAATGAGTTTTCTACATAAAATGATGCTCTGTTGGCAGCACTCCACATAACCCCAACTACTATATCTTTCGATTCTACATTGTTTTTGAATAAATCATTAACTTGATAAATTGCACGTCTAGCGATATGCTCATTTCCATTACTGCCCAATCCCATTGGGTAATGGGCATATTTCATTTTTTTTGCAAAATGAAAGGGCCAAGTATGATTGTCGTATGTAAATGAGCATCCGCTTGATACAAAGTGCATATTTTATTTATCCCTCATATAGATCTTCGTAATCAATATCGTCATCGTCTTCTAACCAATCGGTATCGGACGAAGTTTGATCAACAGTTTAATGGTCGGAGTGACAGGATTTGAACCCACGACATCTTGGTCCCAAACCAAGCGCTCTACCAAACTGAGCTACACTCCGATATACTGGCTGGGAAGGGTGGATTCGAACCACCAACCAACGGATTCAAAGTCCGGTACTCTACCAATTGAGCTACTTCCCAACATTTTGGTGCGGATAGAGGGACTCGAACCCCCACGCTTACGCACTAGTTCCTAAGACTAGCGTGGCTACCATTACACCATATCCGCATTAATGGTGCCCCCAGCAGGACTTGAACCCGCGACCCCCTGATTACAAATCAGGTGCTCTACCAGCTGAGCTATAAGGGCAAAAACTTTTTGGAGCGGGTAACGAGATTCGAACTCGTGACAAGAGCTTGGAAGGCTCGCATGTTACCGCTACACCATACCCGCATTATATTGGCGACCTGTACCGGGATCGAACCGGTGTTCTTCTGCGTGACAGGCAGACGTATTAACCACTTTACCAACAGGCCAAAAGCATCACACACGGCTTACAAGTTCCGTCCCACCACTATGTGAAAGGTGTGATGCAACACTGTATACTACGCCGTTCCAAACCAACATCTAGTGTTGATATGCTATTTAAAGCCACGCACTGCTATTTCAAACAGTTACTCACGATGCTATGCTTACGCTACTAGGAGGTTCACAGTGTGTTTATTATGGCGGAAGCGGTGAGATTCGAACTCACGGTACCTTGCGGTACGCTGGTTTTCAAGACCAGAGCCATCAACCACTCGGCCACACTTCCGTATATTTGGCACAGGAGCAAGGACTTGAACCCTGGACATTCGGTTTTGGAGACCGACGCTCTACCAACTGAGCTACACCTGCATATATTGGTGCGGAATGAGAGGGTCGAACTCCCGACAACCTCGGTGTAAACGAGGGGCTCTACCACTGAGCTAATTCCGCATATCACTGTTTACCGCGTGACTAGAAAACTTGCCATCAAAGCGGGATTTGTTAATTGCTTGTTAATCTCTGGGCTTCCCCGTTAATCTTCAAGTTCTTAACTGGTCTCGGACTGCAACTTTGATACCGTGTTTACTGATTGTGCAGTACTGTTCAAGTTAAACAACTTACACAATGTTCAACGCGGCTTTTCTAGCCCCTCGGAAAACAGTGATTATATTAATGGTGGACCCTGCCGGGATCGAACCGGCGACATTATGCTTGCAAAGCATACGCTCTCCCAACTGAGCTAAGAGCCCGTATATTGGCGGAGCGTCTGGGAGTCGAACCCAGTCTACCCTTGCGGGTAGTGCAGATTAGCAATCTGGTGCCTTACCGTCCGGCCCACGCTCCGTATATTTGGCTCCTCGTGCTGGGCTCGAACCAGCGACACTTTGATTAACAGTCAAATACTCTACCAACTGAGCTAACGAGGAACACTAACTCTACTTACAGCTACACAGAAACTTAGCATAACGACCTCCGGACGGCCCTCTGCGAGTATATCTGTGTATGTGTAAATAAACTCTACTTACAACTGCTAACGTGTAGGATTTGCACCTACAAGCGGACCGCCGTCCTATTTGCTACACCGCGTAGTTAAGCTGACTCGAACAGCACACCGCAACCCAACGGACCACGGACTCGAACCGTGTTTACTTCTATTCATTAGCATGTGTAAGTAGAGTCATTCTCTACTTACCCCACAATTATCGACTTTCGTCTATGTAGGTGTTGTTTGAAGTTTCTAAACGAAACAAAACAACTGATCTAAATTTTCAAAGAGCGTGTAACTTGCGTTACTGTTTGTTTAGTTAACATAGCGTATATTTTTTACTGTGTCAACTGTTTTTTTCTTTTTTATTTTCGGAGCATCTAAACTGTTGTTCTTTGCGTCCTATGTATGTGTTATATAGTGTGTGCCTGTACTTGTCAACCGTCTTTTTGAACTACTAATGAAAAAACCCTCCCAGTTTTGCTAGGAGGGTTTTGAAACTTTGCGAACTCGGTTTGTTCTTAGTCTCGTACCCCTCCAGAGCATAGGTCAACGCCTGGATTACTTGATCCGGCTGTCCATAACTGCACTGTTGTGGTCGAGAGTTTCATTGAACTTCTTTGTCCTTTGTTGTATTATATTTATCTCTTTGAGACAAAAACTCAAATTTGGTTAACGCTTGTCTAGAGACTTTTGTACCAGTTGTTGATAGATAGCATGTAACACATCACTGTTGTCTTTGATTTCATCTTTGTTTTGATAATCAACTAATTGGCGTTCTGCTAAGATATGTGTTGTATATTGGTACGGAAAACTTTTATCAGAATCTTCGCCCCAGTAACTGTGTTTATCTGCTTCGTTCAACAGGACATGTGCAGAAGCATAAATGCCGTCTTTACTGATGTCATATGCTATAGCAATATCACCAGTTGCTGATCCTGTTATTTTTTTCTTTCTTCCTAAGACACCAATTGCAACACTTACGTTGTGCAGATTTTCTGACTCAACTGTGTTGTGGTCGTATGTAAAAGCGTAAAGTTTAATATTTGCAGGCATAGTGTTCCCCTTTAAACTACTTATCCAAGTAAGTCAACAATATTAATAAATTTGATCAACTATAGTTGTAGTGGAAAGAACCAGTCCAATGAAATCCTGGAGGATTATCATTGCCTTCTGGATCAGTGAGTTTGTAAAGTACTTCTGGTACAAATTTTCCAGCACGGTCAAAAAACTCTACACGATCTAGTACCTCTGCGCCCATAGCATAATAGTCTCCAAAGTGTTCTTTGAACTCGTTAAGGGCACGTTCCTCCGGTGTGTTTTTAGTAGTTTTGTCAAATTGCCAACGCCCGTTTTCGTCAATATAACTCTTGTTTACATAGTCGTCCTGACGCGGGCTAGCACGAGTCACCATTGTCATTACAGTGCGACCTTCACCAGTAGCACCATAATCACAGAGTACGTATACGTTTGGATCTGTTTTTTCTTGCATGTTATCCTCCAGTAGATGATCCTGTGCTTGGATTGTCGAAGTGTTGTACGCTGGTTAGTTTGGTTTTCCAATAGCCAAAGCCTGTGCCGGTTGTGCCATCGTCCCAGGTTTCTAGGGCATAGTAGTGTTCTAGCCAAACAGTGTGTCCGTCGTTTAGTTCAGTAGGACAAAATGCAAAGTACTTTACTACACGTCTGTCGCCTGTTTTTTGTTTGTCAGTTTTCCAACGCATCATCTTCATCCAATGTAACCCATTTGGTTTCTTCATAGTAAGACATAAAGAAAGTATCGTTGTGATCAGGTTTTCCGTAAACCATAATCGCAGGGCCATCTGTATCTTCAGTAAGCCAGATGTGATGGAAGATTAGGTCACTGGGCTGATCCAATTCTTCTGTTAGATGAGCAAGTTCTTGAGCGATCTTTTTACGCTGATTTTCTGTGAACTCAGGGTGTTCACTTTCCCATTCAATGTTGTGTGTCATTGTGAATTCTCTGCGGCTTCCATAATAAAGTCAATTGCATCGTTGATTACAAACTCGTTAAAGATGCCGTGATAGTTGTTCCAAATCTCAGCAGCAACCCAGTCCCATACTACAGCACCATCTTTCATGTAATGTGCTTGATTTTTACCAATAGTGCTGATAATCCAAACTGCAAGACGGTGTACGTTTTCAAAATCACTCATTGATATTCTCCACAGTGTGTTCTCCAATTTCAATACGCACAATCTGATCAGGTGCATACCAAGTTTTATCAATTGTAATGCCTTTAGTAGCACGTTTGTCAAGCCACTCTCGAACGTCATCTTCGAGATGAACTCGCATCATAAAATTGCCAAAACTCGCATCATCAAATTCGATAACGCGATTAAACGGCGTGTCCACGCCTTTGATGTAAATACGGAAGTTTTGTGTATAACGACGCAGTGGATCAGTTTCGTAACGTTTCTGATCCTCAGTACGAGGATCCCACATCCATTTCAAAGTATCAAGCAGTTTCATCAGCATTGCTCCTTGTATGTGTTTAATATACAGTATTTGTGTTAGTTGTCAATTAGATTAAAACGTGTAAGAACAAACATTTGCAATTTTGTTCTACAACCGGTCAAGAGAAAAGGGCCCTAAGGCCCTGATCTTTTTATTGCTTTACAGGAGTAGCAGCAACAGTTGGATCCACTTGCAGATCTTTGGCAGTCTTGATCATCAACATCTGCATAAAAGTATCTACAGTGCCCAGTGCATTACCTGCCGTTCCACCTTCGCCGCCAATCACAGTGGCAGGAACATTGATCTTGCTGGCAGCGTCTGCCCAAACTTTTTGTGCTTCTGTCCATGCAGCCAGTTTTTGTGCAAGAGCACCGTCAGCAAGTAGAATTGCTTCTTTGGCGTAGGCTTCAGCATCGGCAGCAACAGTTACGGCTTCGGCATCGATTCGCGCTCGGTCTAGATTGATTGCAGCCGTTTGCTTGGCAATTTCTGCTTCTTCACGAACACGTTCTGCTTCAATCAGTGCCAATTTCTTGGTAGTTTCGGCATTAGTGGTCTTTTCAATTTGCTCAACTTTTGCTTCTGCTTGACGCTTGGCAATATCAGTTTCACCTTGTTGGATAGCAAGCAAACGCTGTTCTTCCTGTTCAAGACGCTGTTCACGTGCTACAACTCGACGACTTGCTGCCTTCTTACGCTCGCCAATTTGACGTTCATATTCGTCATCAGGATCAATGTTTTCAAGAATAGCACTTGCTACAGTAACACCAATTTCAGTAAAGTCGTGCGGTGTGCGAACATCATTACCAGCAGTGTCTGTAATTTTTTCCATCAACACTTTACGAACTTCAGTATCGCCTACGTCGCTGGTATCCTGTGCTACATCACTGTCACTAGCAGCAGCACGACTACGAATCACACCACCTGCTTGGTTAAGACTGATTTGACGAACTTGGGCACGACCTTTTTCAATTGCATCTTTGAATTCGCTCTTAAACTGGTCACGCTTACCGCCGCTGTAGTATTCTTCCATGGTAAACATGTTAGACACACTGTCAAGACTTGCAGTAACAGCAGGCTTTAGAGTAGTGTTAATCAGACGCTCGGGTGTACGGAAGGTACGTGCCATTTCAAGAAACTGTGCAGAGTCTTGCGGAATACCAAAGCGAGTAGTTTGAGTTACATCACCGGTCCAGTTGTCTGCTAGACGAACACGGTAGGGCTCTGCAATCGAACCTTGGAACACAGTGCCTGCATTTTCACCAGTTGCATCAAGAGTATGTGCTACAGTAATGTAATGCGGCCACGCAGTGCTAGTACCCCATCCTGCAAAATACCAACCGGTTTCGCAAGTTGAAGTTTCGTTACCAAAAATAGTTCGAGTGTGCTGGCAAAAACCAGCGTCGTTATAACCAACAGATCCGCCAAGGCTAAACACACCAGCCAAAGCAAACATTACAACAGATCCAAGCGTTTTTACTTTGCGTAGCATAGGATCGACTGGAACAAACAGAACTGCAAAAGCACCAAGCAAGAACAGAACTCCAACAAAAATACCGAACATGTATATCTCCTTTTGTTACGGTGTCGTTTAAGTGTTTTATGTATACTTTAGTTTCTTCTTGAAGTCAAGAAGTTTTTGTTGATATTTGTCATAGTTGTCGATATGATCTTGAACAGCATTTTCAACAACTCGGCAAACAACATAGATGCCACCAAACAGTGCAATGTTAGGCAACACATACCATAGAACGATTTCCAGCATTTACTTAATCCTCAATTCTTCAATGTTAACGGGCGTGTAGTCAACGGCTTCTACACTCATATTGCGATATGGTCCTTCTGGACTAGGGTTTTGATGGATATGTCCGTGGACATTAAGGAATGTCTTTTGAACTGTTCCTACATCACCTTCTGCAACAAAAACCCGTAAGTTGCTAGGATGAACAGGAACGTGTGTTAGTAGCAAGCCAAATTCAGAGAACATACGCCACATGTGAACTTTGGAGAAGAATCCGCCGCTGCTCAAATACTTGATGTCATCGTGATTGCCCACAATCAGCCGCTTTTGGCCATGCAGTTTAGGCCACAACTTTTGAAAGTATTCACGGTCGCCAAACATCACGTCACCCAAGTGATATACTTTGTCACCGGGTTTCACACGGCTGTTCCACTGTTCAACCATGTAGTCATCCATTTCCTTTACAGAGGAGAATCTAGCACCACGGACGAGTTTGCCAGTGGTGCTGTCTGTAAACGTTAGAATATTTGCGTGATTGAAGTGTGTATCACTGATTACCCAAATATCACTCATGTTAATCTCCTTTTAGTTTGAACACACCAAGTACCAGTCTGCTTTCCGGTTGACGAATACCAGCACGAACTACCATTTCGTTGTTTTCGTTGTAGCGAATCAACCAGTTCAAGTAGTCAGTGCTCCACAGAGGAATGTTGGTAATACGCTGCAACATATCCTTAGGATAGTCATGCATTGCATATTGATCACCCAGATACTTTTTGTTCTTAAGATAAAAGAAAGTTTTTCTACGCTCAAAGTAATCTTTGGTAAGAGGCTTGAATGAGATCTCGTAATCTTTGCGAATGTCAGCAGGCAACTTTTTAATAGCACTCTCACGAATGATATAGTGCTTCTTGAGTTTGCCTTTGGCACGGCTTTTGAGATCACTCTTATGAGTCTGTTGCTGTTGATAGGTTAACATAGCAAACTCCTTTCTAATAAAATCTGCTTCTAGTTTCTCGTATTCTTCTTCTAGCATACTTTCGATATCTTTAAATGTCAACATCTTTGTACTTTCCTTCTCGACTCCATTCGTCTAATACATCTGCAATTTCTAACATTGCTGCGGCTACTGCATGATTATCACCCCAATAACTGTAAACGTGAATGTTAATTCCCATAAGTATACCTCTCTATGATTCAACATACAACTCAATCACAGTTCTGTCAAGTCAGAACTTGCCTTAAATCCATTTTGAATTATTATAGTGTGATCAACGTAGTTGATCAGTTAAGTCTTTCGCAGGCTCAATCCTTAACATATTATTCTTTTAGAGAGATTCTATCTAGATTTGGATTCACACTTAGCCTTCTTACAGGCTAAGGCAAGTAAGACTCTATCTGAGTTCTTTCATCACACTCATATTCAAAAACCTACTGTGTAAGGAAAAGGCGGTTGTGCTGTACCTTTTTACTTTGTGCTTAATTACAACGCGGATTCGCAAAACAATAATATGAGCAATTGTTTTGCTGTCTGTAGGTTCCAAACGTCAGGAGAGCCTACTCATTTTCTCCAGTCACGGAGACACGAATTACGGACTTACAAGGCGTGCGAGAACCACGCCAGGAACACCACCAGATCCAACCGCATCTGCGGGCTCAAGGTGACCTTACGGCTAAACTGTGCTGTATATAGCCTTTGCTTGCCTAGTTGTGCCTAATACTAAGACCGGACAATCTTAGTCGTTTCTTTTTGCCTTACAACGGTTGATGTATTCTTCTGCTTCATCTTTTGTATAGAACCAATGTTCTAGATGATGTTCGTCCTCGCCCGCCCACTCATCATAGATCTGTCCATCTGGATAGCGGAAATGGTATTCGGTGATACGATCTTCATCAAAACGAACATCGCCTTCTTCGATGTGTGTTACCTTGCCGCAATATTCGATAACGATGATGTTATATTCCCAATGATCTCGATCATACCGAAACCATTCAACACCATCAATTACAGTTTTGATTTTATTTTTTGTAAATGCATTGTTTTTTTCGTCGGCAATATAAACTTTATCGCCAAACTTTAAAGTGTTAAATTTGATCATTTTAACTCCTACTACTTTGTTTCCTTGGCAATCATTTTGTATCCGTTTCCTGTTGGATGTACACCGTCCTTGCTCATTGGATATGCCCTAGTATCTACGACACTGTCACCAAACTGTTTAGCAATGACAAGTGCAGCATACCTAGATTCTTCGTTGTTTGCACTGAGAATCCAAATAACGTCACCCGAGATAAGTTCACGCAAGGCCAGCATTGGCCCATAGGACTCTACGTAGCCATCATTGGAACCTAGACTAATAATGGTCTTTTTGGATTCAGTTAACACAAAATGTCTATACAAGCCGTTGGCATAATCCTCGGAATTGATACCCGATTTAGCCTGCACAACACATTCTGGCCGCATCTGGCCGATGCCAACTGCAATACTATCGCCTAAAATCAAACATTCAATCATTGTTATCTCCAATTAAATTAGACTCTTTGACCGTCTTAAATCGTTCATGATATTCTCGGTCATCAAACGTTTTCTTGTATTGCTCTGCACCAAGGTTGATCAAGTATTCAACGTGAGCAAGATCACAGTTGGCAGAGGGTTCCTTCAAGTAAGCCAAGTTCCAGCCGTGCCGGTGAACGCAACGACCATAGTAGAGAGCATACCCGTCGCCATGCAGTTCGATGGTGTATTGCGGTTCACAAGCACAAGGCTTCAACAGTGTTTCCCAGTCAGTCATAGCATTACTCCTAATACGATTCCAAAAGCAAACACAAGACCTATAGCACTGATCACATACCAAAATGCTGGACCTAAAATCATACCAGCAGCATAGAAAACAAAGTAAGGAAACTCAATAATTTTTTTAATCATGGTCATAAGCCTTCAAAAAGTTTTCCATATACTTGCGAATGTTCTCTGCTCCTACGGGATTCATACTATGAACATGATATCCAAATCCCACAGGCAACCGTAGTTTGTTATCCATCACATGGTCACAAAACCATTTGGCAAAGGTGTAGCCAGTTTTCTCGCCTGTGTCTTTTTCGTAATGTTCGTCTGCCAAGTCATGGTCAAAACTGATCATAGTGGGCAAGCCATACTTTTCCACACACCAAACAGCATCATCCATGCTGCGGCAGATCACTACGTTTTTGTAAGGTCCGTAGTTGTAACGCACATCACCGGGGAAGCGAATGTCATCTAAAAACAGTGTCCAGGTCATTTTACATTCCCATCCAAGCAGCACATTCATCCCAACGAACGTTGGTAGTGATTGACTTTTCAATGTGATCCAATATCATAGCACGACCGTCACGATCACCAAAACGACCAAACACATACACAGCCGCAAACGGATCGCGGTTCTTGATCGTAGGCATCCACTCCTGTGCATAACGCTTGCGATCAAGTCCTGACGCAACAACAGTGTTCCAGTAACGATCATACTTTTCCACAGTGTTGTGCAAACGTTCTGCAAATCTGCGTTCAAAGTCACGCACACGATCTGCCTGCACTTTAGGCAACATAGGAACAACATCATCAACTTCTTCGTTGAGGATCAAGTTCACAATGTTACGATCAAACACAATACGATCCACAGTCTTGTGAATACGCACGTACCAGTCGTTCTTGATTTTGCACATGTGACCATCTGCAAAGCGGATGATGTCGCCTTCACGACCTTCTGCACCACGCTGACGAGCAATGTAGTCAACAAGATTGCCTGCTACACTACCATACTGCGTAACAGTGTTGAACGGACAAGAGATATCCATTGCATATTCGCCAGTCAAGTTGTCACGAGTACCAAGATACACAAGGTCTGCTGCCTCATAAGCCAGCACAATCTGGTTAAATGGGCTTACCCACTCAAACAGCGGAGTTAATCCAAGATCAACCATAGTGCGAAGCCATTCCTTCAATCTGCGGTCCTGAGCAGCAAGCCACGCCTCGGCATCCATAGCAACCGACGTCACTCCCATTTTGGTAGCCAGTCGCAGGTGCCCATCAACCAAGATCGGACGTAAGAGCACCATCAGGACCAAAGATAAGACCACGGCATTCACGACGAATCGCACCGCCCAAGTCGTCTGGGCCAGTCATGTCAAAGGTATCGGCCATAGCCACCACATAGTTGACCACAGTATAGCCTTCACGTTCGGCTACGACAAATTCGTCACGGCCTTCTACGTGCGGCAGCACATCACTGATGTGACGGATCAGAGGAAAACGGTAGTTCATGATTTTATCCTTGTGTATCACCTACCCTAGTGTTATAGCACAAGGATAGGCAGTTGTCAATCACTGATTCTGTTGCCATACATGTCGTAGCAGCGAACAGCATCGAATCCTTCGTCAACAGTAGGGCGAACAAAACTATCCATCATTGATTCAATTACATGATCAGGAATAGTTTTGCCTGGACGGCTAGCCATACGGTGCTGCCAATCTTCCCACTGGCTATCACCCGCTGGCAAGAGGATGCACTCGCACTCAACACGATAGCCAGCGTTACGCATACGATTAATGATCTTACGACGCTTGCCAACACCAAGGTTGGTCTGATCCCAGATGACATCCTTACGAAGAGTAACTATCGAGTTCAACTTCCGTTCGTTGAACTCCGTCGCAGCCTTAATGTTTAAAGAAAACGCCTCGTTATAAGTGATGCCGTTGTCTTCAGCAACCGTATCGATATACATATCGGTGCTGTAGATCCAAGTGTCTTCAGAGATCATTCTCTGAATGAGAGTGCTCTTACCGGTAGCAGGCAACCCAACCATCACAGTACAAGTAGGCATGTTTTCTCCAATCAATACTTAAAGTTTCCACTCGCTTCGTTATCTTTGAAACCAGTCATATATGCTTCGATTTCATTAGGAGTCATACGATCCTCAGGAATTAATTCGCTGGATCCGGTGCCACCAACGTAGTAGTGAGGAACACATGGACGACGGTAGTAACTATCAGCACCACCGCGATCGTAGGGTCCACCATGACGTCTATCGTTAGATTGAGACATTAGGTTATTCCTTTTCTATTTATGTATCAGTGACGAACGAGATGAACGCGGCCAAGGAGCGTAGCAAGAGCGTATTCGATCGCCTCCATCGCCTGCGCCTTGGTAATGTTATTCGAGTCGTACTGTGACTCTGCGAGTTTAATCAGCTGAGCGAGTTCTTCATTAGTCATACCGCAGATTGCAGTTTTGACTTCTTCGAGGCTATTAAAGGTAGTCATTGTCGTGTTCCTTTTGTTTCCTACAGATATAGAATACACTGATTCTAAACGAATGTAAATAGAAAAGTTGTTTAGAAGTCCTCATCACCTTGGTATACGTTGAAAACAAAGATACCTTCTTCACGCCACATACGAACAACTCGCGGACGATCGTCAAACACCATGTCAGGCTTACGGCCGTAGTCAGCAATGATCTCGTCAAGGATTTCACGCTTGACAATATCGTCACCACGGAAGTCGTCTGCCTTACGCATGTACAGTTTGGCAGTGTAGTTCCAAAAGCGGTTGTCCTGCAACCACTTCATAGTAGCATCACGACTACGCTCGTTGCGTCCGCTTGCAAAGATGATTTCGTTACCAGCAGCCTTCAGCGAGTGAAATGCTTCTGCAACATATGGATTCACAGCATCGTTTGGAATACCAGCATCAAATGCCTTCCAGTTCTTTGGCTTGCTACGAACGTAGTCCAGCCGGTGTTCGATGTTAGCCAGTGTGCCGTCGATATCAAAAACAACTAGCATTTTATCCCTCATTTTATTACCCTATGTGTGTTTATAGCATAAGGTAAACAGTGTGTCAACCTCAATGCCGATTCTTATCTTTGTTTTGGTGGATTATTTCTTTAACTATCCACCAAAACAGTGGAATGTAAGCAACTATCATGGCAATACCGAGTGCCATTATTCTACACGAACCTTGTTTTCGTTGGTAGGAACAAAGTCAAAAGTTTCCGGAGAACTCCAACGACCCATACCAAACAGGCCTGCAACGCTACCCCATTGGCCTACAAAGCCAGTGTACTTGCCTGATTCATCGCGGCAAAGCAAATCTACCTGATTGATAGTAGAGTCACCATTGCCCGAACTAAATTCCCAAGACACAATCTCTTTGCAGGGCTTCGCTGGGTAATAAATGGTTTCTGCTGAAACACCCGAATACATTAGAATCAGTGCCAGCGTAACAGCAACACGGTGAAGTTTGGTTTTCAGTTTCATGTTAGTGCCTTTCTATTGCCTATGTATTAATATACGACAGTTTAGGATTTTGTCAACTTCTATTTGTGCAGTGCAAATTGACGCATGTATTCCAGTTCTTCTTCTTTATAAACAAACACCCACATGCAGGTAACTTCACTACGAGTAAACACATCACCGTAGTAGTTGCGGTATGGATATGTAGGATCTGTAGTAAATCCCCAGTGTGCAACATTCATTGAGATCTTGCTCATGACATCCATGGGCTCGTGCAAAACTAGTGTAGTACCGAAGTTGCGATCTTCACGCCATGCTATTACAGCATCACGAAATTCAAAAACGTCGGGAATCTGTGAGTCGAAGTCTGCCTGAGCATGGGCAGCCTGTGCCATAGCCTTACCTGGGTTCATATCCCACAGGTCGCGACGCATAACGATGTAAAATCTTGGTTCCATTTTGTCCTCAATAAAAAACCTACACTAACAATATACTGCTAGTGTAGGTGTTTGTCAAGTTAAAGTTCTACATCCACATAGTCAAGAATGCCAATACAATGGAAATGGGTACGTCCGTACTTGTACTGCATGGTTTTGTGCCAATGTCCAAAGTACCATTCTTCAGGCTGATGAATAGCCAACATACGTGTAAATGCAGCACTGGTACGGTTAGGATATTCGGGTCCTTTGAGCAAACCACTGTTGAAGAACATTTCTCGACTGACAGTGTTTGGACAATCGTGTGTGATCATCACACGTGGCCGAACAGTGCTGTAAATGTCAATCATACGCTCTAGTTCTTCTTGGCTGAGTTCTTCCTCAGGCCACCAATCATAACCAGCAGTACGCTTGTACCAACCAGGAGGTGCATCGGGGTTATCAATGCTCCAAGCACCACCGATGAACATTACATCGTTTTCAACAGTACCGTCTTTGATCCAACCGCTCATCTCCTTACACTTAGAAGGATTGTCGTGGTTGCCACGGATAAAGCGATGATTGCCAGCAGTGTGATAGTCGTTGATGCTTTCGTGCCAGTAGTCACTTTGACCAAAACCTACACCGAAGTCGCCGATTTGGATTGTAGGACCTTCGAACCGGTCGATGGCATAGGTTTTATAATCGTTAACCAGTCCATGAATGTCGCCAATTAGTCTTGTCAGTGTCATTTTTATGCCCTTATGCGGCTTTGCGTATTTTTTTTGATTTTGTTTCTTTTTTTACAAAATCGTCTCGTGTGATTAGTTCTGCATCAAGTTCAGGCAATGAAAAAATCATTGCTCTTGCAGTTTTATAATCAAATGCAGTATATGTTCCTCCACCACCAGTTTCGGCCTTTTCGCGCCACGAAACTAGAATTCGAGTAGGAATAGGTTTTAGATACTCTGACTTTTTCATTTCTTTCCTCTTGTATGGAGCTCCCGGAAGGATTCGAACCCTCGACCACCACGTTCGAAGCGTGGCACTCTGACCGCTGAGTTACGGAAGCGTAGTATTTATTTGGTGCCCCCGGCAGGAGTCGAACCCACAACCTAGGGAGTAGAAATCCCTTGCTCTTCCAGTTGAGCTACGAAGGCTAAATTTCTGACAACTGACAAAGTGCAAAGGGACTCGAACCCTTGTCTCCGACTCCACGCCGGCGTCCTATCCTCTAGACGATACACACGATCATTGCAGCACTTTTCTATATCTCGACAACGACATCGAAGTTACTGCAACAAAAGGTCAGTTGCCACGGTGGTTGCCGCCACCTATTCTTTATCTCTTATTTATTTCTTGTGTATACTATACATGATCTTTTCACGCATGTCAACGCATATACAGCACCAGCAGCTTATATGTTTAGTTTTCTTGCCACGCATGTTGACGTTTGCCGAGGCGGCGCGGTGGGGCGGGCCGATGATCTGCTGGAACAGTTTATCTCGAGAAACACTGAACTCAGCCTATTCTAATTCGTCTTCGAATGGGTATCTTCTCACTGCTAGCAATTTTCTAACAGGATATGCACTAAAGTTAACACTGTTATCTTGATTTCCACCAAGCACCAAATAGTATTCTTGACCATTGTGATAGGTTGAAGTTACAAAGAATCCAACATGACCTTTCCAATTGGCATTGCCACGCTTAAACACAACAACATCACCTGATTCTGGTTCGTCTACTTCTACGCCCCAATCAAGAAAACTTCTTGCCAGTAGAGGATGTTCTGCATATTCATCAGACCCAGGTAATCCAGTTTCTGCAAGCACTGCATTTACAAATGCAGCACACCATTCAGTGGCAACTGGATCAACACCGATAAAATCTTTTATTTCTGCTCTATGACTCTTTTCACTCCACCCTAGTTTTTCTGTTGCAGCAACCAATGGTTCTGGCGGTGTCGGTGAAGTAGTAAACAATTGAATTTTTGCACAAGCAGATACTGATAGTAACAGTACTGTTAGTAACATAGCCCTCATCATAAAAATATTTATAGAATAGGTCTAGATAGAAATAGTACAGTTTAACTTTGGCACTCCCGGCAGGACTCGAACCTGCAACAATCACCTTCGTAGGGTGGCGCTCTTCCAGTTGAGCTACGGAAGTATCGTTTGGTACCGTGTATAGGATTTGAACCTATTCCGACGCAGTCACAGTGCGGTATGCTACCCTTACACCAAGCACGGCATTATTCTGGTTGCCCCTACTAGATTTGAACTAGTGACCTATCCCTTATCAGGGGATTGCTCTACCACTGAGCTAAGAGGCAATATTCATTGTTTAGAAGATACACTGACCAATACCATTTCTGGTCCGATAGGTTTATTTTATGTGGCGGCCTAAATGCCACTCAGTGTATCATCAAACCAATGGTGAACCGGGTGGGATTCGAACCCACGTACTCCGATTAAAAGTCGGGTGCTAAAACCACCTCAGCTACCGGTCCACGTTTCGTTTGTCGCTTTCTTCTTTGTTACGTTTTCGTTTCATTTTTGTTCCTTGAATTGGTGTACCGGGTGGGAGTTGAACCCACGACCTTCGGATTAAGAGTCCGCGGCTCTAACCTGGCTGAGCTACCGGTGCATTAATAGTTGTATGTTTGTTAGTTACACCACGACTGCTTTTTGTCGCCGTAGTATTCTCTAGCATAACCTTGTTCAATAAGCATCTGTGTTAGGCTCTTACCGTCGATAAGAACATCACCTAGCACTCTGCCGCCGAACTTGTCCCACTCATAAAATACAATTTGAGTAGTCTTGGCTTTTGCAACTAAATCTTTTGTAAATTTACTTGCAGCATCACCCATGTCGCCTTCTTTTTTACATTCTGCTCTGCCACCTTTTTCAGGTGTATCTACGCCCCATACACGAAGTGATAGTTTCTTCGGAAGTGGATCTAGCAAGAACTTTGCTTCAAATTCAACTGTATCACCATCTACTACACGTAGAATTTTTAAGTCGTGTGCTACACCAGTTGGCTTTTTTACTTCAGCAAATGCAGTGGATGCAGCAACAATCAGTGCTACAGTTAAAAGTATTTTTTTCATTATGTTCTCCTAAATACTAGAATATTTATAACAAAAAAACAATTATGGTCCCCAGGGACGGGATTGAACCGCCGACACGCGGATTTTCAGTCCGCTGCTCTACCAACTGAGCTACCTGGGGATATTTTGGTGGGAGAGGAGGGAATCGAACCCGTCCGTGCGTTGCCGCGATGGAGTTACAGTCCACTGCCTCACCTTGAGGCGTCTCTCCCTTATTTTGGTAGGACATACGGGTTTCGAACCCGTTTCTCCGCCTTGAAAGGGCGGCGACCTTCGCCAAGAAGTCCAATGTCCCATAGTTTGGTGATGTAGGCTGGATTCGAACCAGCAACCTACGGCGTATGAGACCGTTGCACTACCGTTGTGCTACCACATCATTGTTTGGAGGTCGGTATGTGAATCGAACACATTACTTTGCAGTGCTATGGAGTTGCAGTCCATCCCCTTACCATCCGGGCCACCGACCAATTCTATTTTCAACTCCACAACCCCAAGTTAGGAGACCCACCACGTAAGTGAGATCCGAGCCGGATTTACACCAATTCTGCTTGTGCATGTGAAAATAGAATTTGCTACGCTAGATTTTTACTCCGCCGTTACCACCAGTCGTTTCATCCTCAAGCACGCCCATTTGAGTTTGTTTATAGTGGTTACTCGCAGTCTCGTTCCGCATTTCCACTTTGATCATTAAAAAACCCTCCTACCTTTTGGGTGGAGGGTGTTTCGGAAACTTGTGTATATACTACACGTTAGTTTCGCAAACCCTCCGAGACGCCAAAGCGATACTCGCGGCATTTTTCAATGCTTCTAATCTCAAACATATGTTTAATAACGAGTTTCATAGTTCAGTGTCTTTCTTGTTTGTTTAACTTATATTGTAGTTATACTAGTTTATTTATCTCTTGTCAACAACTTTTTTTCAGTTTTGAACAATTTTATTTATCTTTTTGTTTCAACAACTTAGGGTGTAAACGGTTGATTGTCTTTCCACTTTTTGTAAAGTGAGTAAGCAAACCACACCGGGCCGCCGAGTACAAAAACAACAAAATTTAGTACAAATTCGATAATAAAGTTACCAGTTGAAAGAACATCTTTTGCTTCTCGCAAACTGTCTTCGCCTTTGAACCAATCATACACAAAATGTCCTACACCCGTAAGTGCCCACAACCAAATTAAAACTTCCATTTATACTACCTTTACTTCTAGAGGCGGAAAGCCGTTAAATGCTATAGTGCTGTATGTGCTTGTGTAAGCACCGCAACTGTTAATTACTAACACATCTCCACTCTCAATGTCAATTGGTAATTGTACTTTGTTTCTTTCATACATTACATCGGCACTATCACAGGTTGGACCAGCAAGTATACAAGGACCTGTTGGAGAATTTTCTTTGCCTAGCACAGTAAATTGATACTTGATTGCTTCGCCTTCTGTTTCTGCAAGACCACTAAATCTACCTACGTTTAGGTATACCCAACGAACCACATCCATTGATGACTTCTTACTTGCCAACAATACTTCTGAGGCAATGCAACCTGCGCTGCCTACTAAGCCGCGACCAGGTTCTACCATAATGTAGTTGGCTCCTGGAAACTGCTTACGAACACGATCCATTAGTTTTTTGCCGTATTCTTCAGGAGGTGTAATTTCTACACCGTAGTAGGCAGGAAAGCCTCCGCCGATGTTTACCAGTGTAAGTTCGTAACCGCACTGAGAGATTTCGTCCCAAAGATTACCCATCAACTCTAGTGTGTCATACCACATCTCAGGATGTTTGGTTTGCGAACCAATGTGCCAACTGATACCAACTGGTTCAAGTCCTAGTTCTTTTGCATAGCCCATAAGGCCTAATGCCATAGCAGGATCACAACCGAACTTGCGTGACAGTGGCCATTCTGCTTCGGTTTGCCCAATCAGCACACGAATAAACACACGTGAGTTGGGTGCATGACGTGCAATTTTTTCCAGTTCTTCTTCAGCATCTGCAGAAAACAATGTAATATCGTTTCTGTATGCGTATTCGATATCTTGCCAACGTTTTACAGTATTACCAAAACTAATGTGTTCTGGTTCTGCACCGGCAGCAAGACACATTTCAATCTCACCCATACTAGCAGCATCAAATCTACAACCTAGTTCGACAAGACGTTGTAGAATAGCAGGATGCGGATTGCTCTTTACTGCATAATGCACATGAGCATCTGGCATACCTGCTTTTAGGTTTAGATAATTTTCTTCTACAAGATCAATGTCAAGAATCAGTGTCGGACGTTCGAATGTATTGTTGCGAATGTACTGATAAATTGCGTCCACTAATCTCTCCTAAAATCTACTACGTTTTCGTCTTTGGTTTTTACAATAGAAAGTGCTGGTTTTTCTACCTGCTTGATCGGTTCAACGCCGGAAAAAAACTTTACATCTTCTCCCGACAGTTTACGTTCTATACGATCGAGGCGCATTAAAACTTCGTCCATCATGGCGATCAGTGTATCGACTTTGTAACTCATAATTTTGAGACCTTGTTAGCGGAAAGTAATTTGAATACGTTGACCAACTTTGTAACGACGATCTGTCATTACAGAGCCAACATGATCGCCGTAGCGATAATAAACAATGTAGCCATCTACTACCTGTTCATCCTGATACTCGGTATGATACTTGCACTGAACTTCGGTACGATATCCTACCACTGCTTGACGATTGCCTTGGCGACCTGCTACATCAGCACCAACAATAGCGCCAAGTACAGTCATAGCATCTTTACCAGAACCGCCGCCAAATTGATTACCAATTGCACCGCCAATTAGCGCACCAGCAAGAACGTCACCAGTGCTTCCACCTTGTACACGACCATATACCGGCACTTCCACATCGTAGCAGTATTCTACTTCGACAGGATGCGAAATATAGGTATAGTTTGTAATGACTTCGGTAACACGAGCATTAACTGTTTCAGCAGTTGCTGAAGATGCAGTGGCAATAAGAGCAGCAGAAAGAAGTAGTGTTTTCATGATAGCCTCGCTTTCGATATATTTATACAGCAAGTCTAAAGCATTGTCAAGAGAAATTATCTCTTGGTTCCAGTAAGTTGAATAGCGTATCTATCGTGCATACTTAGATTGTAAACAGCATGTGGATCATCGCTGTCCCACTGTATCCAATCACCTGCACACCACTCGCCAAATGTTTTTCCGCAGGCCTGCGATACCTGTCCCGGCTGGCTGTCTTCAAGCATGATGATAATACGAGTAACTTCTTCGTTGTTGAGTTTGTTGACTTGCTTGTATCTGCCAAACAAATCAACGTGCATAGGAAGATACTGTCCGGGCTTGAACAAGTTAATTGCTATTGCAATATGATCCAAATGATCAAATGCAGGAATGATATAATTGTCAACAGACTCGGGCATAGGATTTGGTTGGAAATAGTTCCACAGAGTCATATACATTTTGCTATGCCCGTGGCTGGCATACTCATTGAGTAATCTGTCGTCCTTGTGTGTATCGAACTTGTAATTGAGAGTTTTAAAGTCCTCAATATTCCAATTTGGTTCGATATGTCCGGTGTTAAGCATTTCAATCTCCTTCGGTTTATTTATAAGTTAATTCCGCTAGGAGTTTGTAATTTTCCCATGCTTTTTTAGCAGCTAGGTTTGTTTCTAGATTCTCAGGTGTTAACATTACATCATACCAGTAGTGATTCATACGAGGCGGATGAGCACCATACTGTCGCGGTTGATGCATCTTCCCTTCGTTTTTCAAACTAATACAAATATCACGAACAGCCTGTTCATCCTCTGCAGGAATGTTGCTCCATTCGGGCTGACTGTACATACTTCCAAGACCATTACCGCCAGCATAACCTTCCCAAATACCAGTCCATTGTTTGTCGTCTTCTGGATCAAAATCTGTACGGGCGATGACTACTAATACTTCATCAATGTGTACAGTGTCTTCGTAAATATCCTTTACGCAACGGCTAAGACTGGTTCCGATTTTCATTTACGTTTCTCCAATTGATAGTTAAGGACAAAGTTTTCTACAAGTAGTTTTGTAATAGTTGCCATAGCAACAGTCAGCATGTCGCTGTCGTTGATGTCGTTAAACTGCTCTACAACACTGTTAGCCATCAAGCGATAAGCCGCAGACTCTTCAATTGGCAACATACCCCAATCAATAGGGTCTTTGAATTCTGCTTCTTGTGCTAGATCTGCAAGTTGTTCAACTGTTAATTTTGACAATTTTATAATCCGGTGTTAATCTATAATGTAATGCGTCGTGAGCAGGATGCTTGTTATACGCAACAGTGGCTTCGATCTCGATACTACGTCCAGCAGCAATCAAGTAGTCCCACACAGGAATTGCTGGACTATAAGACTCCAAGTTTAGTACCATAAGGTGATTGTGACGATCTTTAAAGTAGTAACGCCACATGTTTTCACGCTTTGCAGTTCTGTGTACTTTACCTACAAACTCAATTTCGCCGGCAAAGTAACCAGGGATACTATGCGGATTGATTGATTGTACATTTTTAAAAATCTCAACAGTAGCAACACTCTCGTCATGAAAGCCAGGAAGTGTGATCAGCGGAGCCAGCCATTCTTTTTTGATCTTACGTGGCGAGTACAGTGCTTGATCAACAGTTTTCATCCACTCGCTCATGTGTTGATTTTTAAGTCTACGTAACATGAAATTGTTTTGAAAGTGTTTACGAACTTGATCAGCACGTTCATATGATTCTGAAGAAATTTCAAAATTTGCTGGGTAATTTCCACTCAAGATGTTTGTGTAAATTTCAGTGCCGTATGTGGTTTTTGAAAGTTGAACAACAGCCGCAAGAGTATCGTACGGAGTATCCACAGGGTCTGTTTCAATTTTTTTGACAGTCTCAAAGTCGTCAACGGAAAATACCACGTTAAAGGGTTGTGCTATATTCATGTCCAAAGACTCGCTCTAATTTTAATAAGACGGATCAGCATTTCGGTATCTTCGTCCTCGTAAGCCTTTTCCATTTCACGCATCGTGTCGTGCATTTTTGCAGTATCCCACTTGTCTGCTTCGGGATCTTCGTCGAGTAGGTCGATGCCACGTTCACGCTGATTGTCACAGTAGTTGCTCCAACCGCTTGCATCCATAGGTTCGGGACGATTAGGATATACTTCAGTCCACCAACGGTAAAGTGCAACAATCTCTTGTGCAGTTTCTGCTTGGTAAGTGGGTTTTGCTTGGCTTTTATCGTCAATCCATTCTTCGTCAGTAAGAGTCATTTCCCACGCAAGATGAGCAAGTCCTGCTTCGGCACTGCGCCAAGTTCTAGTGCGCCAACGACCTACTTGCCACCAACGCATATCTTTGGATTTTTCTTCACTCCAGCGATAGCCGCTATATGCTTTTTCGATTTCAACAAAGTCTACAAGTTCATCAAACAGGCAGTAAAGTATACGTGTATCCATATCACGATACTCACCAGGCTTAATGTGCTTAGGATGAGCAACAAGTGCGTGAGTTTGATCAATCCAACGATTTACAATGTAATACTTTACACTGTATAAACGATCGGTAGGCCAGCAAACAAAGTTTTGCAGTTTATCCAGACCTTCTTCGGCAATCCAATAACGGATAGGATGTGATGCACGAGCAAGATTTTTCCACTGCTTCCAACCCGGGCTGGTTTCGAAGTTGGGTTTAGCAGTGCCGCGAAGCCAATCGGCAAAACGGCTGCAACTCCAGTAATTAGATCTCATCTTCTTTGTACTCTTTTCGATTTTTGCTATAGTTTACAGTTGCGTTCCAGAACCCGATCAATCCATGACACGCAATAGCAAGGAAAGTTGAAAAAATTTGAACTGCTCCAATGATCAGAACAGCAATAAGTGCAGTCATAATCAAGTCAACTTCGTGTGCAGTATTATAATACGCTAGACCGAATATAATAGCGTAGAATCCCAAATCCCAGAGATGCTTTTTCATTTTGCTTCCTTTTTAGCACGATAGTCGGCTTTGAACTGTTTTACGTCAGTGACTGCACTGGTAAGTGCGGCTGCATAGTTAATTGCAGTCTGCTCATCCAGCACAATAGTAGTATCCATTTCGGCATAGCCTTTGATGAGAATTTGCCAAATTTGCTGCCAGCGGTTCATTTTCCACCATTTAGTATGGTTCTTTGCATAGATATGAACACTAACATCAACTTCGTCTGCTTCTACATTCAGTTCATGTGAGCAATCATCATTGCCGCAACTGCAACGAATATGATACCATTTGCTATCACCCCACTCGCTGGTTTTTAAAATACCCTGTGCAGGTTGTTGTGCGTTCATAATCTTCTCCTCAATGAATTGTATTATAGTTGGATTCGTCGTTAGGGTCAAGTCCAAAATACTCAATACACATTCTTGCAATAGTGTTTGGTACTTCTTTTAAATGTTCTTCGCCGCGTGGAACCCATATACCTTTGAGACTGCCGTCTTTGCCAACAACCAACCCATAGTCATCGTCTTCTAGTGTTTCGCTCAGTTCTAAATAATCATGCCTCATTGCTCTCGCCTTTTAGAGTCTCTAACATACGGTATTTGTCCAGTTGACAATGATACTCGTCTGCCGCAGATTTTAGTTTAGGATATTTGGTTTCTAGATCAAAGTCTCTGTTGATTACAACTTTTAGACTCTTGCTTATTTCGTCAAGAGATTTTTGATACTGAAGAATAGGATCTAGTTTTTCACGCTCAATGTCATCGATCTTAACATAGTGTTGGCTTTGACTAGGATGATAACTATCCTTAGGAACAACGCCGGCATCAATCCAGTTGGCTCGGGCCTTTTCTATGCCTTCGTGATCGACGTGTATATAGGGTCTGTCGTCACTAAACTTGCGTTCGCCACAGTTGCATTTGTAAAACCGTATCTGCCAATGCTTGGTTTTTTTGGTATCAGTATAAGTTGTATGATACTTGTCGTTGACTGCTACTAGTTCCCAATCATGCTCGTGCCGCGGAGCAAAAAGTCGTGCAATAAAGTTCATCGTTTACCCTGATAACGTAGATCAAAAATTTTATCTCTTACACGATTATTATACCAATTACGGTCTTGCTTGTCAAGCAGTGTAAGTAGATATTCAAGATCTTCGTCGCTTAACGCCACATCAACTGCGGATTCTGCTAACACAGTATAACCTCGGTTTTTTAATTCTTCCACTATTTCGTTGTCGTCGAACTCATCGAGATCTACGTCAACGTCTACATATGTTTCAATTGTTTTAACAGCCATTTTCAATTACCTTCTTTTTGATGGTTTTGTATAATCCTGGGTTTACTTTTAATGCGTGTGGCATTAGTTCATGTCTAATATAGTTTCTTGTGTACTTGATATCCGCATTGCTAGGATCTTCAACATACGGTACCGTGTGCATATTAGACCACAAGGCAATATCACGTTTCATATTTAATCTAAACGGACGGATAACGTTCTTTCTACGATACGGTACAATTTTACCAGTACCGTGCAGCGAACTAAAGATCCAAGTTTCCACGCAGTCATCCAAGTGATGTCCTGTAATCACAGGTGCGTCTGTAAATAGGTCCAAGAACTCGTAGCGTTTTTCTCGCCAAAATTCTTCATGACTCATATCTTTTGGCTTGTCTTCACGAATCTTACCGCCGATAAATTTGATATCGTTTTTAATACAGTAGTCATCAACAAAGTCTAGAGTGTACATAGAATTGCTGGTTCTATGATCAAAATGTAATACAGTTACATCATGATTGTTTTGTAGAAAATTTAAAATTGCCATACTATCAATGCCGCCGGAGCAGGCAAGATATACTTTGCGGGGGAGTTTGCCTTGGATCTTAATCATATTTTTTATTATAAGGCATAGACCGCAATTGGACAAGAAAAAACTATTTCATATCCACTGGAGTCATTGTGCCTGTTTCCCTATGTTTAGTAAATGATACTGTACCGTCTGACTTTAGTCGCTAAAACGGCTCTAACTCAAGTGGCTTGGTCATCTTTGTCATCGTGTTTAAGAATAATCATATTGTCACCGCTGCCAACTGTTTTAAGATAGCCATCTTTAGCAAGGCTATCAATGGTAGTAGAAACAGACTGTTCAACCAGATCGTAGTTTGCTTTTGTACGACCCACTGAATATCCAAACAGTGTAAACACAACTGCGGTACCGAAGATGAAAGATTCAACAACCATTATTTTTCCTCAATATATGAAAGTTTAACGTAATTCAATTTAGTCATCGGCAACCGAGTGTCATACTCGATCTCATGCTTTTTGGCTTTTGCCCTTATACTATATTTACTGCCGATTTCGTATTTTTTGTCTTTGTTAAAATGCACAAGATTGCCGCCAACACCAGCAATATAACTGTAAAGATTGTAGTCTTTGAGATAAAACGAACGAAGGATTTCCAGTTCGCCTGAGATTGAACTGTCAACGTTATAATGCACAGAATCAACAAAATCAGTTTTGAGACGACGACGGTAAGCAAGATCGTGCAGTTCTCGTTGAATCATTGCAGGAACATAAGCAACAAAGCCTACATTCTTAGGTGTACATTCTTCGCTGCTAAACGCAGCAAACGTATCACGCTGAAACTGACTGAGATCGTTGCCAATCATAAGAAACGTGTAACGCTTGAAATGACTGCGGGCAGATTCTAGAGCAGCAACATCTTCATTCGTAACTTCAACAGGCTCGAACTGTTCAGGAACCCAGTGATTCTTGCTGCCTTCGCTGATGGCCTTGAGAGCAAACATAAACTTGATAGCATCCTTGTTGCCCCAAAAGGAAACATTGCCATCCTTATCGTATACAGTTTCTTTGTAGTAGTTTTTGTTGATACGATAGATAGCAAATGATAGTTTAAGTGCTTCATCAGTTGAAAACGTATCCATAGCCGCCTCGTTGTGTGCCTACATGTTCAACATACAACAAGACGCACGGGTTGTCAATCTTTATTTTTTTTTGTTAACTTCGAACAATTTAGGATCTAGTTCTTTTTTCTTTTTTCTGTCTTTGCGCCAGCCTTCGCGCATTTTTTCTCTCTTGGCAAGTTCTTCTGCTTCTGGACTCTTTGGAGTAGGATCTGGCAAAGCCTTGACTGAGTCCAGTGTAGGAACAAATGCATCATAGGCATTTTTATTCATCTCAAACCCAACAAATTTTCTTCCATAGCGTAGTGCGGTTCTGGCTGTGGTAAATCCTCCGCAGAACGGATCCATCACAACATCGCCTCTGTTGCTGCTGTAAAGAACAAATTTTTCAATAAACGATTCGTTGAGTTGATTCTTGTTTTTCAATTGTCCAGGATTATGAGCCCGAGGCATGTCCTGCACTGTAAGACGGTCGTGATAACTGTCTTTTTGATCTGTGAAATAAACATTACTGTTGAATGTTCTTGTTTGCTTGCCCTTATCGGGCTTTTGCCAAAACAGAATGTGATAGTGACTGCTGACCCACTTGTTTTTTGTACTCACACCAAAACTGTATTTTGCAATGATATGATTGACTTCTTTCAAGTCAGTGCTGTGCAATGCATTTAGAATATGATGAAGGTTTGTATAACCACTTACAATATAGATACTGCCGCCCGGACGTAGTACTCTAGCACATTCGCCGATCCAGTCTTTGCTAAACTGTGCATAGGTTTCTAAAGGAACGTCCACATACCCAGGTACAACAAAACTTTCGTCACGATGATAGTGAGCGTCCAGTTTGTCGCCGTCAATACCGTAAGGCGGATCTGTAAAAATAAGATCCACGTTGCCATCGGCAACGTGGTCTTTGATTCCTGTAATGCAGTCTTGATTATAGACCTGGAATGTCATTGCGAATTGCATCCATAATTAGTTGCTTTAGATTATTATTATACGTGTTTTCACAAAGGATACGACCAGAAACTTCCGTAATTGCTGCTTTGGGTACTTTAACAACAACACCGTCGCCTTGAACTTTGGCATGTTTCAACACTGTCTTTTTGTCGAGAACAAAAGCACCGTCGTTGCGTACTACAATCACACAATCTGCTACATGTGATTCGGGCAAGGTTTTGTTCTTGTTGGTGCCATTTGTGTTGCTTAGTTTTACTTCGTAGTTTTTACGTAGACTACCATCTTTTTTGTACATATTATCGCTGAGTTGACTTTTTAATTCAACGTCGATGTTGTGTTTTGGCCAAACGTAATCTCTGTGATCTTCACCGACATATTTTAGATTATTGTTTGAGTGTGTTTCTACTGTTAGTTCTGCAATCAGACCTTTGAGAAATCTCCATTGTGCATCATTAAAGTCTTCAAGAGAGTTTCCATATTCAACAATTCCTTGCCAATTAAACGCCTTTAGATCTGTTAGGATTTCTGTGTTTAGCATTGTATGTTCCTTTAAATTTTAATAAGTATAACATCAATTTATCATGGTGTCAAGACAAAAACAACCTAAAGTGATCTGCTAGGGTCATAGTTGTGTCTACTGATACACCGTCGTGAGTTACAAACAGATTTGCTGTATCAAAGCAATACTGATAGCGGCACCAAAAGTTATAGATATCTGGTGTGCGGCTAGCCCAACCCTTTTCACGTAGCAGTGTGTCTTTTTCTACGCTGATACGTGCTGTGGGCATATTGCAAGCCTGTGTAGGAGTAATTACACCAGCCAACAATAGATCTCGAACGGTGCTGTTAGGAACCATGTGTTCAAAAATTCCGTTGCCTTCGAGCCCTACTTCAACGTAGTGTGCGCCAAAGTTTTCTTTGATGCAGTAGCCATGATAACGCCGCAGTGCATTGTCGATATCATCACGAATCAAACGATAAGTCTGTTCATCGTTTTTGGTATTATGATACAGGTAAACAAGACGAGTAAGATTGTTAGTAACGTATGCTGCCGTAGCAGCATACGATTCTAGGTTACGTTTAGTGCGAACATATACAGGTTCGCGAAAACGTTCAATTGCTTCTTTGAGCATTTAAGCAGCCTTTTTAGGAAACAGTCCAGGAGCAGGATTTTCAGCAAGTTGAAGTTTTGCACCGTCGCCGTGGTAAGGAAGGTTGAGTTTGCCGCCGTTGATTATGTACAGTTCACGAATGAAGTTAGACATAATGTTTGGTGCATCCCAACCGCGACCCGGCGAAACATAACTCACTTGCAGTTTTGCTTTTTCTTTGAACAAAGAACCATTAACCGAAGTACTGCGATTGAATGTTTGTGCAATGGTTTGCAGAACTTCTAGCATCCAACCATCAGGCAGTTCCTGACGACTATCAAGACGGCTCAGTTCATATAGCCCGATGTACAAGTCTTGGTTAACTTCTTCGTCGTGTTTGTACACAGTTACAATTGCATTGAGAATACTGTCAAGGGTTTTGCCGCTCTTGTCAACGTCGATGCCTTTGTAGGCATATGCAAAGTGTGAAAAGAAGTAATCGTTGGATCCGCGCAATTTAACACTACGACGAGTGCCTTTGTCTTCAAGATCAATTCCGTTCTCATCAAATTGATCCTGCATAGTACGAGCCTTGAAGTTCTTTTCTTCGGTACTGCCAAGTTTGTAACGAGTAAGAGCGTTACGATGCAGATCGCCGGGGCTCAGTTTCTTAACACCAGACTCGTTGAGTTCTTCAAATGCATAACTAGGAAATGCAGGGTCGTCGGTGTTTACAACAGTGCAAGGAACATGTTCGTAGCCAAGCAATGCAGTTGCAATAGTACGGTGTTGCCCGTCATAGGTTAGAATTTGTTTTGCACCATTCACACGGCAAGCAGATGCAGGTGTGCAAAGACGAGGATCATATTTTTTAAGAATGGTAATGATGTGTTTGATGATTACATCACGTTGAACTTCGTAGTCAATCCAAAGTTCGTTGATTGGAACAAGTTTTCCACCTTCGGGAAATTTATGTCCGTTGACATCTACACGATTACGAAAGATCGCAAGATTTTCATCTTTGATAGCAAAATTGGCAGCAAGATCGACTTTGACGTCGGCAATTATATCCGTAAGTTTACGGGTCGCACGTTTGTTCATTTATTTTCTCCATTGAACAATTCAACTGCTAGGAGCACAATGCCCTTCGCTTTAGTTAATATAAACGATGATTAGTCTGTTGTCAAGTTAAATTCTAAACATAATTCTGCCTTTGTCAAGATCGTATGGTGTCATTTCAATTTTAACACGATCACCTTGTACCAGGCGAATTTTGAACTGGCGCATTTTGCCTCCAGTATAACAGGTTACTCTATGCCCGTTTTCTAATTCAACACGAAATGTTTGATTGGGCAGTACCTCTATGATACTGCCTTCTAATTCTAATATATCTTCTTTAGCCATTCTCTACCTTGGATATAGCGACGCCACCTTCTTCTAACACTTCAATCTTTAAGACGTCGCCTGGTTTCCAGCCCAACTGTTCAGCAATTTCCTGAGGAATATTCATTAACACGTTCTCAGGGTCGCCGTTGATGTCTTGAAACACTTCTTCAACTGAATACGTTTTATTTACCAAAACGTTCTCTCCATTTGCCTTGTAGAGTATCTACCAAGTTCTTTGGCATTAATTTAACACTTTTCAATGTACTGTTGTCTTTCTTTTTTTCTTTAACATGTGCAACAGCATTGCCGCTGCTGGTAGCACTAACTATATATCTATTTTTTTCTGTTACTATTTCCCAGCGCATTGTTCTTCCTTGTTTGGCGATCCGTTAGCCACACACTGTTGGACGAGTGCTTGTGACCCTTAACTAACTTTGAGATTCGTAGTCATAGATTTCGTTAGTTAAGATTTATGGTTTCGGCAGTAGGCCGCGACGGACCAAGCGCGGCACTCTACTGCTGTTACTAGACTACGATAGATCTTAGCACTTGTCAAGTGCTATTTTAAAAAGTCGTTGACTGCGCTAAATACAATACGCAAGGCGTGAGGGCGCACTTATGGATTTTTTATCACTTGTTGGCGAAGTAGGCTTTCCTATAGCCGGGGCATTAGCAGCCGGGGGATTTGTTTTCTTAACACTAAAGTTTATTCTAGCAGGAGTAACTGGAAGTGTTACAACTCTAAAGAATATTATTGCACAACTGGATAACCGTGTGCAAACTATGAATAATGATTTAGTTAAAATTGATGCATTATTGAGTTATGCATTGAGTGTTAAGCCTAACATAGATCGTATTGCTGCAAACGAAGGTAAAAATGATGCGAGACGTGACTAATGGAATTTGACATAGCAGGTGCAATTAAAGACTTTGGATTTCCTATCATTGCAGCAATGGGCATGGGCTACTTTGTTTTCTTTATATGGAAATGGGTAACCGAAGAAATTGATCCAGTTGTTGGCGAAACAATGGGTACATTGATTAAACTTGTTGATCGTGTACGCATGTTAGACAACGACATGATACGTCTAAACAGCAAACTAACAATGGTATTAGAATATCGCCAGCACCTAGATATGTTACCACAGGATAAAAAAGATGATCTTGATGAAATAATCAACAAGTATCAAAGTCGAAGTCAAGTGTTCAACAGCACTGGCAGAGAAGATAAAAAAAAATAATAGAGGGAGAACCAGAAATGGCAAGAACACCAAGAACACCAAAAACACTACAAGAAGACAGTCAGTTCAACAAGTTTGACACAGACGGCGACGGAGTTGTTTCCGACGACGAACTTGCAAAAGCAGAACGTATTGTTGACTTAGAAAACAAGGATCAAAAAGAAGACCAACTTAGAAGAATGGCATGGGTAGCCATGTTAAGTATGGTTGTCTTTACAGTACTATTGTTTTTACCTTTTATTGGAATTGAAAGATTGGCAGCATTGGATAATATCCTAAGCATGTTCTACATTGCACAAGCAGGCGTAGTAGCATCATTCTTCGGATCCAGTGCTTATATGAGTCGTTCATAACGAACGTTTTATTTGAATAATAACAAGGAGCCTGTGGGCTCCTTGTCTGCTTTTTTATTTTGTATCTGATATATATGTATAAGACATAGAACAAAAAGGCAAAACTAGCATGATTTGGATAGATTATAATATAACTCAAGCCGGCGGCAATTTTAGAGTCGAAGGTGAATGGCCTGGAGAAGTTATGGGGCTCGACAGACAGGGCAATCCCGGAAACAAGAAACGTCCGTTGTATCAACCCGGTGATGTTTTTATAGTTAACAAGGATGGGTGGCTTGTTAAACAAGAAGAATTGACATCACTGATGTTAACATATGAGAGTAAAAAATCTACTTTGTCAGGGCAATAAACACGCCATTCCAATCTGCTGGCAATGTTTGCGTTTTCATGTATTCACAACGTTCAATCCACATATCGTAGTATTTTTCCATTTTGCCGTCAAATGCTCTGCGAATTAAATTACACTGTTCTATTGCTTCATCAAACTGTTTCATACGATATAGTTTGTGCATTTGATCATGATGTTTTTTACTGGTTTTCCATGTTGGTTTAACATCGTCTAATACAGTATAGATAGCAACACCTACAGTTTTACCTTTAACTGCTAAGTCATCTACTTTGAGGAAGAAGAATTCGTCTTTGCACTGTTCTACTGTAGCGCCACCCACGAGTAATAAGCAGCCGTATTCTTTACATTTTGATTCGATTCTTGCGGCGGTGCTGACTGCGTCTCCAAGTACGTCGTAACTGTGACGTTTGGTTGACCCCATTTCTCCGATGTATCCGAGACCTGTGTTGATTCCGGCGCCCATGCCAACTGGTGGTCTTCCTTGGGGTATGATGACTGTTTCATTAAAATTCTCTACTGCTCGTAACATTTTTAAACCAGTAGCAACTGCTGTCTTTGCATGTTCAGGATCGTCTACTGGTGCATTGTGTATATGCATACTTGCATCACCGATATATTTAATAATCATACCGTTTGCATCTAGCACAGGCTGTGTGATAGCATCCATGTATCCATTCATTATTTTAGTAAGTCCTGCAACATCGTCGCCGAAACTTTCACCTAATGGTGTAAAGCCACGTAAATCGCTAAACAGTATGCTTACTTCTTTCTTCATGCCTTTCTTGACAAGATCTGGGTTTGTTTGCAATAACTTAACTACGGCAGGTGATGCATATCCTTCGAACTGTTTCTTGATTGCTTGCTTTTGTAAGAACTCACTTACAAATTTGATTACATAACGTATAATACCTACAAGCAATAGAAACGCCGCAGGTAAAAATCCATCAATCAAGAAGTTGTAGGTAGCAAAGGCATAGATGCTACCACCGATTGACCCACCTACAAGTATTACAAAAATGCCAATGCCCGCATAAGTCCAACGTGCAGCAACTATTAGTGCTAATCCGGCAAGTACAAATGCTAATAATTCGGCACCTGGTGACCATGCAGGGCGTTCTATGTTACTTGCATTAAACACTGTGCCTAACATCATAGCCTGTAGTTCATGTGGCCACACGCCGCCTTTGGCTGTTGCAATTGGTTGTGTAATGCCAGCCGCAGTAGGACCTACAAATACTATACCTCCGGCAAAGTCTGCAGGTAGTTCTGCTGCACTGTGACTGCTAAAGCCTTGACTCCAGTCTAACCATACTCTACCAAGTCCATCAGTTTGTAGTACACCGTATTGCGGAATTCGTAATTTGTCAACTCCCAACGGTGATAATTTGATTTGGAAACTAGGATCCCCTGCTAGAACTCTAAGCACTTCCATAGTAACGTTAGGGTATAGTATTCCTCCACTTTCTAGTACTAGCGGAGCACGTCTGACAACTCCATCAATTTCTGGAAAGGTATTGATAATTCCTGACCCAACTGCTGCATTTTCAATGGCAGGCACGTTTGCTGTGATGCCAGGCACGGCAGGGATAAGATCAATAAAGTCACTATTAATGATACTAGCACCAGGGTTGATTGGTTCATTTTTATTTTCCTCAGTTCCTAACATTGTAACTACAACAGGATAATTACCCATAGTAGTTGATAGTATCCTGTCTTGTCCTGCTCTGTCTGTTTCGCTCATCAACACGTTAAACACAACTAGTCCTGCGCCACGTGCATATAGATCCTCTATTAGTTTAGCATAATCGCCTCTTGGCCAAGGCCACTGACCGCGAGCAGTAATACTTGCTTCATCTATATTAACTGTATAAATGTTATTTTCTACAGGTGCTTGATTTACTATCAACTGATCAAAATATCGTAAACGTAGACTTTCCAAAAAATCAGGGTTACTGAACTGTAACCAGCCCAACAACCCTAAAATTACAATGCTCCAAACAGGTGATAATAACAGTTTTTTCACAATTTTTTTCCTAACAGTTTTGCTTTTAGTGCATCCATTTCTTGAGATTTATTTTTTACCGGGTGTTTTTCTTCCGCCACCACATACTGGGATTGTGCTTTAGAATTTTTATAGGGTTCTTGGTCCCATCCATTGCGGCTTCTAATAGCGGCGATGCGGGCCTGAATTTCAGCAACTCTAACAGAGATTTCTGATGCTCCGGGGTTTTCATTTGCTTCTTTCAAGAATAGATTTCTAAACCAGTTCATTTAGTATATTTATTTTATAAACTCTATAATTTTAAATTATAGTTAGTTAGAAAGATAGGCTCCGAAGAGCCTATCTTGTTTTTACATTAGAACTTTAGTGAAAGACCAGCACTGATTGATGTGCTGCTTGATGTTTCTGTTCCAAACTGTGTTGCTGAAACATTTACATTTGCTTTTCCTATGTCTTTGTTAACGCCAATCCCTAGCTTTGTGCTACCATCAGTGTTATAAATTGCACTCAAATTTACCAATCCTACATCTACGTCAGCACCAATAGTTGCATAGCCGTAGGTTTCTTCAGAACCGGTGTTGACCAGTTTGGCTTGTATGCTTCCTATTTCGCCATACCCATCAGTTGATTTTTTGCCAACAGTATACCCTAATATTGGATGTACAACATTTGTATTTGGACGTAGTTCAATGCTTGCCCAATTATCAGTTGCCGATGTTAATCCGTGTGCAGAAAAGTATGGACTAAAAAGTACACAGCAAGGACCAATAGTTCTACTGTACGCTAGATCAGTTGACGCAGTGTTAGCAGTACCGGTGATTGTAAATTTTTCCATTTCTTTGCCAACTGTTATACCAATTTTAGTTGTTCTTGACGCACCAGTTGAATTGTTACCTGACAACTCCGATGACATGCTAACAAGGCCGCCGCCTATTATTAAACCACTGTCAGTTGTGGTATTTACACCTAGTGAGAAGTACTGTGTATCAGCAGTGTATCCGGTGTCTGTTTCACTGCTGATGCGTCCGGCGTTAACACCAGAACCGAATCCAATGTTATGTGCTAGATTTAGGTCTAACATTGCATTTATTTGGTCCATACGTCCTATAAATGGTAGAGGGAAAGTAATTGCTGTAGTGATGTCATTGCGTAATACTGTTGTGACTGTTGGTGTTCCATCTGTTACAACAACACTGCTGTCACTGTAAGTATCTGTAGTACGCACAAATGATGTGGTAGTTACATCAACTGGTGTTGTTGTAGTTGTTGTGGTTTCACGAGCAATTGTTTGCACGCCATCTGCTACACTGCTGTCGTGTGTTGTAATACTTGCTGTTAGCACAGGAAGTGTTGTACTCGGTGCTTCGGTTGTTGAAGTTATTGTAGCAGTTGTAGTAGAAGTAATAGTAGGTGTGCCGCCACCGCTTGCTGCATCAGTTGCACTTCCCACGTCGGTTAGTGTCCATCCAGTTGGTAACACGCCGGGTGTTCCGCCGCCAGCACCACCGTCAATTGCAGAATCTGCTGCATCAAACGCACTTGGTCCAAATATATAAGCATAACTTGCTGTGAGAATATCGCCTGCGCTAACACTTAACCAATTCCACGAAAGACCAATTGTATCATCTGCATTACAATATAGTACGCCTGCGCCGCAAGATGCATCTGCATTTATGTATGAATCTGCTTCTGAGCTCCAACTGTTGATGCCTGCTGCTACGTTTGTATCTGTTGAATATAAACCTAGTGCATAACGTGAAACAGTTGCTTCGCTGAATGCAACGTTAGTTGATGGGATACCTGAGTAACCTAATACGTTGTCTGTGCTTGAGCTATCGCCGGCCATACCTTGGCTATCCGGATCGATAAATTTACCAAACCAAACACTTGATGCTGCACTACCAGCAACAATTGTTGTTGTCACATCAACAAATGATGCAGTTGTACCCAATGTAAATGTATTTGTAACATTCCATGTTGAACTGCCAAATGCTCTATCGCCGCTCCATGTTAACGTGTTAGTACCGTCAGTTAATCCGTCTGCATCAACAAATGATGTAGAACCGGTATTGTTGTTTGCAGCATTGACGCCGTCAACCTTAAGAGAGAATCCGTCAAACGGTGCTCCTGGTGTTAGATAATCAAAGCCAGCGTTGAATGTTCCTGTTCCAGTTGGATCGAATAGTAGGCCAGGACTGGTTCCGCCACCGCTTCCAAATGTACCGGAGTTTTTGTTTACACCAGCCTTAACCCAATTATTTTCAAGTACACCCATGCTGGATGTGCCATTAATGCTACTGGTATCAGCAAATGCTGTTGTGCTTAGTAAAAGAGCCAGCACAGTGCCCCCTATTATTCGTCTCATTTTTTGCCCTCCATGAGATCTTGTTATGTTATTTAAGTTGTAGTTCTATTCCTAAAACCACGCCTATATTAGTTTCGTCGTTGTTTTTTTCAAAACCTGGCGCAACAAAAAATCTTGCCTTTCCCATATCGTAAGTGCCTCTAGCATACGGAGTAATTGCACCAAGTTCTTCATAGCCTGTTGCTATAGTAAACTCGATACCTGTTTTTTCAGTTGGTTCTAGTCTATAACCTCCGTAAAGACTAATCCTTTCTTCGCTGTTGTAGTATGCGCCTGCGATAAAATTATTTTCTTGTAATCTTAAATGCGGATGTAGACTATTGTAATCTCCCTCCATTCCTAAATGACTGCTTAATGCCATTGCCCATATTAAATCCATTTGTTACTCCTGTTGATTGATATTAATTGTATTATTTCCTACACCTATCCTATATCCGTATATACTAAATCCATTTTGAACCACACCCAGTGTATACCCATATCCTTGACTTAACATTAAATCAATCATATGAGAATTTTCGCTTCTTCTAAAAATATTATTAGGCGGAACCTCGTCATAAAATATTCCTGTTTCAGGATCCAATCCTAAAAACTTTTCTTCAAAAAACGCAGTATTTTGTGTGTCTAGTTCGCTTAATAACTTTTGCATCACTTCTTTCATCACTGCTGTCAGTTGATCTACAAACACTTCGTTGAGATATGTGTTTGTATCCAAGTCTGTTACCCATATATTTTTAATACCCTCCACAAGCGGATCCTTGTCTAATTCATCAAAAGCCAAAAAGTCTATGTCTAGTAAATCAACTGCTGGCTGTGCATCTTCTGCTGCTTCGTCATAAGGATCAACTCGTCTAACAATCAGCATACTACGAAGCATGTCTTCGGGCAGTTCTAATATTACAGGTGGTTTAGGTACCATACCGTTATGAGCAACCACTGTGGTCTGAAAGGCTTGATTCATTATAACTATACCTTCGTCTGTTTCAACAGTTATTTCGCCAACCACGCACATGCCAGCAGTGTTGCAACTTGGCAACAGTGTAACCATACTGCCGCCGATTTCGTCTACAATCATCATAAAGTCTGTTCCACGTACACCGATAGTTGCACTTGGTGTTTCGATATTAACATTTTGTCTGCTGTTCTTAGCAATAGCGCCACTGGCATAACGAACAGCACCTAGCGTTGCTCGCATACTCAATTCACCAGTACCACTGTTAGGATCATACACAAACTCATCAATGACCATGCGGCTGTGTTCAGTAACATCAACACGAGTATCGTCCGCAAACTGTAATTGCATACGACCGTTGGCAGTAGCAATTGTATCTTGCATTTCGAGTCCTACACCTTGTTCTCCGAGTATCTCTGTGGACTCACGCTTAACAATACCACTGCCATCGATGGTTGCTATTTCGCCTACATTGGCATATGCGGTATTAGCTATCAACAGCAATGGTATAATATATTTCAGCATTAATCAGTCTGTGTAATTGTTACAGTCCCGTCGTTGGCCGTTGATGTTACATTAACGGTCTTGTCCGTTAATCCGCTTTGTGTTATGTTGATATTATTTCCGCCACCTGTTAAATCATAGGTAATACTGTGTCCGTTTACACCGCCTGCATCATCTTGATCTATGGTAACAGTGTTGCCGCTGGCTGCTAAACTATTGTCAATGGTAAATGTAACATCAGCATTGGTTGCATCCAAGTTGGCTAAAATAACGTTGCCGTCGCCGTCGATGGTAAATTCTGCTACAAGGTTATCTGTAACTTTATTTTCACCAATATATACGCTAAAGTCGTTGCTGTTTCCATTAACTGTAATGTCAACTGTTACAATTTCGCAGTTTGCGCCGTTTGTTATATCGCAGGTTAAATCAACTGTGTTGCTGTCCCCGTTGAATATCCAGTCACCTGTATATGTATTGCCCTTAATAGTTGCTGCTATAACGTTATAATCGCCGTTTTGTGTAATATCAAATGTCATATCATCACCTGAAAGCAAGGCAGGTGCAGTTGTTGACAGGTCGCCGATCTTGTTGCCAGAACCGGTTTGACTAACAGTCAATGCAAGGTTGTCCCCTATTTGTTGTATGTAGATTTCGTTAGCCAAGGCCGCAGAACTAACTAGTACAAACAAGGCCCCTATTATTATTTTTTTCATTTTTTATTGCCCTCATTTAAAACTCCACAGCTCTCTACGAGCTCCTTCGTATATTAGTTCTATTATTCCTGCCTCTATTGCTGCCCTCACAGCATAGTTGGTAGGTTCGTTGACACTAAATCCACTCTCGATTTCCAGTGCCTTGGTGCTCATGTCTAAGAACTTAAATACATCTGCACCAGTTTTGTGACTAGCTATAGTTTTCTCAGTAGCCACACTTATTAGCACTCTTCCTGTGCTAACACTTACTAAACGCATTGCAACTGTTACAGTATCTACTCTGTACTCCGATCCTGCGCCTATTCCAAAGTAACGTGCTCCGGTTCCTCCTGTTGCTACGTTACTGTCATATCCCACTATTCCGCCTTCTAGTATCAACCCTGCAAATTGCATAGGATTCAATGGATCAGGATTGTCTAAATAATTTTCTCTTGTTTGACGTATAAGTTGACGTTCTGCAATTACATTGTCCATGCCTACACGTTCTACAACTTCAAACCAACTGCCGTTGCCTACCTGCATCAGTGCATCTATTACCCAAACTTCTGCACCTTGTGTTACTGCACTACTCAAACTGCTAAAGTTATCTGCTGGCTCTCGTTGCCCGGTTTTGTCTGTGAAACTGTAAACACCGATAGTCATCTTAGGTCCATTTAGTGCAGGAACATTTGCAAGTTCTACACGCAAGGGATTATCTTGAATTCTCGGTTCTTCTATGATTTCACTGGCTTGTTCTTCTATCGACACACATCCAGTTAGAAATAACAATCCTACTAATGCTGCTTTAATCAAAAGTTAAACTCCCCTGCGCCAGGTATAGTAATAGTGGTTGTTCCTTCATCGCTTACAACCTCCAAAGTAATACTACCGGTAACAGTGTCTTTGCTCCAACTAATAGTACTGCCTTCTATTTCAGTTGTACCACTGGTCGGACAAGTTGCTCCTGTTTCATCAGCACAAGACTCGAACATAGCATCCACCATCTGCTTGGATAGTGTAGCATATATTCTACTTTCTATGTTGCGTAAAAATTTGTTGAGTGTTGAGTTTTCTAATTCTCGCTCTATGCGTTCTTGTTCAGCAGCAATAGCATCGTCAATATCTTTTTGTCTATTGAACCCTAGTTGTTCAATACCCAACACATGATTACTATACCCTTCACCGCTAAAACTTGGATTTTTAAATGTATGAACTAATTCTGCATTTGCAAATGTCGGTAATAGCATCAACATGACTATCGAGATTTTTTTCATTAAGACAGCGCCTCCACTATATATTTACTGTAAGAGGCAAAAAAATTTTGTAGTCGTATTATAGATCGGGTAATAAATACCGTATAGAGGAGAATGTTGTGAAAGCACCTAAACCTAAATGCAAAAATTGCGGACACGAATGTCACTGTCACGAAGACTGCAAACATTGTCGTAACGATGTTTGCCACAGGTGCGAACACGACGAGAAGGCAGTAAAATAATTAAGTTACGCTGAAACTTAATTTGGCTTTGCCAGGATCTGTAGAACTTGCTTTACTATAAAGTTCTATTTTACCTGTGGCCATTTCTTTATTTGGCCACAATACATCAAATGTAAGTTTGCCGTTTTTGGGTCTAGCAAAAATTTGAATAAAGTTTTTTTGCAATATTTCTCTTGCCATTGGTTCAAAATTTGGTAATGCATTATTTTTATTTACTGCTTCAATTATTGCTTTAGTAAACAAATAATGAATTATACCTCCCGGAGTGGCTTCGAGTTTAATTCTTTCAAAGTTTGATCGTCCAACAATTTTTCTAAATTTATCAGATAATTCACTTACATCTCTCTTGTTGTAAAGGCGACTGTTAGTAAATTGTTTTATTAGTGCTAGATCTTCGGTTGTAATCGGTAAGGCTTGTCTAAACAATGGATCAATTGCATCTGGATTATATTCAAAAATTTTATTCAACCCTAGGAACGGCTGCTTTAATGCATCCGAAGATTGTAAAGTTTTGATTACATCAACTTCTACTCTATATTCGTTGCTTTTTTCTAGATTTTCAGGAATTTTTAAATTGTTTAAACTAGGTGGAGCGCCCTTGCTGCCGCCCTTGCTGCTGATTAAGATCATATTTCCGGTGTTGGCATTTTCAAAACTACCTATGCTATCACCTAGAGCAAAGTTGCTTTGCTGTGGAAAGTTTATATAAATTCCTTCTAAGTTGTTTACACCTAAATGCTCAAACCATTGATCTCTTGTGGGAAAGTTAGCAATACCTTTAATTAAGGCTAACACACCTAGATATTCTCCTGCATAATCTCTAATTGCAGTTTGAAATTCATCAGGAACGTTGTTTAGACTTGGAAACTTTCCTGCTTGAATTTCTTTTGCCATTTCGATAATATACTTTCCGATATCAGATTGTGACAAAGTTTTATTTTGTGTTACTTCATTGAAAACCTGTGACGCAGGAAATCTCTCGTCATTAAAAATTTGACTGGGTTTAATTTGATACTTTTCTTTATCGGATACACTTTTTCCAGCGGCTAGTTTTATTTCATCTGATTTAAACAGTGTACTAACTAGAACAGAAATTTTTCTAGCTTTAAGTTCCTGTTGTGCAGGTTGACTTGCGTTAGGAATGTTTGCGTCTGCGATCTGCATAAGTGTAATAGGAACCTGTTTTTTTAGTTCTGCTTGAACCTGTTCAGGAGCTAGGTCCTTTAGAGATTGAAGATACGCATCACTTATTTTTTGATCCGTATTTTGGACCATATAACCAACTATTTTATCTTGTCTAGAAGACACTTGCTGTCCTGGCAAAGGCATCAACGAGCCCTTTTCGCCCGACTTTCCTACTGGAAATTTGTGATTTGGATCTTTGAGTAATTGGTTTACCGCTGGAAGGTATTTGTCGTCGGTGGGTTTTCCCAGTAGGCCTTCAACTAATTTAAAATCACTATAACGCATAAATTTATTTCCTATTTAGTATATTTATTCAATGTCTGGAAACAAACATTCTTGTACGAATGCTCTTACATCTTCTTCGTTGAGCCCTAATGCTGTCATAGTACGTGGTGTATGTGGATTTTGTTTTTGATAATATGCATAGCGATTTTGTGCAGTCTTACCCAATTCTGCTGTGCAAGTGCCTGCATACTTTTGTATTTCAGTACCGTAATCTTCTAGATTAGCCCACGACAATTGTAGAAGTTTAAGCAGTTCTTCTTCGGTGTTAACATTGCCCACTGCCAACATGTGTTTGCTAAAAATTGCCTGCGCCCATTCAGGTAACTCGCGTTCTTTCTTCCAAGAGTGATCTTTTAGAACATCACCAAACTGTTCAATCATAGCATGGTTGTTGTCGACAGTAGGAGATAGATCGTGAAAGAATCCAGTGACTTTGTTTTTGCCTGCAATTACATCAAGCCCGTAGATTGGTCCAGAATTGTCCAGGTGTGGAAAAATACAAAAGTGCATCATCCAGAGACCTTTTGTTTCTCTGGCATCGACTACATCTAGATGTATGCGTCTTGCCCAGCCACTTTCCCAAACAAGATTGATCCAGCCGGGTTGATTGAATCTGTCCATCCCAGGTTCATTAACACGTTCTGCGACTGAGTCTAAGTTATCAACAACTTCTTCTTGCCAGTCAATTAAGTAATTCCATACTGTCATCTGATATCCCAATAATAATAAATTATACTTTTTTTTCCGTTTACAACGTCTTCTACAGTAGATACCTCAGCATCGGCCCCGAAGACATGGCCGAAGTGAAAAAGATCATAAAGTAGAATGTCACAAATTTTATCCCCGTCATTGAATTTTAATTTTTTAATTAGTTGTTTTTGCTCATTTACAACACTATTAAATAAAACATTGTAATTGTGATTTACATCGTCGTTTATTCTCTCAAAATCTAAATTTTTCCAGTTTTCTCTTATATGACAAATGTTTTTAAATGCTGCTTCGAATCGATGTTCGTTGGAAGTTATGTTGTCATAATTTATTGGAAAACAATATTCAAATGTTTTAAATCCTTGAGATCTTAAGTGTTCTTCTGATCCGGGTTGACCAAACAATATAAACGGATGTCTATTTATTATGGCTCTATATGTTTTTTCAGTAATCCATAAGACAGATCTGTTTGCTCCTGTTTCGGAAATTAGTGACCATGAAGTATCCGAATATAGATTCTGACTGTAGGGAAATCCATCATAACTAAAAAGATTTCCGTACTGTGAAACTTTGATGTTGTCTGGATTTCTTGAAGCAGAAGAAACAAAGTGTTGCAATTCGCCATTGTTGATATTTAAAAATCTCTTAATATCTACTGCATATTCTTTATAATAAAAGAAACTCCATTCCATGTCAATTTCATTTAACAAGTTATTATCTAATAAAAATTTTAATGGTATTAGTCTTTGAGGCTTATGCGCTTTTCCTGTAAGTAACAATCCTCTAAACTTGGATTTATCCCATTTTTTTGCTGTTTGTTGATTGTTGATGGTTGTTGCATGTACTGTCTTGCTTTGGAAAAAATTGTATTTTATAATATTTTTTGGAAGATCATCTTGATCATCTGCACATACACTATATAAAATAAAAAAATCTACATTGTAATTTTTGAGTTTGTTTTTAAAAAAGTTGTGTAAAAAGTTTAAATCTTTAACAAATGTTATTTCCCACATATGATTTAAAACAAATACAATTTGTTCATTTATTCCACGAGACTTTATGTTTTTTAAAAATATTTGCATGTCAGAAAAGCATTCTTCATATTGTGGTGCATCATCCATTACATCACTAAAGTACGGTAATCTAACATGAACAAAAAGTTTACTCATCTAACTCAACAAACAACTGCATTGCAAATTCAAAACAACGATTTGCTTCCTCTGCCATTGAGTCGTTTAACATAGATCTAACAGTTGCTTTGAGTTCTTCTACGTTATCAAAATCGTACATGGTGCCCGAACCAGGATTGCGTTTTCTAATCATTTGCCCGCCGTACATATCGCCAAAATGACGAACATATATGTGTGCAAGTATTCCTTGCCTGTCTAAAGTTATAACATGACGTTCATATTCACGTACAACCGGCATCAGTAGTGCAGATGTTGTGCCGATAGCATATTCTTTTTCAATTTCTCTAAGATCGGCGTAGATTCGTTCTGCTCTGTTTATACTCTTGAGTTCGGGTACTAATGATTTAGCAGCATCTTCCAGTATTGAATAAATCATATATTGATTGTAGAGATATTTGTGATACTCTTCAGGGGTTAGACCTTTAAGTAGTTTGCAAGCGAACTCAGTACGCTCTGCTCGTTGATGTACTTCCCAAGTGAGTTCTTTTAGTTTGCTCATAGTTCCTCTTCAACTCTAATGCGTAGAGGAAATCCGTTGTCTCTGCATAGGCTAGTTGCTTCGAGAGATTTTTGTTCTGCAATTTCGTAACTATAAACACCTACTACTCCACTACCTTCTTCGTGAATTTTCATTGTTAGTGTTTGTGCAGTGTTTTCAGAATGTTTAAATAGTTCGATCAATAAACTAACAACAAACTCCATTGGTGTTTTGTCATCGTTTAGAAAAATAACTTTGTATAAACTAGGTTCTTTAACTTCTACTTTAATTTTTTCATCAATTTTTATGTCAACTGCGGTGCTCATATTTCTTTCCTTTGTTGATGGGGGAGCTCATCACTCCCCCTAGACTTTTTAGCCTTGAATTAGATTTGGTATTTCAATAGCAATCTTCTTAGGCTGCAATGCTTCTGGAACATTTCGCACTAGATGAATGTTTAACATACCAAGTTCGAGTGTTGCATTGGCAACTTCGACATGCTCGGCTAGTGTAAAGGCTCTACGGAATACGCGACCAGCAATTCCTTTGTGTAGATACTTTACTTCCTCGTCACCCTTTGGTGGTGTACCCTCAACAGTCAACGTGTTCTTATCAAGAACAATGTCGAGGTTGTCCATACCAAATCCCGCAACTGCAATAGAGATCATCCATTCGTTCTCATTGATTTCTGCAACGTTGTATGGAGGATAGTTACTTGTGCTTTGTGAGTTAGCAAATTGACGTTCTAAATCATGAAAGATTCTATCAAAGCCAACTGTGGCACGGTGAAATGAAGGTAAGTCTAGAGTTGTAAGTCTTGTCATTTTTTATCTCCTTTTAAAGCAAGATCTTCTGGAACCCAAGTGGCGTTCCACTTTTATTTACCATTGTTCGCATACACACCGTTAAATTGTTGTGTTACACGAACAAAGGTTGTGCATTTGCTAAGTTGTTTTAATGTCTTAGCGCCTGCATATGTGCAGGTAGATCTAATACCGCCAAGCAGTTCCTGTACTGTGTTGTTCACAGGACCTCTGTAAGGCACTAACACCTCCCTGCCTTCTGACGCTCGATAATCTTTCAAGCCGCCAAAATGTTTGTCGTTTGCTGCTTTACTGCTCATACCATAGAACTTGACAAACCGTTTTTCTTCTACAACAAGATTTACACCATCGTGCTGTAGTTGATTTGTTCGGTAGTATTTGGCAATGACTTCACCACCGCCTTCATCATGTCCGGCCAGCATCCCGCCCAGCATCACAAAGTCAGCACCAGCAGCAAAGGCTTTAGCAACATCGCCAGGGCAAGTACAACCGCCATCGGCAATAACATGACCACCAAGACCATGAGCAGCATCCGCACACTCGATGATGGCGGATAGTTGGGGATAGCCGACCCCAGTTTGTATACGAGTAGTACAAACACTGCCAGGACCAATGCCGACTTTAACAATATCTGCTCCAGCAAGAATTAATTCCTCTGTCATTTCGCCAGTAACAACATTACCAGCAATGATTACAATATGTGGATAACGTTCGCGAATATTTCGTACATGATTTACAAATGTTTCTGTGTAACCATTTGCAACGTCAATACACAGATACTTTAGTTGTTCGCTAACATTAAGATAAACCTTGCAAAATTTGTCGTAGTCTGCATTGCTAACGCCAATGCTCATAGCAACATGTTCAGTACGAATGCTGTTGCCTTTAAAGAAATCTATAAGTTCTTGAGCACTGTATGTTTTAACAAGGCAAGTAAATGTACCGGATTTTGCTAGTGTGTCAGCCATGTCAAATGTGCCAACACCGTCCATGTTAGCGGCCATAATAGGAACGCCACGATAGTGGTAATCTTCGATGTTATCTGGAAATCTCGGAACGTAATTTCTAAAACTAAATCTACGTTCTAGGTCTACTTCACTACGACTGCCTAGTGTGCTTCTTTTAGGACGAATAAGAACGTCCTTATAATCTAATTTAACGTCGGTTTCTAACCGCATGTTTGTATATCAAACCTCTCGGTTTGCTTGTGCTTTTTTATAGCGGCGCTTTGCGGCTTCTTTTGCTTTGCGACGCTTGGTGCCTTTGCTTTCAAAGGCTTCGCGATTACGGAGTTCTTGAAAAATGCCATCATCGGCTAATTTCTTTTTAAGTTTACGCAATGCTTTTGAAATATCATTGCCATAGACCTCAACTCGAAATCCTTTTGCACTGTCAGTAGATTGATGTTTACTCATTATTTCCTCTGTTTAAAACTGTTTCTAACCAAGACAAATCGTAAATTCTGTTCTTGCTTAATAAATTATATGGTGTAATATTGTCACTTGTCAAGTAAAAAGTATTTGGCTGTGCAATAATATAAGATGCGAATTCGTATGTAAATGGTTCTGTACTATCTAAATCTAGAACAACTACATCACATCTTTTAACCTGTGCCAATAACCATTCAATATCGTGATCGGCTTTTAATTCGTATAAAAACAAATTAACTGGTTCTACAGCGTTTATTAAAATGTTGTTGAGTATAGATTTAAGTTCATCTCTAGGATGTATTACTAATATTGATAATACATCATTGTATAACACATCCGGAGGTGTAATTACAGTAATTTCATTCATCTTTGTTTCTTATTTTACGCCAGATGCTGTTTTCACTTTGCTCGGAGTTTTGAGAATACCCTTCCCAAGGTAGACTATCTATCTCACCATTTATATATGCTTCTTTAAACTCTTTGATGGTCAAGTCTGGATGATCTTGTTTCCACTGTATCTTGGCAAGTTTAGTGTCTGCTTGATTTTCAATAGCAACTAGTTCGTCTATTCGCTTTTGTCTATCTGCATCAATTGGTACTTCACTCGATTCCAATCCTGCATCATCTTCAATTGCGGTGGTAGCAGGGTCTTCTGCACGAAGTTCTCCCAGGCCTGCATCTGCATCAGCGTTAATTTTCTGTATAGGTCCATCATCGATTAGTCCTCCGTTTTGAGATCTTGTTCCAGACATGGTATCATCCGTCTCAGATCCTTTATCGTCGGTGCTGGCGTTCTCTGAGGTGGTGCTGGCAGTACTATCGCTTGTTGTACTGGCTGCGGGTGTTTTACTATCTGATTGTTCATTATCAGGTCTATCAGATACATCATTGTTTACATCCTTGTTTGTATCAACACTGTTTTGCCGAAGAGACTCCTTGCGAAGTTCTCTTTGAAAATTAAATGTGTGCTGACTTGCAATTAGAAGTAACACAGCCAATGGATCAAACACAAAAATAATTAAAATAATTACCCAACGGACTGCTTCTTCTAAAAGATCTTTATCTTCAGATTTGCCGTATACAAATTCTGCAAGATACTTGATAGGACCTACTTCTGCTTCTAGTTTTCTATATTCAGACTCAAGTCCATATTTCTGTTCTGTTAAGGCAGATACAACAGTTTCAGCCTCGACAATAATCTTATTTTGTTTTTCTACTTGAGCAGCAACTTTTGCTTCGTCGGTTACACCTAGTTGCTGTCTAAGTCTGTTGATTAATTCGTTGGAGTTTGCAATCTCTGTTTCGGCTAAACTGCGTAGTCTTTGAATCTCTGCTCGAGCAGTATCAATTACAGGTGATGATAGTTTACTGCTTTCTTGTGCAATTAATTCTGCTAGACGTTGTTTTTCAGCAGTCTGTGCAGTTCTGTATGAGTCAATTGCTTGTGTAGTTGCAGGACCTAATTGACCATCTGCACGAACACCTACCAATGCTTGTAATGCTTTGATGTTGTCAGTTGCAATGTATTGTTCTATGCTTTGTAGATTGCCAGTGATTGTGTTTAGTTGGTCTTCATACAAAGATAGTCCACCGCCAAGGCGTTGTTCTTCTTTGGTGATAATAACGTTTTGTTCATCAATTGCTGGTTGAATACGAGTGTATGCACTGTCGATACGTTCTTGTTCTTTGTCAATCTGTGCTTGTATTTCTGTGTCGCGATCTGTGCCGGCTACTTCAAGTTGTTCGATTTCTTGCTCTGCCTTGGCAATGACGTCTTGTTGTCTAAGTATTTGACTGTCTATCTGTTCTAATCTTGCTAGACCGTCTTTGGCACTGGCAGTTTGATCGATGTGTGCTTTGGACAAAAATCCAAAAATACCCATCGATGTGATCAACATCAGAACAGCAACAGATATGGTTAGATAAGTTTTTAACCACCATACTGCATGTTCCCAATAATAGTGTAACCACACTACGGTAACTAATTTTGCTATTTCAAGTATACTGCCCATTATGATGATAGGCACTGCTGCCGCAGCAAATATTGCTACGAGACCTGCAACAGAATAGTATATTGCAACAGCACTGATACTCAATGCTGTTAGCATTGTAAGAATTCCTAAACCCATGTAATATTTATCCTACCATTTTTAGCAATATAGCAGTAGATTAATTTCTACGCATTTGTGCAATATCTGTTGCATCTTGTTTCTTGTCTGCAAAGATAGGAACCATATTGCTTTTATGCATTGTAGCGACACCAAGCAGTTGACGTTCTCCGCTATAAACCATAGGTTCTTTAGCAGGCCCGTGACCTGCTACACGATCGCTGGTCATTCTAGGACCAGTTGAATAATCAGGAATATCGTAAATGCCTACACGTTGACCTTTTTTGTCCACAGGCAATTTTGCTTTGCCTACACCCATTTTCTTAAGCCACGTTTCATGATCTGCTTTTGCGGCTTCTAACTTTTTACTGTTAGAAGTCTTCTTCTTTGAATTGTATTTTGTAGTAGTAAGGTATGGTCCCACAAGGTGCATACTCATAGAAAGGCTCCATAGTTGATACAAATACTGTAACACATATGGAGCCCGATGTCAACTTAAGATTGAAACTTCTTTGGAGAACCCCAATAGTCAAATGCTTTGACTTTGATAAATCGCTTGTTAGTTTCGTTCTTGTTTGGATTTTCGATAGTAAGAACTACATTCTTGTTCTTTTTCCAGGCCTGTAATTGATTTATTACACGCTCGCTAGATGCAAGATACTCGCTTCTTAACTGATTTGTAATTCTTGCTGAAACATTGCTGTGAAGTCCTTGAGATGTAAAACCCGAACTCTTTCCGCCTTTTTTGGCCATTGCCGATCCTCCATTATGTAGGTATTTATTGAATACAAAAAAAAAAGGGTTCTATTTTATAGGACCCTTTTTGACTTTGTATTTTAGCGTAGATTAGAAGTTAAATGATACGCCAATTGCAGGAGTAGTTTCTTCAGTGTCTAGATTGTAACCAACTTCAGCAAATGCACTTAGGCTATCCTTGGTGTAGACAACGCCAGCACCGATGTTCTGTGCCATGTCGGTTTCGTCACCGTTGATGAAAGCAGAAACGTCTAGTGCGTCCATTGCACCGTAAGTACCCATTGCTTCATAAGCAAATTCATCAGCATAAGTAACAGTTACGTTAGCATAAAGTGCTTCGCTAACATCAACACCAGTTGCTACTGCAACAGTAGTGTCCTCGGTGTCAAGATTGTAGTCAAGTGCTCCGGCTACATCAATCTTACCGTAGTCGTTGCTATAAGCAATCTGAACGTTTTCAATGTCGCCTACATTGGTGCTGATGTCAGTTAAACCAACAAGAACTTCAACTGCACCGTGGCTAACAATCACACTCTCGTGATCGTCTGCTGGATCAGCAAGAGTATCGCCGCCAACAACTTCTAAGCCGCCAAAGCCAAACAAGTCGCCTTGATCGCCAAAACTAACACTAGTGCCGCCAAATGCTACACCAACATGCCACGAGTCAACAACAAGATCGCTGCCGTCTGCTTCTACGCCAACAGCGCCAAATGCAGTTGCGCCTTCGGCTTTGTGACCAAATGACAATTCAACAGTTGGAGTTGCAACAAAATTGCCAGCAACGTTTTTGGTGAATTCAGCGCCAACAGTGCCGCCAAAATCAGCAGCAAATGCAGCACCAGCAAATGCAATGGCTGCAACAGTAGTAAGTAATAGTTTCATAAAGTTTTTCCCTTTGTTATTATAATGGCAAATTTCTTGCTCATTCGTAATATTAGTTATAACAGATATTCTGTAAAATACAACTAGTTTGAACAGATATCTAGGGTTTTTTGAAAATGCTTTTTAAATGTGTGTTCAATGTGCAACAGTTACATAACACCTTGCATTTTTTCAATTACTGGTACCAGTCTTTCAAGTATGACAGTAATCAGTATGAATGCAAGTAAACCAAATAAAACCCAATTTTTCTTCTGGTGCTGGGTTATCGTTGTCGTCCATACAACTATTTAGTTTTACGACGAGTGTTTTTCTTTGGCTGTTCCACTGTTGGCTTTAGAGTGACGTGACGTTCTTTATATCTTCCACAACGACCTTTGCCTACATAGTAGGGAGTGCCATCTTCTCGCAGGTATTCGTAAACATAGTAATCTGTGTGCATAATAGTATTTATGAGGAGATTCTGTTGCTACGCTCTCCCCGGGCGCCCTGTAGTTATGCTGCTAGAGCAAACTCAGAAGGTGCAAAATTTTCATTTGCAGTTGTCAACTCCATCCTGCCTAGTTCGTTGATCGATCCTATGTCAGGCCCATCATAAAAATACTGCGATTAATCCTAATACTAAAACAAATATAATACTTACATTACCCCAAAAGATCTGTTCTTGCTCAGTCGGTACCTGTTCATCACAGTACTTTTTCCAATCAAGATCTTCGCTTCTGTCTTTACTCTCATCGTAATATACATACATCATCAGTCTTCTTATGGTGGACCTGCCGGGTGCCGCCCCCGGGTCTCATCCGTGTTCAGTGAACTTCAACATCACAAGTTATTTATATGCTAAAACAGTCAACCAGTCAAGAACTTTTTTGTGTATGCTTGTTCGTCATTTCGCTGCTGCAATACGACGTGAGAGAGTGGCTTGAGCGTTGTATTCCTCTTGCCATTTCGACGGGCCGTTGGAGGGCGACACCTGAACTGCCGTAACCTTGTATTCTGGACAGTTGGTAGCCCAATCGCTGAAATCGGTGGTGATAACATTGGCTTGGGTGTCGGGGTGGTGGAAGGTGGTGTAGACCACGCCCGGATTGACTTTGTCGGTCAGTGTTGCTCGCAGGGTGGTTTCCCCGGCACGTGAGGCCAGACGCACCCAATCACCCTCTTTGACACCGCGCACTTCAGCATCGTGGGGATGGATTTCCAACAAATCTTCAGTATGCCATATACTGTTCGCTGTGCGGCGTGTTTGGGCGCCCACGTTGTACTGCGACAGGATACGGCCCGTGGTGAGTAGCAGCGGGAAACGCGGGCCAGTGCGTTCATCAGTGGCAATATATTCGGTGTTGATGAACCGACCTTTGCCACGCACGAAGGCATCGACGTGCATCAAAGGCGTGCCTTCAGGCGCTTTTTCGTTGCAGGGCCACTGGACCGAGCCCATCTCTTCGATCTTG